ACATCATTTATGCCTACCGCAGGTGGTACATTTACGGGTGCAGTTACACTTGCAGGTGCCCCAACAACCGACCTTAATGCTGCTACAAAGAAATATGTAGATGATACAGTTGCAACAACAACTCTTACATGGAAAACTTTCTAATAATAGTTAATTAATTTAATATATAATAGCGTGACTAATAAGTTTAGTCACGCTATTTATTAAGAAAGTAAATACACAACAATTATTTATTAATAAATTGGAGGTAATAAATAATGGCTAATGTAAATTTTTATTCAGTGACTCCAGCTCAATATACCGGTTTAGTTACAAAAGATATAGGCTCCCTTTATTTTTTAACTAATGGTCAGCTTTATAAAGGTGATATGCTTGTAAGTAATAATGTAGTATTAATTCCTGATGGTGAAAATTATCCCGCAACAGGTGCTACTAATACATTTTATGCAAAAGCTTCTGGTGAGTGTGCTTTCTGGAATGGTTCTAGTTATACACTTATTTCTCGTTCAGTAATGACAGAACTTGAAGCTCTTGAAGATAGAATTAATGAAACAGTTAGACTTGCTCTAACATCTAAGGGAATAGATGCAGTTGGAATTATACAGAGAACCGTTACAGAAATTAAAAGTACCGATGTTACTAGCGTAGAAACAAATGCATTTGCTAACTGTTCTCAATTAACAAGTGTTGATTTTCCTAATGCAACATATATTGGTGGTTCAGCATTTAATAGCTGTTCCAGTCTTGCAACAGTAAATCTTCCTAAAGTAACATATATTGCTGGTAATGGATTTTATGGTTGTATACCATTAAATAATGTAGAATTACCAAAAATATCATGTATTGAAACACGTGCGTTTAGAAACTGCAATAGTTTAACAAAAATAATTATTGGTACAGAGATATCAGGTACATGTACCTTGATAAATACAGATGCATTTAGTAATACTCCTATTGGAAGTGGTAGTGGATATATCTATGTATCTGACGATAAAGTTGATACATATAAATCAGCTTCTAACTGGAGTACATATAGTGCTCAAATTAAGAGTGTAAACGAATTGTCATAATAATAAGAGAACTGTAAGATTATTTCTTACAGTTCTCTTTATCCGTATTTTTAATATATATATTGATATATTATTTTTGTAACATAATAAGAAAATAAATAAAAGGAGGAAAATTATTATGTTAAGTAAAAAAGTAGTTATTGGTGTTGCTTCTGCTGCCCTTACAGCAATTGTTGTTGATATGGCTGTTTCCACAATCAAGGGTAAAGACTTGATTAAGGCTGCCTACATCATGACAAAAATTGGCAGGTATTATCAGGGTAGGGGTAAGATTGTAACAGACGAAGAGCTCGAAGAATATGAGCTTCTCAACGAAAAATTGCAGAGTTTCGTTGAGTCGTTGAACGGTAAGAAGAGCCGTTCATTCAATAGTGAGGATATGAGAAATGCTCATGAATTCTATAAAGAAGTTGAGCGTTTCTATAACGCTCATTGTGCATAAGCATTAAAGAAGTTGTACGGAATCATGAAAATTCCGTACAACTTTATTTTTTTATAATTCTTTTTTTAATTCTGACTTTAGCATAAGTCCGCTTGTTACTAAATCCGAATTTAATCCCATTCCAAGTAAGAATACGTTTACTGTATTTAATGTAGTCTTATTCTCAGGATTATCCTCAAGGTCATCTAATCTTGCATATCCATTTAAAGCAATCTCTTGTAACATTTGATTCTTCATTACTAAGTCATCAGCACGAGGACCATTAAGTTCTCGTAATGTATCAACCATGTCCATTGATACTAACATAGTATTCTCTACATCAGATTCACGTCCATTTTTATCTGCTCCTGTAACCTGAGCAGTTAATGCTGCACGTGTATCAATATTTGTACTCATACCATTTTTTTTACTAACTGTTTGCTGTGTACGTTTAATATTAAGATATCCAACTGGTACAGGTTCTTTAGTACAAATGACTTTAGATTTATCCATTGAAATGTGTGGAAGATATACATTTTCAAACAATGGAATTTTTAAAACTTTAGCTGCACGTTCAATATCTTCAAGCTTAATATTGTTTTCATAATCAGCAACATTTAAAACAAGATATGCTTTTTTATTAGCAAAGAATGCTTTAAAATATCTATCGAACTCGGCGTCAGACATTTTTTGAAATAGAATCTTATAATGATTTGTATTAGTTCCAGTTTTATCAAACGCTGTGAAAAAATCATAAATAAGAGTTTCCATTGCTTCTCTTTTTTTAGGTGTGATAGCCATTATTTATCATCCTTTTTTTGGTAAAGGTTCTATATTAGTACGATAACCCCATTTTATATCACCTTTTTTAAGTGTTCCGTTTTTTTCTTTTTCATATCTAGCGGCATATTCTTCTTTATCTCTTTGGTTATCTTTATATATACTATAACCTACTTTATCTGCTACTGCATTTGGTACATGACCTATAGTTACGATCCAATCTAATGCTTTACTAGATATTCTACCAATAAATCCTACACAATCTCTAAGTATTTTCATTGGGAACGATTCATCATCGTTATGACTTAAAGTATTTTTTAACATAGATTCTATATCATCACAACTTGTTTTAAAATGTTTAAATATCCAATCAGCTTTTTGTTTTATTTCAGATTTATTCAATATGATAAATTTATAAACTTCTTTAATACCAAAACATGCTAATACTATTTCGCTTCCTTTCATAACTAAATCTGCAGTCAATTCTTTATATTTTTTTTGTTTAAATAAATTAATCGGTTTCATTAACCATTTATGAAACTTTTCGAATAATGAAAATTGTTTCTTTTTAGATTCATCTACTTCAACTTTATCAGGTAAAGCATTAATTTTTTTATCTATTTTTTTCTTGGTAAAGAAATCCACTATTTTATTTTTAATTTTTTGTAACCATTTTATTATACCATCAAATATACCTTTCTTTTTTTCTTTTATTTCTTCTTTTGCTTCCATATATAAATATTCAAAATCTTCTTTAGTACCCGATTCTGTAACAACTTTATATTGTGCTTCCAACATATTAATTTTCATTTGTGTATCTAAAGATTCTATCATAAAAGAAAGTTTATTATCATATATTTCATTCATTTTTTCAAATAAAAATATATCTCTATCCATTATTCTTGTCTCCTTTATCAATAATTATAAAAATTATTATAACTATTTCTATTATAATAATTTGCTTCTCTTTGAGCAATTCTTGCTCTATCTCTGAGATTTTCAGCTTGTGCCAATAAATCAGGATCATTATATTCTATTCCCATTCTATCCAATCTATCAGCTTGAATACGTATTTGGTTAACTTCATTTCTCAATTTAGCATTATTAATGTCTATACGATCAAGTTCATTTAATATATACATTGTTTCTGCCAATTTTTCATAATTAGTTGTATCTTTTGGTATATGTCGATTTTTACTGATCTCTTTTAATTCACTCATAGCAGCAGATGTATTTTTTAAATATGTGCTAATATCGTTAAATTGGCGTTTGAAAAATGAAGTTAATCTACTAATAATAGTAGGATTTGGCTCATTATCTATTTTATTTCTTACTGCAGAATAAGTTTTATCCACATTGATAGACATAAATTTATAAAATTCTGGATTAAATGATTTTTTATATAAATTCCATGTTGTATATTGAGGACGAATAAGTTTTTTTTGGTCTTTATATTGTAGATCTACTTCAGATAAAGCTCTTTCAAATTGTTCTAATTCTTGTTCAGTAATTGGTTCTCCTCTAACATTTCTTTGTTCGACCATTAACGTAAATTTATCATAAATCATCATCTTTTTTTCTAATATTGCTGCATATGTTGAAAATCTTTCAGTAAATGCAATCGCATCTTCATTACTTAATCCAATTTTATTTATTAAAAAATTTTCCATATTTTCAATTTTTTTAGAATATATTTTTATCTGTAATGATGTCATAAATTTACCAATACTATAACTTATTTGATTTATAAATTTTACCATTTCATCTCTAATTCGTTTAATAATCGATAACATTTTCTGTTTAAAATCTTCTTTTGCCTCAGTATATAAATAAAATAAATCCTCTTTAGTTCCAGATTCTTTAATAATTTTATATTGAGATTCTAATAAGTTACATTCAAATTGATTTGTAAAACTTTTAATCATAAAATCAAATTTATTATCATATATCTGGTTTGTTTTTTCAAATAATAAAGTATCTTTATTCATAATAATTCTCCTTTATAATAATTCTAATGCTGAATTAGAAACCTCGTCTCTAATATTATTAGCAGTTATTTTTTTATTATCCATTTCAAGTTCTCTTTTACTATCTTTAGTAACTTTAACTTCTTTAATTCTGATTTTTTCAGCAAGCATGATTAATGTTTTTCTACAACTCTCTTGCTTTGCTAAAATTTTAGTTTTCTTTTCAGCTGTAAATTCTTCATTAGATTCAACGCAAGCTCTATTCATCTCAAGAAAAGCTGCTTGTAATTCTAACTCATTTGATAAATTAGTTCTCAAATTATAGAAATGATAAATCAATTCTCTTGTAATAGGAATAATAGCTAAAGCAGCCAACGATATAGCAGCAAGACCTAAAGCTTCTGTTCCGCCAATAAAATTATCTTTACCACCGTTAATCATACCTTCAAGCATCTTTTTATAATTATCACGCATATTAGTATTTACATTATTAAAGTTAGTAAGTTGCTCAAAATAAAAAAGATTTGCTCTAAGGTTAGTATTGACAAGTTTAATGTCATAAGTTTGTTTACCCGGAAGTTTGATGTATTCAACAAACTCATATATCAAAGCTGTTGTTGCTTCAACACATGTATATACATATGTATTATATTCAAGCATTACATATTCAGTTTTAGTCATAAAACCTCTTTGATAAACTTGTGATAATGACTGAATATTACCAATCGCTTCTAAAACAATTTTAGCATATTTAACAGCATTAGATTTTTCAGCTGTTCCTAATTTCATAATAACATTAAGAACTTCCATCATGTTAGTATAGCCAGAATATTTTGTAATATCACCTTTAGATGCTGGAATACTACCAAAATCTATATGTCCTTTATCAATTACTGATTGATAAAGTTTTTCTTTATATTTTACATTTACAGGAGAATTTACATCTTCAAGAATCATTCTAGTATTATAAAATTCAGTACCAAAGTTTTTTCTATCAGATACATCGCTCTCCATAAGAATTGTAACTGCATTATATATTAAATCTTTAGACATGATTATCAATCCTTTCCATATATAAATTTATATTTTCTCTCTTCATCATTAGGAATAATAATATTTTCATTTTTACCAAGAAGAGATACACCTAATACACTTCTTACATTATGTATATTTTCCTTATAATGACACTCATATGCAAGATAAATATCATCAATGTCTTTATATTTCATTAAAGTTAAAAATCTACCATCTTCTTTTCGTAAAATATCCATAATTTGAAGATCTTCAGTTAATTTTAAAAATATCTTACTATCTGAACTTAGTATAAATAAAGCCTCACAACTATCTGTATCTATATCAAATAATCCTTCAATATCTTCTTTAGTAAAGGAAAAAGCCTTATGAATTATTTCATATATACTCATATCAGTTTCTAAATCTCTAAAAATATTAGGACCAAAGAGTAAATATTCACCAAGTTTTTCATCTGATATAAAGGAATTATCATAATTTTCAGTTAGTTTATTTTTATTTAATATAGGTTTAGGGAATGAATTAATATTAATCATATCTAATACATCCATTAAATCTATATTTTGTTTTTTCATTTCTTCAACTCTTTTAAGAACAATATCAGCTACGGGTTGTTTAAAGTATTTATAAAAAAATATTCCACCTGATTCAAGAGCATGTATTTCTTTAAGAAATAAATAAACTAAAGCAGATAAATCGGGTATTAATACAGGAAGATTTTTACTTTCATTTATTGATTGAATGGTATATAAAATTCTTCCATAATAATTTCCACCAGATAAATAAGTATTTTGATTATAATAATTTAATTCTATCTCCAGTGTATCTAATTTATAATTTAATAATCGTAAAAAACAATTAATGAGCCCTTCACAATCTTTGTCTATATTTCTTAAAATACGACAAAACTCAACGAATATATATGTAATAGTATCCATTGATTCAACTGGTAAGAATAATAATTCTTTTAATTTTTTAATTAACTTTAAATCATCATCAGCCTTGTCATATACATCATATTCAGAAATATGGTCGGTAATATCTTTGTAAATATCAGAAAATCTATTATGAAATGTAGCATTAATAGGTACTACAATATCAACAAAGTTTTCATTTATTTTCATAAATGAATTTGAGAATCTACTTAATTTCATTTTCTCGTGGTGTCGTTCTTTATATTCTTTTGCAATGTCTTGAGGAGTCAGTCTTATTTGTGTTTTAAAATCATGTGACAAATCAACCCAATGATTTAAAATGTCCATTTTATATTCAGAAGCGATATCAACTTCTGATTTATGAAGAATTGGAGATTCTAACATAATTTCTGAAAATAAATTATCTAATTCATACATTATTAATCCTCCTTAGCATTGTTTATGTTTTTCTTCATTCTTTTTTATTATTTCATCGTATGAAATAAATTTTCCTGTTTTTTTATCAAGTATCCCATCATCGAGTTCTTCATACCAATCATTCTCATTCATTTTATCTATGTTTTTCTTGGAAATAGTATGATTTCTGAACATGGTTTTATTTAATGTTTTTTCTACCGATTTACTATATATATTAGAAATAGCTTTACTTGGTACAATAATACACCAATTTAACGCTGAACTTACTAATTTATTAATCATACTAATAATTACTTTTAAATTTTTTATAGGTAATGAATCATCATCATTTATTTTAAAAACTTTTAATATTTCATCACAATCTGTTTTAAATACTTTCAAAATCCAATTAGCACATTCTTTTAAAAATGGCTTATTCATTGAAATAATATTGTTGCATTGATTGATTACGATTGCAGTTGATGTAATTTCTGCACCTTTTTTAATAAGGTCAAATGTTAACGCTTTATAGTTTTTTTGTTTAAATAGATTTATTGGTCTAATAAGCCATTCGTGAAATTTTTTAAAACCTTTAAATTGTTTTTCATATCCTTCATCAATTTGAAATTTATCAGGTAAATCATTTATTTTTTTTTCTATTTTCTTCTTAGTAAAGAAATCTACTATTTTATCTTTAATTTTTTTAACCCACTCAATTATACTATTAAATATACTTTTTTTCTTTTCTTTCATTTGTTCTTGTGCTTCCATGTAAAGATATTCAAAATCTTCTTTAGTACCTGATTCTGTAATTACTTTATATTGTGCTTCTAACATATTAATCTTTAATTGGTTATTCAATGAATCTATCATAAAAGAAATTTTATTATCATATATTTCATTCATTTTTTCAAATAAAAATATATCTCTATCCATTATTTATCACCCCAAATCTAAGAAAAATTCATTTTATCAAATTGAGACATATCGGCATTACCTTTTGCCATTATAATATACTCACCATCTTTTAATGTATAATTTTTTACCTTTTTAAAATTTAATTTAGTATATAATCTAATAGCAGTCCGATTATCCGATTTTACAAATAAATATAAACCCTTATTTGTATTTTTTGTTATGTCACTATATAATTCATTTATAAGTTTAGTAGCTAATCCTCTACCTCTATAATCTGGCTTAGTATCAAGATCAGCCATCAAAATCCAATCAAAATTTTTAACTTTATATTCATAATAATTTAATTTGGATATAATAGTTCCTTTATCATTTTTAATCATATATGTATTTTTAGTTTTAATAATTGGTTTATTTGTTACATCATCAACTGATTCAGTTACTACTTTTTGTTCATCACGGATATAATTTTTTGTGCGTTCCGGTGATTCTTTTTGTTTATATTTTTCAATCCATTTATAATCAAAAGCATATAATTCTGCTGTTTGCCCATTACCATATGTATATAATTTGCCTGGAGATTTGTTGGTATCTAATACTTTTATTTTACCAAGACAAATTACATCAACAGGTTCTTTAATCCATATCTCTCCAGTTATACCTGAATCAGGCACATCTTTAATATTTGGAGAATATGTTTTATAATGTTTGACTGGGATATAAACATAAAATTCTTCCCCTTCACAATTTCTTGAAAGTCCCATTAAACATTGATCAATCGATGGAGCAAAACAAACTCTTTTTGTTTTATTTTCCTCATAATTGTTTTTTGTCATAAAATTATTTGGAATTGATGGATTAATAGTTTTGATATTTTGTCTATTAGATATATGATAAAGATGAAATTTATTATTTTCAGTAATTAATTCATCAAATAAATTATCTTCAACTGTTTCAGTTATTATTTTTTGTTTTTTAATTTTATCTTTAAAATAATTTCTAAATTTTACTACTTTTTGTTCATCATGAATATACTTTTTTGTACGTCCTGGTGATGCTATTTGTTTTATAAAATCTATAGACTTTTTAAATTTATTATCACCTTCAGAATCTCTTTTTGCAGCACGAATAGAACTAATTGTTTGGGATGTTCCTTTAATATATACTGCATAATTATCAATTTCTTTTGGTTCAATAAAATGAAAAATCCATACACCTTCTATAACAAACTTAATATTTTTATGAGAGTTAACGTAATATTTTGTATATTTAATAAAATCTTTAATTATGGAAATTTCATATGCATCTTTATACTCGTTTTTATTATCCCATGTTGGGTCATTATCCCAATCTTTACGAGATATGTATCTATATTTTTTTCCAAAACCTCTAAAAAAAGAATATATTAAATCACCATATTCTTTTAAATTAGAATCAGAAAAGTTCCAGTTATAAATTACATCATCTAAATCATAATGTTCTATTTTATCGGATTCCATATCTCTACCCATAGTTGATTTACCTGAACCTGAATGACCTGTTATAAAACAAAGATTAATTTCTCCAGAATCAAATTTATCTTTATTATAATAAATATCTTTATCATTTATAATTTTATTTTCGGTAATTAATTCATCAAATAAATTATCCTCAACTGATTCACACATAACAATAGGTCTTTTATCACCATTTAGAAATCTCTTTTTAGCTTCATCTAAAAATTCAATAAATCTAAAATTATTCTTTTCAATTATCTTTATATAATTGAAACTGTTAGAATTAGATTTCATTACTTCATCTTTAAGTCTTTCTTTAACTTTATCAACTGCTTGAATTTTTGGATGATTATTAGTCCCCTCTTTTATTTCTATTTCTAAATTTAGCGATGGAATAAAAAAGTCAGGAATATAAAAATGTTTTTGACCTTCATATATATAATAGTATGTATGAGGAGATGGTCCAATCACATCTTCAGGATTAAACTCCAATACTTCATCAAGAAACTTTAAGAAACTTAATTCATACGTACCAGTATAAGGAGTTTCATGTACATGGTCTCTCCAAGTATATACTCCACTAATTTTTCTATTAGCTAACATCTTTTTTTGTTGTTCTGGGTCATTAAGTAAATTTACTTTACCATATTTACCAATCATTCTATTTTGAAATGTTTCTACATATTTTTCTTTACATTTTGGATTATTACAGAATCTATGGTATTTATGAGTTTTTTCATTCCATTCAGTATCATTTTTACATATAATACATGACCCATGAGTTTTACCAGTTTTTAAATAATAAACAAATCTCCATGCAGTCATATCTTGAGGAATGGATTCTGAATGAGATGATTCTATATGAGAAACATATAAATCGTATGATTTCATGTATTCACCGCAAAATTTACATGTAATTCTTTTTGTACCCATTTTATCACCTCACAATAAATACAATGCTTTAAAACAATGTTTTTTATATATTAATATAAGGAAATTTATTTTTATATATAAGACATTTGTTTAATTTAATAGAAAGGTGGATAATATAATGGCTGTTGATCCGGTATTTGGTCTTAATCATTATAATAAACCAAAATCATTATCAGAATCGGAAACTGTAGCTTATAATATATTAACACTATTATTTGGTAAGCCAGGATTTTATCCAAGTATACCACAATTAGGAATGAATATAAGTCAGTATTTATATTCATTCGATGATACTTTTGATACTACTATGGTCAAAGCTATTCTAGCCGCCCAATGTAGTGATTTTGTTCCTCAAATTACTGATGGTGATTTTGATGTAATAAAAGCTAGATATAAAGAGCAACCTATGATAGTATTTAAAATACCTACGATTATTTCTAATGCGAGAAATGAATTAGTATTAGGTGTTACTATGGATAGTTATGGAGCTTTACAATTTAATTTTGTTTTTAATAAACAACAATACATCTAATTAATAAATTTGAAAGGGGATTAAAAATGCCTGATTTATTTAATGAGAAAAACAGTAATAATATATTTGATAATGCTGTTAAAGATGATGCAATGGATTTGAGTGAGTTCATTACAACTCCCACAACTCAAAAACCGACCGTAGAAACATCTCCTATTGATTCAGCATTGTCTGATAATACTCCTAAATCTAATAAAGAATTATCACCTCTTGCTGCTGAGTTGAATAAAAAGAAGAATGCACAACTTGGTGCAACTGTAACAAGAAAAGAGATGGAAGATGGAAAAGAACGTACTGTTTTTGAAAATCCTATGGCTGACGAGAGAAGAGAACGCATGAAAGCAACCATGGATGAATCTGAAATGCTCTTGAAGCAGAGAGCTGCTATTATTCCATTAAAGCAGTTTGAGTCTTCAACAGAATATTCTCAAATGGTTCATGAAATTTCTCTTGTTAGGTTCGATGAAACTGGTAAAGCATATTTTGATTATGAAAAAGATAGTAATGGAAATAATGTTATTCCAAAGTTTATTCGTTTAAGAACAGAGAATGATCCTCCGTATAGCAAGGAAAACGATTATCTTGTTATGAATCGTGATGCTGAGAATGCAAGAAGAATTGCTGATGGTAAGGAACCTATTCCTGATTCAGTTCCTTTGACTGCTAAAGTTGAAGATATTGAACATAAAGAAGAAGAAGATACTAAGAGTAAGACAATTAATCTTATTATTGATAAAACTGGTCTTGGTACCGATTTTATTCTTAGTGAAGATGAACGTAAGAAAATGGCAGAAGCAAATGAGATTCGTTTGACACAAGTTGAAGTTCTTGATATTGCTTCTATTACAACTGAGAAACCTGAAAGAGATAGCTTTACAGGTAAGATTAATACTTATCAGTTGTCTGGTTCAAAGACAACTATTTCTTTCCCTGCATCTGGATTTAAGGCAGATATGACTGGTCTTACATACGGTGAGATTGCAGATATTTCACTTTCAATGGATGCAGTAAATGTTGATAAGTATTATAAGAGACTTGCTATCATTTACAATAAGATGAAGAATATTTCAAATGGTCCGTTTGATTCATTTGAAGATTTTCTTAAGAATTTTGCATATACAGATATTTCACTTGCTGTATATGGTTTATTTGTTGCTACGTTCCCTGAAGTACAGACAATTAGTTTGAGATGTGGACGTAACTCATGTAATAAAACTTTTGATTGGGATTATGCAACAAGAAGTATTCTTAGACTTGATAAGTCTGATGAAGTTCTTCTTAATAAGATGGCTCAGCTTGCATCTGCCGATCCTAATGAATATGAAGATATCTATAAGAAAGCTGCTGTAAGAAATTCTAAGTTTATTAAACTCCCATATTCAGGTTACATTGTAGAACTTGGTATTGCATCTGCATATGAGTTCCTCTATAACTTTATTCCTGTAATTGATGACGAGACATTTAAGCAGGCATTCGGTAACGATATCAACGATGTATATAAGAATAATATGCTTCTTCTTACAACTGTATTGTCAGTTCGTATTCCTAAGAATGATAATCCTAACTCATATATTTTGTGTGAGGGTTATAAGGATATTGTTGATGCTATTTATTCTATCAGTCCTGAGGAAATTAAGATTATTGCTACAATGAGTAATAAGATTCAGACACAATATCAAGTGAATTACTCATTCGGCGATGTTAAATGTCCGCATTGTGGTAATGTCACAAAGGATCTTGATCTTACAATTGATGATCTGGTTTTTCAGACATATCAACGGTTGATCAGTACAGAAATCGACTTGACGAATATTCAAGGTTTATAGAAACTACTTTAGCCTTGTTTAAAGGTGAGTTGAGTATAGATGACATCGTTGGTATGGAATTCAAAAAACTATATGCGATCAAAGAAGCCCGCGAGAATCGTCTGATTGAAGAAACTAAGAAAATGGAAAAAGAAACCGCTGAGGCTGAACGACGCAATATTAGTCAACGCATTATGCAAAAATAAATGATAATATCTGTAGGACTTCTTACTTTAATAAAAGCTAAGAAAGGATATTTTTCATGAAGAAGAGCATGACTAACTATTTGTATGCTTTATCAGAAGATGATATGGATGTCTTATATGAAATCATTGCAATGAAGTATAGAAAGTTCATCCGTTTGTATTGGCTTTTAAAAGATTTTTCAGACAACATTATTAAATTAAAATATAAAGAAAAAACAGAGTTAAATGTTCTTAAAATTGTAGTTGTGTTTTCTAATATTGATGTCGATAAAATATGTAAAAAGCTAAACTCTAATTTAGATGATTCTGATAACATTACAATTGAATCAACAAAAAATGAGATTAATATAAAAATTCTTAAGGATGAAACGGATTAAACCGTTTCATCCTTAATTAGTGGAAAGGTGATAAACATGAAATTTATATATGAACCTGGTGGAGTTTGTTGTAGATTAATGGACTTTGATATTGATAAAGTTGATGAAGATTTTATTATAAATTCCGTAAAATTTGTAGGCGGATGTGTTGGTAATCAACTTGGTATTGGAAGTCTTGTAAAAGGAATGAACGTACAAGATGTTATTGATAGATGTAAAAATATCAAGTGTGGAAATAAAGATACATCGTGTCCTGATCAACTCGCGTTGGCTTTAGAAATGTTTTTAGAAAACAATAGATAATTAATGAAGAACTGTAAGACATAAAATCTTACAGTTCTTCGTATTTTAATTAAATTCATATATATATATATTATTTTTATAGTAATAAACGGAGAGCAACACTCCTGTGTCTAATAAAAGTTGCAGTCACCCAAGACGTTAAAATGGGAGAAAGGTGAGTCTTATGGGTAGAATGATATTTATAGGACCCGAGGAAATCCTCAAAAATAAAATTCTCGAAAAGGAAGCAAATACAACAAGATCACATGAAGATATTGTGACCGAAAGTATAATCGAAATGGAAAATACGATTGACTCAGTATTTTCCAAAGCAAAAAACGAAGCGGAAAGAGAGTTTGCAAACCAATGGAAAAAAGAGATTAATAGATTAAAAAATAAAAAATAAGAAAAGATTAAAAAAATAAAGAGAGAATGAATTTTGTTTCACTCTCTCTTTATTTTTTTTTAAAATGATGAAAAGAAATCATCTATTCTATGTTTTGTTTCAGGACTTATATTAGCATAAATTCTATTATCCACATCTTTAATAATAACTTTATCATGCTTTTTATTAACACCAATTATATCATCATATGTTAAATCAAACGATTCCATAATAGTAGATACATTGGCATCTATTTCACCAACATTTTTAAGCACATCTTTTAATGAAATCATAAAGTCAGGTACATATTCATCTGTATTATCATTTGTACTTTCTTTATATACATTAACACACTTTTCAACAAGTTTTGGTTCACTAATAATATGTGCTTCTTTATGCGACGGATAAAGAACCCAATCGTATGTAATTAATCTACGAATAAGTACAGTCGGTTTTCCATCAATCATTTGCATTGTAGCAACAGCACGACAACTAAATGCAGGTTTTAATCCTTGAATAATTTCTTTAGCGAAACCAACACCGACATCTGTACCTGATGCTGTTTCAATATGTGCTTGTAATAAATTACCATTAAATGTTGGTCTTAAAATTTTATGTGACCTATTCTCCAATGCAGGGTCTTGTAATCTTTCAGGAGTTAATTCTTGGCTTTTATAATATTGAGTTGGGTGATTCATCTCACCAAACCATGCATTATCTGCCAACCAAGATTGAATCTTTTCCGATTCTTCAATAGCACTTTTTACATTTGATAATAGATAACGACGTTTGTTTCTATTAATTACATCAAATGAATGTAAGTTTGCATCAAACGATACAAAAAATACACCATGCTTATCATGTACATCTACTCCAGTAATATCTCTACAATCCATATTACTTTTTTCTGAAATAAATACGCAACCCATATCGGAGCAATCTTTATTATGACGAATTAGCATAATATATTTCTCCTTTCGGTATATATAATTATATCATTGTTTTTTATTAATTTAAATTCCGAATAAAAATGTAACACCCATAACAAATTTAGTTACAAATTTTTTTACGAATGCACTTATAGCATTCGCTATACGAATAAGAAGATTGGTTTGTTTAGGAATAACATCTGCACCTAAACTATCTAATTTAGATTCTAACATTTGAGCTTCTCTATTCATATCTTGAAATAGTCTCATAGATTCATTTAATGTTGATAATACTTCACCTTTACCTCTTAATTCATCTTCAACAAATTCCAATGCTTTATCTATTTTAACTGTAATTTTCTTTTGTGATGCTTCTTCCATTATAGTAGAATAATCATTAATTATTATATTAAATCGTTCTAAATCATCTTCAATTTCCCATGTTTTATTATAATGCATTTTAGACATCTTTTTTGCATACACGGTAAGTTTTTTATTTAATTCAAGATATTTATTCTTATAATTCCAATAATCAATCATTTCAACATATTGGTTACCTTTTTCTTTATTCTCTATTATTTCTTTTTTAAGTTTTTCTAGGTTTTCTTTTACTTTTTTTTCTCTCATAGCGTAATCAATTTTAATAGATAATTCTCGTCCGTAATTTTTAATTGATTCAATTAAATTAACAAAGAATTTTTTAACCGTTGTTATTAAAGATTCTTTTTCACTTTCTGTTACATAATGATTAGTATATAAAGCATCATTATATTCAAATAAAACTGTATCAAATCTATTATTAATATAAAGCATTGATGCGTCGGATATTTGAGTTAATTCATTAATTATTTCATCCATGTATAAACACCTACCTTTATTTAATAGTTTCAGTAATAAATAAAGAGAATACTAAATAAAGTATTCTCTTTATAAAAAATTATCTTCTTTTTTTCTTTCTTGAACTTTTATTTGAAATAAAAGAACCCGAAGATGAGTTTGTAGTTTTAACGTCTGGCGTAGTCTGAATCTGCTTTAAAGTTTCTTTTTTAGCAGCTTCTTTTTGAGCTACAGCCTTTTGAACTCTTTCTTCATGTTTTCTAATACGAGCTTTAATAGCTTGCTTTCTACTATCAACTTTACTAGTATTGTTTGCTGGGAAATTATTTGAATGTAAATTCAAACGAGTTAATCTAATTTTTTCTGCATGATTTTTGGGATTAACCTCGTATACAACTTTGCCCGAATTTAATAAGTCAATAATTACATTTGTAGAAACTGAACAGGGCGTTTTAATTGGTCCGTTAATATCACCCATCATTTTAATCGGACCAGCTGATTCAATTGTAACTAATTTATTCATAGCCATTCTCCTTATTTAATACCTAACATTTCATCGAATGTTATATCTCTATTTGCTGTAAGAATTCTATTAATTTCATCATCTTTAAAACCATCGTCAATGGAGATTCTATTAGCTAATTCAGGAATACCTTTATAACCAATAGGGTCAGCTTTACCATTAAGTATACGATCAGCACGAGAAATACGATCATCTACATCGTTTTCAGATAATTCACGAATATATAAAACATCACGAATTCTTTCAGCTCGTTCACGTCTCATAGCATTAAGTGTTCCTAACATTTTTAACACCTCTTAATTAAGTAATTTATGCGTTTTATTATGTTCCGCTGTATAAATAATATTACCAAAAATATCAAAAACATGAAATGTCTTTTCATAATTATTTTTAGCTATTACAGCACTCTATTTTGCATATTGTAATATATTGAAGGAGTGTTGTAAATCTAAAAATTTATCCTTGATATTTCCGGCATATTTATTATATTTAGTTGCAACAAAATAGTTATTAGTCATATTCTTCCTCTTTATTTAATGACCCGCTTAGTATATTGTTTTTTATTAAAAAATCTACATTATGGTATGAAAAATATTTATATATTATTTCAACGTATTTAAATACTTTATTTAAATACATATGGATATTTAATATGTAAGTCTATTTAGGGATAGACGAAGTTATGAAGAAAGGTCGTATAAATTATGAAAAAGTATGCATTGATGATGAATGATAAAATCGACGTAATTATCAACCGTGGTAATGATGAGGAAGTTCATACTCTTTATCGTATTAGAGCATTGAAACAATTTGGTGATGTGAGAAAGGGCGAACTCGGAGGGTATATCGAACACGAGGGTAATCTTTCCCAGACGGGTTTTAGCTGGGTTTATGATAACAGCATGGTTCTGGAAAATGCTCAAGTTGGCGACCATGCAAAGCTTCGTGATAATAGCATGGTTTACGGTAACGCTGTCATTTCAGGCACAGCTGTTATATCATATAATAGTAGAGTATTCGATAATGCACATGTCTATGGTCTCGCATATGTAATGAATGATGCAACTGTATTTGGAAACGCAAATGTTTCAGATGAAACAGGAATCATCGATAATGCAATGGTGTTCGGCGATGCTTCGATTCATGGTCATGCGTGTATTATGGATGGTGCTGCGGTATTTGGTTGTTCAGATATTTCAGGAAATGCTGTTATTTCAGGTAACAGTAGAGTAGTTGATAAGTTCATTGCTGGTGATGCAAGAATTAATTCTACACCTGAAATTTATTTGAAAATAAAATTTGAATAAATTTCAATATTTAACAATGCAGATGATAGGAGTAGAATCTTATCATCTGCATAACTTTTATTTATATTTATTTTTTTAAAGGAGACGTTAAAAATGTTAAAACCTGCTAATTTGTATACTGCTGAGCTTCATGTTAAATTTGTAGAAACTATGTATGATATGAAATATAAATATTATCATTTTGGTACATCTGCAAGTATACCAACAATTGATGATAGTAATAATTAGGTTCACCAGTTTGTATCAGTAAATGATAAAGGTGAAATACTTGGTTATATTATGTATGGTGTTAATTATGAGACAATGTCTGTTCCTTCGTTTGCTGCTATTAGTTTTATAGAAGGCGGTAGTGTTACATACGCTCACGATTTACTTCAAGCTATTGACAATATCTTTATGGTTTATAATTTTAATAGAATGGAATGGAATTGTTGTGTAGATAATCCTGCTGTTAGAGGTTATCGCAATTTATGTAAACGATTTGGAGGTAGAGAAGTTGGACAATTACATCAGACTATTAAATTAATGGATGGCAAAATATATGATACCATAATTTTTGAAGTTATGAGAGAAGATTATATTAAAAGTAAAGAGAGGAAAAAATAAAATGCATTATATATCAATAAGTAATTTTGATAATCATCATAGTGAATCTATTATCATAAATTTTGAATTAGATATGGAGGAAAAAGAATTTAATAATTTGAAACTAAAAGATTGTCAATTTAATGATACTGATTTTGGCAATATCTATAAAAAGGTCGATGAGTTTTATGACAAAGAGTGGTTTAATAAGTATTTTAAAGAATCATTTAATATGTCAGATACTCAAGTTTATATGTTCCATGAACTATTGATTGAATTGAAAAATCTCATTAACAAATTCTCAGTTAGTGAAATATCATTATATAATTATATAATGAAAACTGATGAATTACGTAAGACATGGAATGATCAATATCCTGAATATGAAATCGTAGGATTTACAGGATCATCAATTAAAATAACACATTTAAAATATTTGAAGAGGAGAAGGTAATATGTATGTATACGTTCAAATTTATGATTTACCATTCAGGAATAACAAAAAAATTATAAAAGTTAAAGTGTTTACTAATATTAACGACGCTTATAATGAATTAAAAGTAAGCATGATTAATGACGGTGAAGTTCCACCGTCATATTTCGATTATTATGGAAATCCAATAGATTTTTATAATAATCATGATATATATGATGAAGATGACTTTTATATTGAACAAGAAAATGGAGTTATTGGTGCTCGTTCAACTATCGGTCATGTAGATGAAGATCCTAATATATATACAACCATAGATTGGTATATTACAGAAATAAAAGAATGTTTAGATTTAGATAAAGAGAATTTGAAGTGATAATAAAATTAGTAAAGATACCTTTGTGATTAACAAAGGTATCTTTACATGTATTTTTAATTTATTAATTTATATATTATTTTTATGTCATTAGGTTATGCTTGATCCAGTAAAAAGCAGAACTATTCTTAATATATTTTATATAAAGGAGATAATAATATGAGTGATGTAAAAAGAACATATGAGTTTACAGGTGAGACAAGAAAGTACATGGGTCATACTCTCAATCGAATCAGAGCTACAACTGATTTGGGTTACCATGATGTTAAACGTGGTGATATTGGCGGATGGATTGAGAGAGAAGAGAATCTCGAACACGGCTCCGCATGGGTTGGAGATAATGCTATTGTCATGGATAATGGTATTGTCATGGATAATGCTATGATTAAAGGGCATACTAAAGTTACTGACTATGCAATTGTTGCTGGTAAAGCTGTTGTTGATGATAATGTTACGGTTTCTGATCATGCAGTTATTAAGGGATCGAGCTGTGGTGTCAAAGATAATGCAAGTATTTCTGGTTGTGCAACAGTAACTGGAAATGCAACTGTGTCTGGTAATGCATGCGTTTATGAGCATGCAATTGTTGCAGAGGATGCAGTTGTCAAAGATAATGCAAGTATTTCTGGTTGTGCAACAGTAACTGGAAATGCAACTGTGTCTGGTAATGCATGCGTTTATGAGCATGCAATTGTTGCAGAGGATGCAGTTGTCAAAGATAATGCAAGTATTTCTGGTTGCGCAGCGATTGTAGGCGAAGTTGTTATTGATGGTAATTTGAATTATGCTAATAATGCACGACTTATCTAATTTTTATTATTTAGATAAGTCGTGCATTATAATAAAAAGTGGAGTATTATAAATTAATACTCCACTTTTTAATTTTTTTAAATGAAAGGATGTTAAAATATGTCAGATAAGAAGTATGAATTTACAGGCGAAACAATAGATGTTAATGGACACGAACTTCATCAAATTAGATATTTAACAGATATTTATACTATTGGTGATTTTGGTAAGCCATCACGGATTTTATCTGAAGGAGAGATTGGTGGTTGGATTGAGAGAGAAGAGAATCTTTCTCAAGATGGTGGAGCATTTATTGATGAAACATCAATGATTATTGGCAATTCTATTGTTTCAGGCGATGCTCAAATTCGAAAAAATTCGGTTATTATGAGTTCGATAGTTGACGGAGATGCTGAGGTATACAATGCATCCATCGTTAATAGTAAAATTATTAATGGTGCTTATATAGGAATGGGTAAAAAATCAACCTTGGTTTTAAATATGGTTGAAACCGCAGGTGATAGAAATTACATTAATACAGATCATGGCGAAATAAAATTTGTAAGACTGTATAATGCTGATATTGTAGCACCACACATAGATATCCAATCTAATGCTGAAACAAAAATTACTATCAGTGCAACAGTTGATAGCGATAACCCGTTTATAGTAAATATCTAAAATATAAGCATAACTAAATGTATAAATATATTAGGTTATTTAAAATAACCTAATATATTTTTTTTTATTGTTTTAACAACAAAAATCTAATCAACCGAAGAAATGAGGTAATAAAATGGAAGATGTTGTTAAACCAATATCAACGAAAAAAATGTTAAATATTAAAGATTTAAAAATGAAACCTATTAAACTAAAATTTAATTTGATAACTCTTAATATGACTTTATCATTCATTTATAAAGATAGTGTATTACGTACGAGAAAAACACTAACTAATATAAATAAATTATTTAATAACTTAGATTTATATGAATATAGAGATAATCAAGAAGCTTTAAATAGAATTTGGATAATTAAAAAAACCCTTGATGGAAAACTTACTCAAGGATTTGAATCTGATGAATATTTAAAACAATATTGTTTAGATGATTTAGAATGTGATGATTATAAAGCTTCTATTATAGAAAATATAGGAACTGATAAAATTACACATGAAGAAAGTAAACATCTTATAAAACGATTAGAAGATGCTTTAGCATACGGATATTCAATATCTGTAAAAGATGCAATTCAAGAAATATTTGATAAAATTAATAACGGAGAATTTAAAACATATCAATCAGTTAGTAAAGATTTATATGAAATTGCTAATAGTATTATAAGCATAAATAGAGCAACTCGTAGCTTAAATAGTGATCAAATGTTTTCATTAGAAGACGATATATTTGACCAAGTTATTGAAGATGCTGTTACAAAACTTAAAGATAGAAATAGAATATTTGTAACAGGTATTCAACGATGGAACACAATTTTAGCTCCTGGGTATTTAAGTAAACGCTTATATACATATTTAGCTTTTCCAGGTAAAGGTAAATCAACTATACTTTTAAAATCAGCGATTGATATTCGTAAGTATAATCCAAATATTCAAACTAAAGATCCTGATAAAAGACCTGCTGTATTATTTTTAACATTAGAAAATGATATACCGGAAACAATTGAAAGATTATATAATATGGCAATTGATTCAGATGATATCAGAAATTATACACCTAAACAAATAAAGAAAAAAATTAGACAAGGTGGATTTAAATTAACTGGTGAAAATAATATAGATATTATAATTAAAGAATATAAGAATAGAGAATTGGATACTAACGATTTATACACTCTTATTCAAGATTTAGCAGACGATGGAGTTGAAGTAATAACTCTTATAATAGACTATTTAAAAAGAATAAGACCGGCTGAAAAAGCTGATACAGAAAAAACTGAATTAAAAAATATTACAAATGAATTGAAGGAGCTTGCAAAGTTCTTTGATATACCTGTAATAACAGCCCAACAGTTAAATAGAAGTGGTGCTAGTGTAGTTGATGCCGCAATACAAGCTAAAAAAGAAGATGTTACTAAACTTGTTGGAAGGGATGCTATTGCTGGAGCATGGGAGATTAATTCTATGGTCTCCATATACAGTAATGTATATAAAACAACTATTCTAAATGCGGGAAATTTCTGGTCTTGCAAACCAGACATATTATTTATAATATGCTTGCTAAGCTTCAATTACTAAACTATAATAGTGATATTATAGTGGCGAAGGGTAATGCCTAAGGTATAGTAATAAGATTGGAGATAGAGATAATCCGCAGCTATAAATAATCAATTATATATCATAACATAAATTATTATAAAGGAGTTGAATAATTAATGACTTATGTTGGATATTTTGAAGAATGGAAGGTATTGAAAAATTTTAAAAAAGTTAAAAATAATATCTATGAAGTTAGTAATTATGGTGATGTAAGAATTAAGGAAACAAAAGAACGAGTAACTTTTAAAGTTGCTAATAAAAAGAAACATCCTTACTATGCTGTATATTTAGAAATGAAAAATGGCAAAAAAGAATGGGTTCTTGTCCATCAATTAGTTGCACACTGTTTCTTAAAAATTCCAAAAAGGTATAAAAATGTTCCAAAAGAAAATTTAGTACCTGATCATCTGGATAATAACGGATTAAATAATTTTTACTTAAATTTAGAAATAAAGACTCATGGTGAAAATACTAAAGCAGCATTTGAACGTAAAGAAATAAACACAACATGTGAAAATAGTGTATATGCTTTAATAACAAATACTCAAGCTGAAAAAATTTGTCAATATCTTTCCGAAGAAAAATCTTATGATGAAATTCTACAATTATTAAACTTACCTAATGAAAAGAAATATCGTCAATTATTAGTACGTATTAAAAACAGATTAGCATGGAATGAAATATCACAAAAATATGATTTTTCATCTAAAACTAAATTGACACCTCAACAAGAAGAAACTGTTGCTAAAATTCCATTAATTAATGAGTTAATTAATAAAGGATATTCTAATATTGAAATATTCAATGAAATTTATACAGATGGAAGTAAAAAAGAAAGTAGGATGGCAACAATACGGAAAATTCGTAGAAAGGAGATATATAAAGATTATTTATAGTTCAACGACTATCGAAAGCTATATAATTATAAAGAAATTTATAATTTGAAAATAAGGTAGATTGAAATATCTACACGAAGTGAGTAGAGTAACGCCAAGTGGTTGGTAGTTAGATGAGATTAGTTTAACATAAATCCATTAAAGTGAAATGAATAGCTCCAATAACTTGGTAATAGAGTTATTGGATGAAGATATAGTCTGACCATTTATAGAGATATAAAGAAGTATTTATACTTATATGAGTCTAACGAACTTATATGAACATAAAAGCATAGAGAACAGCGACGTAATATGTATTATTAATCCAGAAGTTAAATCTGATACTGGTGAATTATTTCTAACATTTAAATTATTAAAACGTCGTTATAGATCTGCTGAAGAAGATGAAAAACTTCGTAGATTGGAATATTTTAATCATCCATTTGAACCAGGAAATGAAATTAGATTAATAGATGATATCGATTTTGCAGAACCTATATCAACCACATCAATAGCATCTAAATTTGAATCTGTTGAATCCAAACGTGGAAAAACCAATGCCATTGAAAGAGAAGAAAAACCAAAGAAAAATAAAAAAAATAATAATGATGAATTTGAACCTTTTGATTTTGATAAAGCGACAAATTTTTAAAATATAATATGGTAGAGAATGAATTTATATTTCATTCTCTACCATAATTTTATTGATCATCTGTTCTAAACCATACAGTAGGATATGTAGGTTTTCTATCTACCGAACTAATAACAATATTAACATGCATATTATTTAAAACATTAGTTAATATTTTAGGTTCATTATTCCCATCGGGTACAAGAACTTCATCTGATGTTGTTATAAGATGAATATCTTTACGTTCACCAGTTGTTTCATCAATAGGTGTTTGTAATCTACCTTTAATTTTATCAGCCATAAGAATTTTCTCTCCTTTCTTATCGTTTACCTGTTAATCTATAATTAGTTATTTCATTTAATTTATCTTCATCAATTGAAACTGTATCAGTTTGTAACAGTAAAAATACTGAACCGTAACTTTCATGTATTTTCTGATCTAAAGATAAAACATTAGGAGCACCGATAATATTTTGATGTCGTGTTACTGGAAAAATTATTCGTTCAGTTTTATCACTATCTTTTGAATGAAGTAGTACATCACTAGCATTTACCATAATAATCACCTCGTTGTTTTATCTTTTAAAAATATATCATTACTTTTAAGTTCTATTTTTTCAGGCATATTAAAATTACTTTCGGTTGATTCAATTTTAATTAAATATCTGTCTGCATCGGTATCAGTTTCACTTGCATCGGCATTTAATATATTATAATCTGTTAAAACTAATGATTTTGACATTCATAATCACCCCTCATCAATAAGTAAGAAATCACTATCATGATTATCTGGATCTTCGTTTAATTCAGCTTCAGTTATAATATTACCAGAAATTGCAGCAGAATTACGAGTGAAGTATTTCGCAATATCTTCAAAAGAATTGGGAGAAGTTGTTCTTCGTGTTTCTCCACCTTTATATACATCTCTTATACGTTCTGCCCAACAAGTATTGGCATCCCAATCAATAACACTAGGTTCTTTAATAGTAGTTAAAAATTGTGAAGCTTCTTTTAATTTTGACATTTTAGCCATATATCTATTAATATATGGTATATCTAATAGAGCTAATAAAAATTCATTACCTAATAAACGAATATGATTAACATTATCAACAAAATACATTACATTTATTTCAGCAGGTTTAATAACACCGTCAGCAAAAATTAACTTATAATAATTATTTATTAGGTCTCTATCTTCAAAATAATCTCTATGATTATATATAAATTGGATTTTCCTAAAATTAATGTCTGTAATAGCAATATTAATATAATCACAATCTCTTAATTCAGGATCTATATTACTTGGAAACCCATCAGGTAATAAAACACATGAACTCTCATTTAATCTAATTGGACAACTTGAATACATTACTGCGATTGGATTATTATTTTTATATTTAGTAGCAGTATAGTGTATAACACAACTAGAATCTTCCCACAATTCATTAGTTTCAAAAAGTGTGTGTTCTTCATAATATTCTGAATTATCGCCATCATAATTCTTAAATAATGTATTATATTTATTAACAAGAAATTCAATAATAGGTTTATCACAATCTCTTGTAGATACTCTTATAAAAAATCCATTAGCATACGATGATATATTAAAACTTAATGTATTTATATTATCAACATTATTTCCAGCCTCTGGAATTTCAATATAATCATTTAATAAATCTATAGGTTGTTCATTATTAATTGTTAATAGATCATAATTTGCTGATACAAAAAAAGCATTATCATCTTTTTCAGGATACACGAAATTTTCATTATTAACCATCATGATTCTTAATTCAAGAGTTAAATCATGAAGCATTTTTTTATTTTGGAAAAAACTTATTACACGTCCATCTATAGGTCGTTTCATAAATAATTCACCAGATACTTTATCCATCAATGCTTCTCCAGGAACAGCATAATCACGATATTTTGTATCTAAAAACGTATTGGCAAAACGCATATCTGGTTTTACAACCAACGTTGGCAAATATTCATGACCAGTATCTAATCTAATAGGCATTATCTATTTCCTCCTCTTCATAATAATTATTAGGTGTTTGAGAAAGTAATTCGTTATCTACTTTGTCAGGATGACCAACACAATACACATATGTTAGATGTTCGTCATTTGCACCTTCAATATATTCGTCAGGATTTAATGCAAGAGCATCCACATAATTTTTACGGCGTTCTTTCTCATTTTCAGTTCTATATGAATCAACAGTATGTACTCTATAAACATCATCGACTGTTGTATATTCTTCTTTCATTATATCATCATCAAACTGTTTCGTATCTGGATCAACGAATGTCTTTGGAATTAATTCATTAAAATAAAATTCACTAACATGAGGATATTGGCGGTCATCTGTAAAATCTATTGGTGGTTCAATATCAACAGGAGGTTTAATATTGCATTCTGGTTCTTTAGCTTCTTCAATCATTTCTTTAATGATTTGATTTTTTTCAGGTTCCGTAATAAAAGAAGAACCGAATAAATCATCAATCGTATAGTAATATTGAGCTTCTTTATAATTAGTACCAAAATATTCCCAATCACGTTCTTTTTCGAATATTTGTAAATTACTTAAAGATAATAAATTTGTTAGAGTAATTTCCCATGGAGAAATTGTCCATACACTATTTAAACCAAGTTTTCTACCATTCATATAAACATCATAATATCTAATATCAAATGGTTTTGTTATAACATCTTTAAGATTAATTAGTGTTTGACCACGCACCAATCTTTCTTGATAATATATTTCTTTATATCTATACGGTGTTATATCAATATGAATAACATCACCTGGATACATATAATCTGTAAACTGTATTCTTGGGAAAAAGAATGAAGAAAAGAAACAATATTTTTGTCTAGGAAGTAATCTGCCATTTCTAAATATTCTCAAATAATCTATATTAAATTTAAAGTTATTTTCATTTTGTACTAATGCAATATATGGATAACCTTCTCTATCAATTGTATAATTTATATAATTAGGAATTTTAGATATTCCTACATATAAATCTTTATTTACAACATAATTACGAAGAGGTTTAATTTCAAAAGTAGATAATCTTGTAAATTTAACTGGTTTTTCAGGATCAGTTGTTTTTACAACAAAATCACCATCTTTATATTTAGCAGTAATCTCAAACAATTCATTTGAATATATTGTTGTATCATAATATGGTCTATCTGTTCCAATTGTAATAGACTGTTTTGATGATATTTTTACTGTTTCTTTAATTCCTTTTGCATCTGTAGATACTAACTGACTATGATGTTCATCACCAATTAAATGACCAGATGGTTCCATATAAAATAAATCTTGTGCTGTTGGGAAAATTTGATCGGCGGGTTCTAATAAAGTTATAGTTTTTGTATCATCCATTGATTCAAATTTTACCCGTTCACCATATTTATACGTCGGGAATATTTCAATTTCAATATAGCTATCATCAGTAACCAATTCTACTGGTATATAAAAATAATCAGTAAAATAGTATTTTTCTTGAATTAAGTCATCTACATGAAGACCATCAACAAAAACACGTGCATCTAGTAAATTATTTTTTATAGTATCATCATTTCTAAATGAAAAAACATAATATTCTCCGTTTAATTCATACCAGTCGTCACTTATTTGTATTTTATGACGTTTCTTTTGTAAATCAGCACTTAATTTTTGATTTAATTCTTCTACACTAAACATGCCAATATATTGACCAGTCTGATCATAACGTTTACCATATTCTGTAAAATATGTATCATCATTATCAAGAAAAGCATTTATTTCATGTTTTGATTCTTCAAATGTATTTGTTCGTAGATGTGTTGATAAATCTAATGTATTTGTCCATAAATGATAAACTGAAGAATAAAGTTTATCTTGTTCAATTACATAATCACGTAAAACAAATGGATTAACATTTATCCATTCTTTTAATGTTTCATCTTTACATTCAACGACTTCTTTATCAATGTTTTGAGGCAATAATTTATATCGTTTAAGGAAATCAACCTCACCATATTTGTGATTAAAATATTGATATTCCATTATTTTTATAAATGTACTCATTAATTCATTTGCCTGTTCTTCTGTAAAAGATGAAAGATCAGCAACACCACGATAAATAAAATCAATAATTTCTTCTATAGGTCGTTCATTATATCTTATTTGTAAAAACCTATAAAAATAATCATACATAGGTGTATATTGTAAAAATGTAGCATTATGATAAAAATAGTATACATGATATCTATCACCAGGTTGACGATCTGGATCAGCTATTCTATATATATTAGGATAATATAATCTAACAGTTTCTGTATTTATCATTAATGTAGCATTGTCTTCTTGATCTAATTTAATAACAATTAAATTTTCAACCGGTATGGGCATGGCATATGGTGTTAAAATATTATTATTGTTATTTTGAATCATAAATACATTGCATTCTCCATTTTCATCACAAATAATATCTTTGGTCATTCTATTATCTGCTGATGAATCATGTTCTCCATAAAGAATTTCTGATGCCTGTGCACCATCTATTATAGTATACCATTCTGAGTTTATATCGTGGCGACTTATAGGTAATGCATAACCATGTAAGTTGTTTACATATAAAACATGAATTGTGTATTTATTATCCTGATCAGATATTTTTTCATGGAGGTCGTCACCTAATAGAAAATCGCAAGTATATTTTCTTGACATTGGATCCATTGAAACATCACTTGATATTAATATCCCAGAACTAAAGAATTCTTTAAGATTTTTTTTATTTTCGACATTTTTGTTTATAGTAGCAATAAATAAACCATCTGTAGAATTTATATTATTATTTTTTAATATATCCGTAACATCTAAACCCAACTTCCATTTTGTTTTTGTGCGTACAGTTACTCCATTTTTAGTAATTGCATTATTTGTACCATAAAAATTATACCATAATGATTGAGCACCATTATTATAATCATTTCCAATTGCACTAACTGACTCAAATTCATAATAATAGATATTATCAATAACTAAAATTCTTATATTATGATCTAAATAAATTAATTCATCAGTTTCTGGATTACGTTTTAAATCAATTACAAAATCACGTTTAAATGGAAGTATAACTGATATAATTTTTTTATTTATACGTAACTTATAATCCCATAAACATTGTCCATCAACAATAATAATTGGTATTTTTTTAAAAATACTTGGGTTATATACCATATCATAAAAAGTAAATTCATTAAAGTAAAATTCACTTTCATGAAATTCTTCTCGATCACATATATGAATAAAATCATAATTTACATCAAAACATGCTCGAAATAATTTATCATTATATAATCTACCAATACGTTTAAAACTTTTATCAGTATCATTAGATATATATTCTAGGTCTTCAAATTCAACATAATTTTTTTGTAAATTATATAAATATGAATAACTATTTTCCCATGTCATACGAAGAGCACCATGCATTGAACTATAATCATATGAGTTATTAAGTAAAGATTCTCTTAATAAATTTTGAAGATTCTCTGACATTATAATTCCTCCTCTCTATAAATTTGTATGACAGTCATTTTATATCATTGTTTTTAAGATAAGTATAAACTGTTTATAGATAGGATTAATTATGAGGAATTCCATTAATTAGTACTAACATAACTACAAAGAAAGATATTTATTATAAATATCTTTCTTTTTTTTGATTAAATAGTCTACCTTAAAACATTCCCTTAATAGTTTATAAACTAATGAAAGGAGAATATAACATGAATTATGTTTCCGAATCAGCTTTAAGTGACTCTTATATATATTCAATGTTTAATACTAATAAAAGTGTTACACTTCGTATTAGTGAAGCATATAAAACTGGAAAACGATTAGATTCTTCATATATTGAAGAGCAGATTCTTCAAATAAAAAGAACGAGATTTTCACCATTAGTTGAAAAGGTTTTATTAGCATTTGAACATGGGGATATTATTTTACTTTATTCAGACACTGTTATAGTTTCTCAAGCTATTCCATTTGTTGTTATTAAAACAGGTAGTAATAATAAAGCACTTATTTTTGTAAATAAATTTGGTACAATTAGTGATAATGGAGAAGCATATGGTGGTAAAATTTTAAATATACCGATGAAAGATTTATATGTTTTAATGGAAGGAGCTTATCTTGCATTAAAATATTATGATAATGGCACAACAATCAATAGGTCAACAGGTTTAATGAGATTAACATCTAATATATACACTTCTATGATGCTTAGAATTCTTAATAAAGAATTCGCTCTTTCTATGGATCAAGAATTGTATAACAGTGTTTCATTTATTATTTCAAGATTTTATTTAGAAAAAGTTTGGGAATGTGCTAATAAAGATTTAATTTTCAATTATGCTTGTCAAAATATTATATCACCAAACAAAATGAATTTAAGATTAGTTGATGATCAATATACATCTGCTGGTATTGATGATATATCTGAATTAATCACATTCATATCTAAATTCTCTCCTAGAATGGCTAAACTTACTACACGTTATTTCGTTGAATGTTATATTAATAATTTTAAGATTCCTGCCACATTGAGTATGGATACGTTTCCATATTTTTTATTTGTACTTATTTGTGCATATAATGGTAGCTTCTTGGTAAATCAACCGATTATTAATGATATTATAAAAAATATTAGTGGTTCTAATATTTTTTATAATGAATTAAGTAAAATTGTTTAAGAATGGGAGGTATAAATTATGATAGATATACCTAGTGGGTTTATAACAGTCCCTACTTCGGACGGGTCTTACATTCCATTTTTTGTTAAAGTTCGTGGAGAAGATATAGTATGGGATAGCAATACAACATTACAACCATATATCAAAACTATTATGAATGATGATGAATGTGAAATTATTAACGTAAATTCAATGATTTATAAAATTAATTTAGTAAATAAAAGAAAAATACTAATAGATGATCAAAATTATATTTACTTTAAAAATAATATTGGTAATACATATACCAAATATTCAACATCAACATTCAAATATCATACAATAGATATGAATGATGATGGTCATAATGATAGCTGTTTATTTATTTATGGTGAATCAACAGAATCAAATGTACCTCATATTAATATTGTAACGGATAGACTATCATCACATGAATATACATGGAATTGTAGAGTTAGTTCTGATGGTTTTATTACAGCACAAACATTTATTCCTATATGTAATTATGTTGTACGGAAAAGAAATAATATTGATACATATATTTGTTATTCAAACTTCGATTATGATAGAACTGTTACATATATGGATACACTAACACTAAATAATTTTAAATTACCAGTTCCTATTTTATCAGATTCATTTAATATTCAGATTAGTAAAAAATCTAATTTAAAAGAATTTACAAACACATTTGTTGGGTCAACACCAATTAAAAACACAACAAATATAACATACAATGAAAATCAATATTCTTTCGATACAATCAATAATGTTACAGTCGAGTTAAACGGAATAAATAAAATTGCAGATTCTGATTCATTTGCATATATTATGAAAAAATGTGGAATATACATCAATATATCAGGTTACATGCCAATGATCGAAAATTAAGAATAAGAAGATACAGTTTTCTGTATCTTCTTATTCTCTATCTCCATCTGATTATATACTTCTGACCATAAATATCAGTTGCCATATTAGTAGATCTATTAACGGTTAGTTTTCCTTTAAACGGTAAAGGATAATCATCTAGTTCATCACCGTTTTCATCAATTGCAACGTAATCATAATCTGTTTCATCAGAGGGATTCATATAAACATATACTGTTACGTTTCTATTTTCATATTCTAAATATTTTCTAGTTTCATCACTACGCTCTTCAGCATCCTCAGAATTAAGTAATGTATCACTAACAATACTAGCCATCTCATCAATTGAATAATCAGATATATCCGAATTTGTTCCTGCCATCAATTGATGCCTTTCAGAAATCATTTGTTTTAAATATGTAGATGCAAAATCATTAAGATTTTCAACATCATCTAATGAATTACCAAACAATTCTTTACGTTCCTTCATTGTTAAATCTGCAATAGTCTTTTTAAGTGATGTATTTTTATCAATTAATTGCATTGATAAATTTCTAGCATTAGTTATATTACTAATAAGATCCGTAATATTTTTATTAATTCCTCTTGAAGTAGATTTATTACTTTTAAGAAAATCATATTCTTTTTGCAATGAATCAACAAACTTGTTTTGGTCAATCAATAAGCTTCTTAATAAAGCGGCTTCAGGTTCAAACTTTTTTTCATAATCTGTTGGTTCATTTTTATTTTTCTTTTTCTTCTTTTTCTTCTTCCCATCAGGATTAAAAACATCATCAAACATTGATTTTCTTTTTCCAGTTGTTACTCTTAATTCTGATGTTTCTATCAAATCATTAAACCACTCATCCTCTGTTTTTTGAGGTTGAGTGTTTTTCTTTTTTTTCTTAGGAGAAAGTGAAGATGGTAAAAAATTTGAAGAATTATTTTCTGTAGTTTTTTGAGGTATTATTTCTTCATTATCTAGTTCATCAAGTTGCTCCAGTATTTTTTCTCTTTTACTTTTTTTATTACCAGGAACCAATGAATCAAAATCATTTTTATCACTCATATTTTCACCTCGTTCAATATAAATTATTTTTCTGTTTTTAGTATCTATTTTTATTTATTGTATTTTTAATATATATATTTATATATTATTTTTGTAGCATAATAATAAAATATAAAGAAAGGAGGTGTTATTATGCTACAAGATATTAAAAATTTAATATCTATGTTGTCGTTCATTATAATAATGAACAACAACGCATCTTCCGTTGATGATGAGCTGGGTGATGAGTTGAATAAGCTCATCGATGGACGAACAGATATCGAGCAGCTCACATTCGATGAGCTGCTCGATATTATGAAAATACTCAAGCAGTATATTAGTAATGCTGCTTGAGTATGAGGTCACTCTGATATAAAACATCAGAGTGACTTTCTTTTTTTTATATTTAACTTGATTATATATTATTATTTCAGTATAGACAATATACTATTATAGTAGCAATCAAAATTACAAAAAGAGGTGAAAAACTATGAGCTAATCAAGTTAAATATTCAATACATAGTATTGAGTTATATTAATGTTTAGAATAAAGGAGAGGTATACAAATGAATATCGACATAATTTTCATTATCACTGTTATATCAGCATGGTTAATATTTTTGATTATTTACAAATTTATATCTCTATCAATTAAGAAAAAACGTAAAAAAATTGCGTTTGGTTTAATTCAGTATATTAATAATTACAAAAATTTATTAAAATTATTGGAAACTGAAAATGTGGATACAAGTTCATTAGGAGAGTTTGATTTATTTGAAGAATTCTATGATATGATAGTAAATTATTGTTGTGAACCAATAGAATTAGAAAGTACTGATTTATTAGACGAAATTGAAAAATATGAATATATATTTAATTTTAAATTATTAAAAAATGCTGATATTGATATTGAATTTATTGAGTTATCTAACGTTCTTTTAATTGATTTTGTTTCTAATTTATTAAAATTAAATATAATTAAAAATGAGAACTTAAAAAAGATTTTCAAAGAATTGAATTTATAGATAAGGTCGGTGATTATGAATTCTTATTCAGATATCTGTGAATGTAATAGAAAAATTCTTGAGTTAGTTAAAGAATGGAATGAAAAACATCCTGAATAAACATTAAATAAATATAAGATGAGATAAACATTAAAAAAGTTTATCTCATCTTATTCTGTACTCATGATACCGCCAATTAATAATATGTTATTTTTTTAAAAACACCAAATTAACATTAAAAAGAAAGGACGTTAAATATGAAAATCAATAAAGAATCATCTATGTTATTAGATGTTCAATATATTAAAGCAAATAAAAAGAATGGAACAAAAGATTATTTATATCTTATTTGGAAAGATATTGATACTGATGAAAAATATATGCAGACTATAGAAGAACCTAAAATGGATATTTATTTTGAAAAGCCTGAATTTAGAAATCATTTAAATAATAAGAATTATGCAACTATTGATATGGTTGAAAAGAAAACTGTTGTTTATAAAGATATAATTTATGAAATAGCAAACGATATGGGTGATAGAGGAAAACAAAAATTACAAGATTGTTTTACAACTCATAATTATAAAGGATTAAAAGAATTTATGATGTACCCATATGTATATGGTGCTGATTATGATATTAGAACGTGGTATAGATATCAGTGGATGAAATATTTTAATAATGATAGACCAAAAAATTTATCAATTGGATTTTTAGATATTGAGGTTGATACATTGGAATCTACAGGTTTTCCTAATCCAGTATTTGACCCAATAGATTTAGTTACATTTATAGATATAACTCATAATAAATCGTATACATTTATTTTAGTTGATAGAAAATGTAATAGTAATGATGATTTTAAAAGAAATTTATATAAAACACGACATGAAACTGAAGAATATTATTTAAATAATATTGAAGAACTTAAAAGAGAAGCACATGAAAAATTTGATGAATCATATCCTGATATGATATATAATTTTTATTTCTATAAAGATGAAATAAAAATGTTATCTCATTTATTTCAATTGATTAATCAATTGAAATTAGATTTTGTTGGTGTATGGAATATATCGTTTGATATTCCATATATTATTAATCGTATAGAAACTCTTGGATATGACACAAAAGAAATAATGTGCCATCCTGATTTTCCTGTTAAAGAATGTTATTTTAAAAAAGATACAATAAATTTTGCAGTTAAAAATAAATCTGATTTTTTTAAAATTTCATCATATACCGTATTCTTTGACCAAATGATTGTATATGCAGCAATACGAAAAGGTCAACAAGAATTACGTTCCAATAAATTAACTTATATTGCTAAGAGAGAAATTGGCGACGAAAAGTTAGATTATTCAGAAGAGGGTAGTTTGAAAACTCTCGGTTATAGAAATTGGTTAATGTATGTATTGTATAACATAAAGGACGTACTTCTTCAAAAAGGTATTGAAGAACGAACTACCGATGTATATACTTATTATTTTACATCATATCAAAATATAACTCCATATGAAAATGAGTTTAAACAAACTGTAAAATTAAGAAATGTTCAGTATTTATTTTATCTTGATAATGGTATGATTCCAGGTCAAAACGTAAATGCTATTCTATATAATGGTAAAGATAATAAAGAAAAAGATAATGAAGACGATGAGGATTCAAAGTTTGAGGGTGCTCTTGTTGGTAATCCATTACTAATAGATAATTTCGGTATGAAATTATTCAATCATAAATCAAATAATATTTTTAGATATTCTATTGATATGGATATGACAGCATTCTATCCGTCAACAATATTCGAAATGAATATTGACCCATCTACATTAATATTTAAAATGATACTTCCATGTGACCAATATGATGTTCGTGGTGGAGATATTAAATTTAACGGTATTACAGATTTCCAACTTGTAGAAGAAAATAATGATAGTTTTTCCGATGATGTTGCTAAAGAAGTTATTGATAACTTCCAAACTGGTGATTATATTACTACTGGTAATAAATGGTTAAATCTTCCATCAGCATCAGAAATATATACAGAATTAAAAAAGAAATTAGGGTGATATTATGGCTAAGAAAACTATAAGAGATTTATTTGTTAAGTTATCAAACTTCTTTACGGATTTTTATATTATATACAATTATTATGTATTACCTGGAGATAAATCAGATGAAACTACTAGGGGATATTATTATTGTATATTAGAACCTGATATAATGGAGTTATGTCGTAAATTAAATCCAAATGGTACTGATATAATCCATGTTAATTCTGTACGTAATGCTAAAGATAATATGGATTTAATTAGCTTTATATCTGATCAAAATGAAAAAAAGAAAATAATTAATAAATTAACTGAATATAAAAATAAATTTGAAACTGATACATCTGAATTACATTGGGATTATTTACATTTTAATGAAGATGAAAAGAAAGCATTATTTAATTCAGAATCAATAATATTTACAGTTAATACGTATGATGAAAATCAAGATGTATGTGGACAGACATCAGTTGTTATAAGTAAAACATTATTTCCACTATTAACTGAAAAAACATTTAATAGTTTATTCTATTCATATATAGATAACTATAATGGGAATAATGAACTACATCAATTATTATTTGAATTTCATTATGAGTATTTCCAATTAAATATGAGATATTTATTCATACCATTAGAATAATTAATACGGATAAAGGATATTATATTCTTTATCCGTATTTTTAATATATATATTGATATATTATTTTTGTGTCATAATAAAAAATATTATAAAGGAGGAATTAATTATGACAGAATGTTTTGCTATTCAGAGAAAAATAGATATCGTGTCAACTACTGGTAGAAATTATTATATGGAGACTATAGCGATTGTTCAGACAGCCGAAAAAGCTGTTGATTTTTGTAAGGAATTACTTACAGGCTCCATTTATACATCAGATAACTTATACATCGTATGGCAACGTATGAGTTCGTTGTATAGGGAGATGGACAATCCAGATATGTGCTTATGGAGTTCATATCTTCAAAATAATAAATAAGAAATAAAGACTATGAAGAATTCTGGTGATTCTTCATAGTCTTATTTTTTTTTATTTAAAACCCTTACTGAAAACATTTTTTTAAATGTGAGATTAATATGAAAGGAGAATGTAAATGCCCAGAGCAAATAGAAAACAAATGGAAGAAAAAACTCCTAAAATAACTAATGATAAAAAGTTTCGTAATATATTTCGTCAACTTTCTAATACTATTGGTAGTGCTGAATTAGTACTATATGGTACAGATAGAGAATCAGATGTTGATACTCTTGATAGAACATTTCAATCGTTGATGAAAAATGAAATAAATAATATATCAGGTGATAATACAGCATCATCTTTTTTGTCTAAATTAACTTCTAATGATAGAAAACAAACTGCGATGGAAACTATTATATCTGACCAATTTCAAAATTCTATGAATAATGAAAATATGTTACAAGAATTTATTCAAGAAACATATAAAAATAGAATGATTGAACAAGCAGATTTACATGAGATTGCATCCCAGTTAATTGAACTTAGCGAGGCAGTTAATATTACAAGAGATGCAGTTATTCAAGCAGATGTTGTAGAAGGTCGTATGTCACGTACGTTAGCTTTTGAAAATTGCGATGACAAAGATATGGAAGATTACATACCTTTGGTTGAACAGATGGAGAAAGATTTTCAACTAAGAGAAAAATTAAAAAATTTTGTTATTCCTCGTACACTTGAGTATGGTGAATATTTTGCATATACAATTCCATATTCTAAAATATTTAATGATTTTGTGAATCAGCAAAATGGTAAAAATAAAATGTATCATGAAAAAACATTGTTGGAATACGTAAATTCACGTGATAATAATGATGAGTTTATTATTCATGAATCAGTTTCAACTACAAAAATCAAAAATAAAAAAAGAATAAAATATAGCGAACTCATTTACAATGAATATTGTAATGAAATAACTAAAAGAAATAATAATAAAGATAGAACTTCGTATAGTAAATCTATGGAAAAAATGGGTATGGAAAGTGCTAATCCAAACCAAGAACAATTTCCTGATAAAGAAGCATTTATTAATGATATTGAAAATATCTTAAGTAATATTTCAGTTTGTAATGATTCAGTTCCATTACCTATATTTGAGGAAGGAATTGATTCATTAAGTTTTCTTTCTCATGAATATGTAAACGAAAGCGGTAGTAAAATATTAACTGAATCTGAAAGAAAGACTAAGAAATCCAAATCGTCAAAATCAAAAAATAAATTTAATCAAATATTAGACTCTTCAGCAGAAGGTGTAACATTTTCTGATGATAAGAAAAAAGGTAAGACAGAAAATTTTGATGATATTTCAGATTGTTATATTAAGTTGATAGATCCTACACATATAATACCTATAAAGATTATGTCTCAAATTATCGGATATTATTACATTGAAACTGAAGATATCACACCATTATCAGGTGCAGTAACTTCAAATTTATATTATACTAAATTTAATGATAATTCAAGAGAACAAAGTGTAATTGACTCTCTTGCAAAAGTTATAGTAAGTTCTTTTGATAAACAGTTTCTAAAAGAAAATGAAAAGTTTAAGAAAACAATCGTTGAAGCTATTCAACATTATAATCTTAATGAGAAAAGACTAAAGTTTCAATATATCCCAGTTGAATATATTCAAGAATTTAAAATAGATGAAGATGAAGATGGATATGGGCAGTCAATGATTAAGAAATCTTTATTCTATGCTAAATTATACTTGATGCTTTTATTATTCAAAATTATGTCTATTATTTTAAATAGTAATGATATGAAAGTAAACTATATCAAAACAAGTGGTATAGATAAAAATTTAGCAAATAAAGTTCAAGAGATTGCACGTATTAAACAATCTCGTCAAATTAATATATATGATTTATTTAACTATACTACATTGATTAATAAGGTTGGATCTGGTAGTGAAATGTATGTTCCTGTTGGTAATGGTGGTGATAGACCTATTGAAACAGAAATTTTAAGCGGTCAAGATGTTCAATTAAATAATGACTTAATGGAAAATCTTAAAAATAGTTATATTCTTGGTACAGGTGTTCCTGCTGCTATAATTAACTATATGAATGAAGCAGATTTTGCTAAAGTTGTAGAACAAAATAATACAAAGTTTAATGGACGTGTAGTAAATTATCAATTAGATTTTAACTCTTCTATTACAGAGTGGTATAAGAAGATAATGAGATCTTCTACACAAATTCCTGAAACATTGATTGAAAATTTTACATTTACACTTCAACCACCTAAACAAACATCAAATAATACAAAATCTGAAGCAATTAATTCATTTACATCATTTGCTGAATTTATGGTTACATTATTATATGGCGAAAATTCTGATAATGAATCTGTTAAAGAAGAAATTCGTGAATTTAAAAAATTATTAGCTGATGAGCAATTACCAATGATTAATTTACAATCTATGATCGACTTACAAAAGAAAGCTAAAATTGCTGCAAAAGATAATGAACTTAAACCTAAAGATGAAAATGGTGACGACGGAGATGACCTCGGTTTAGATGGTCTGTAATAAATACAGAGTTTGGTTTTATACCAAACTCTGTATTTATATATTATCTTAATGGAAAAATATACATTATTTTACAAATAGAAAGGACGATTTTTTATGAATAACAAAACAACCTCAGTATTTGAAAAGGCAAACAATGTACGCAGACATGTTAATGAATTTGACAAGGCATTTTCCATTAATCTTAATGTTCCCAACGATTTAAACGAACCTGCTCAGATTATCGATTTCATGACGGAGCAATTTCAGAATTATCTCATCGATGTGATTTATTACATCAATAGGATAAAAATAAATAATGAGTTAAGCCTTGAAAAGAAGATTAAATTCATTGAAACTGATGAATTTCTAAATTCATCAAGACTAGATTATTTTGAATATATGTATCCTCAAGATACCTATACTTTTAAATTACGATTTTTAACATTTTTCATAAGATTAACTATCAACCGTATAGAAAAACTGTATAACAATCGTTATTACATTTTAAACAATGAACCGGCTAAATATGAACAGATATATTTTGAATTATCTAAAATTATCAATGATTTTATTAAATTTATTGATATATTTGAATCAAATGGTCAAGCTTATAAAAATATAATATTACAAATAAACCATCATTGTTCATTTATTACCAGTAGGAAAACGGATCCGATTGATATAAACAATCATATTAGAAATATAACAGATGAATTAGAAGTAGGAATACCAACTTCTAATTCATCTATCGTAATGCCTGAAGATATTGCAATAGATAGTATATTAAAGTTATCATATATGATAACAACTGGTAAAACTAATTTAGATGTTTTACCAAAATTTAAATATATTAAAAACGCAACTACTCAATATGATTTAGGAGTTTTAATCGAATCGCTTGGGTGTGCAATAGATTTGTCTACAAAAAAGAATAAGAATTCTACATTATTTAGATGTTATTGTAAATCATTACCATTAGTTTATACAAAAAGAAATTTTGGCGATAATGAAGAATTAATAATAGGAATGTATGCTTTAGCATATTGCAAATTCTTTTGTAACAATCCAATGATAGATAAATATATAGATCAAATGATGGAATCGATAGATCGTAAGTAAAGTAATACTTTTTAATTCTAACTATTACTTTATTATAAATATTTATAATAAAGTAAAGGAGAATAGTAATATGATAGAAGGATTTTATGTGGCTCACTTTGAAAAGGTGAGCCAGGAACAATTTAAAAAAGATATGAATAGTATGATAAAAAGTAATATGGATAATTATAATATTATAACTAATTATCCTATTAATGATGTATCATTTGATGAGTTTTGTGACGAGTTGTATAAAAAAATCAAAATACCATCACGTGCAACATATGAAAGTGCTGGATATGATTTTTACACACCATTTGCTTTTGATTTAGGGATAACTAAATCTATTGTAATTCCTACCGGAATTAGATGTAATATGATGCCTGGTTATTCTCTTGATATTTATCCTAAATCAGGTTTAGGATTCAAGAATAATTTAAAAATAGCGAATACTATTGGTATCATTGATTCTGATTACTATAATAGTTCAAATGAAGGACACATCATGGTTAAGCTCGATTATCAAGGTTTTCTACCACTTGCAGAAGGCTCTATTCATTTTAATGAAGGCAAATCATTTGTTCAGGGTATTTTCCATGAAGTGTTCTACGCATCAAATGATTTAGATAATTCTGAACTAAAAAAAAGGGATGGTGGATTCGGTAGCACGAATTAATCATCTCTAAAAATAAACAAACATATTAAAAGGTATTCTAGGTTTAATACCTAGAATACCGATTTGCTCTGAGAAAGGAAGTAATTAATGAGAAAAAATAATCAGGAAAAAGTTTCTAACAAAGAGAAAGTAATATTTATGATGGTTTATTTGATAGTATTATCGGTGGTCATATTTTTAAAATCATGTTTCAGTATATCATTTAGTACAGGTATTTTATCATTAATTTCATTAATGATGCTTGCTATTTTAAAGAAAACAAAATAAATAGGTTAATAATAATTAACCTATTTATTTTCCGTATTTTTAATTTATTAATATATATATATTATTTTTGTGTCATAATATATATATTAATAAAAAGGAGGAATTAATTATGACATCAATAAAAGAAAAAATGCAGGAAGCTCTGCATGAAGATGATTTCGAGTCTTTAAAAAGACTCGGACATATCATGCAGTATCTTATGATGAAGAAGAGCGGCATGGAAACCGCTCTTCTTCATCATTATATGGAGCAGAATGGTTTAAATGAAAAAGATGTTGACGGTTATTATATTTAATAACCGTCAACATAAAGATAGTAAACAGAATATTCGTTTACTATCTTTATTTTTTAGGATATTTTTTTTGCATATTGATTTTTCGATGCAAGATTAATCTTTAAAACAGAATCATATACTGATTCTGAATTTATTATAAATCTACCAAATTTAATTATAATATTTGGATATTTTTTTAATCTAGTTATTTCATCTTTAATTTCATCTTCATAATATCCTGTATATATAACAAAATCATCATAGCAACCTTGAGCTCTGAAATAATCAATTAAACAAACCAATTCTTCAAATTGCTTAAATGGTTCTAATCCACCAACTATTATAGCTTCAGTAAGTTCATTATTTTTATATCTATTATAAATATCAGATATAGAATACTCAACCGTTGGATTAGATGATATAGCAGAATTTTGACAAATTGAATTGTCCATATTTTGTTCAGTACAACATTTCCAATCACATTGTGATGTAGAAATTAACATGGACGATTTATAATAATCTTGAAATACTTCATCTTTAATATCTTTTATTTTAAAAGTGGAATGATTATACCACTGAGTCGTTGAGATCATACCAATACCTACCTTTAAATTCTTTGTATCTTTCTTTAGAATAGTTTGATGATGGTACAAGATAACCAACTATACGCTGGAAAGTATCAACTTTATGTTTTCCACATTTAGGGCACACGTCACCAAAAAATCCATGTGTATTTTCACATACAGAAATCATGCCGTTGAATGCAAAATAAATTACACCACGATTAGCGATTTTATTCAATAATTTCCATGCGGTCTCTTTATCAATCTTACCATCTACGTTAATATGGCAAATCTGTCCACCACCGCATTTTTTATCCAAAATAGCACCAAGTTTAATTTTTTCATCAAGACTACATTTCTCTGTAAGAGGAATCCATTGATTTGCATAAATGAAATCATCGTATGTATTTTCATACAACTTTGAATCTTTCTGACAAAGAACTACTGCACATCTCTCACCCGGCACAGCTTCAACATTAATACTATAATCAAAATCAAACGAATCTTTAACCTCATTAATAGTATCAAGAATATCTGATGCAAACTCTAAACCTTCTTCAGTATAACTTTTATTACCAAACTCGTCTTCTTCTATAAATCCAAAATATCTAACTGCTTCATATAAAGCATTAATACCAATTGTATTATATTGATTCTTCATATCGATAAGTCCATGTGTATAATTTGGAAGTAGCCCTTTTTCTACGTTCCGTTGAATAATGTGACGCACTGTATCCAATACAAGAATACAAGTATTAACTCTATCTCTAAGAATCTCAAAGTATTTTTCTATATAACCTTCAGATTCATATGCAATTCTCATGAGGTTAATTGTATTTACTTTTATTGAACCAATCTTTATAGATGTTCCACCTATGGAATTAATGAATCCTTTTAAATTGCTAAAATCATTAACAAGTCTACAACAAGAACTCAATGATGTAACATCATTACCAACGAAGAAATTAGAATCAAACCATTTAACATTATGGTCACTACACCATCTAGCAAATTCTTCATCAACAAATTTACCATTCTGGAAAAGAAGTGAATATGAGAAAACAGGGAATGTAAACATTTGTTCTTCTCTAATATCAGAAACTATTCGCATAAAGTCTTCTTCAAATTGAATAATTTCTTCAATATAATCGATTACAAATGTCCCATCGGGGAACTCTCTTCCACCAAAAATTTCTTCTAAATATGGTCTATCCATGATAGAAATATTTGTAAATGCACATTGTGCAATTCTTAGATATGGCTGATTCAAACCATATATAAATTCCTGAAAACATTGATCTCTATAATACATAGGGTCTTTTATATAATAACCGTTTTCAACGTCTTTTTTCCAAAAATAAAATGCATGAATAAGGAATGATGGAAGACCGCAAGCACCACTAGTTCTATTAGATGCCCATGATACATATTCCTTAACAAGCGTAACATAAGTTGATAGATGTTTTGGTGCATTTCCACCAAACCCATCTACAAAGAAAAGACCTTTATTTACAAAATCTTCAAGGTCATAAGCAAAACAATATGGTTTAAAGGTAGCTGAATAAGCATCATGTAAATATGATGCACCAGACCATTCTTCTTCCAACCATTTATTTGCAAACTCTCTTCCATGAACTTTATCTAATTCATAAAAGATTTTATTATAAGCAAGTAACTTTTCGTGTGGCTTACACATTTCATTTTCTAAAGCACAAATGTCTTTTGCTTTTACATTTGCATTAGCATCAATAGATGCATTTGCTACGTTTTTACTATCAATAAAAGCATCAATAAAAGTTGTAAAATTTAATTGTTCATTTGATAACGAATTTAATTTAGTAAATTCGTTTCCGTATTTTTTTTCAAGTCGTTTAAGGGATTTAACGAACGGCTCATATAAATCTAATTCAATCGAAAAATTATTTTTCGATTTATCTTTATATAAAAATTTTTTAAATGAAGATTTTATATTTTTTAAAATATTAACCATGATACTTATTTTCCCTTCTATATTTAAATAATATTATTTACGAAGTTAACCGCTTCAGCAAAAGTATAATACTTATCCGCATTTCTATACCAAAGTATTGGAGCTGATGTATATCCCATTTTAACAATAGCATCAATATCTGTTTCAATAACAAAATCCACATTTTTACTTTTTAATTTTTTTTCCAATACATTACATTTTGGACAACCTGTTGAATATAGTACAAAATCACTATCATATTCTTTTACAATTGTTGTATCCTTAATATTCTCTGTGTCAATACCACAAGTTTCACAATAAAAATCATTCATAATTATATCTCCTTTACTTTATAAATTATAATAATAAATTTTTTCCTTTTTAGTAGTTTCAGATAATTCGAAACCTAACGATTCTGCCATATTTATAGATATTTTATTATTAGAATCAACTTTCCATCGTAATCTATCAATATCTTTATTACTTTTAAGAGAATTAATAGCTCCTTTCACAAGTTTCTTTCCAATACCTTTACCACGAGCATCTTTAGAAACAGCAATAACTATTAATCCGGTATTTTCATATTTAGGCATCAAATATACATCAATAAAAGCTATTGGTATATTATCGTTATATTCAACTTTTCTATATATAACATATTCAGAATCAACCCATTGTCCTCTGCCAATATAATTTGATTCTTCTTTAGATAGTTTAGATATTATTTCATTCACATCATTTAAATATTTATCATATTTAGTAGATTCATCAAACATTTCCATAGTTTTTTGTAATCTATTTATATTTCCCATATCTTTTATATATACAGGAATCATTGTTAATAATGTTTTCATATGTTTCCAATCATATTTTTTAGGGATAATGATATCTCTATTAGCTTTACGAGCATATGAAACCAATGCAGATGTTCCTGTAATTATTACTGCATGATCTTTATATAATTCTGGGTTTGAATTGCAGATTTGCGTTCCTTCTGCAACAATAATTTTATCTCTGTATAAATATTTATTTTTATTGATATCATCATATAACCAAAGAACAAAATGTTCCCAATATTTTATTAATTCTGGATTACTAAATTTGTCATATGATAGTGTGATTGAATCATAGTAGATATCAAAATATCTAGTTATTATAGGTCCAAGAAACTGTCTACTTTTTTCACTATCGAAACCAAATTTTTCATTTCTGTTAAAATTAAAATTTTTATTTCCATATTTTGCTGACATATCTTTTCTATACTTATATCTACATGTCATAAAAAAGAAATCACCTGAAACCATAATAATTTTATCTTGATATTTTTGATAAAGTTCGTCCATCAACGTTGATTTACCCGAACCAGAAAATCCGGTAATAAATAAAATATTATTATTTGAATTGGGTCTCAATGTATCACAATTATATTCTACTCTATCTTCATTAAGTAATATATTACCAGCTTCATTAAATACTTCATCACATTTATTAAATAACATATTACGTTCTTCGGTTGTTATTTCTCCACGAGAATATCTATTATATATTTCTAATATAATAAGATCTTTGTGATTTATATTTGTCATTTATATTATCACCTCGTTCATTTTTGGTTAAATAAGTGTAGCTTCATTTTTTATTTTTCAATATTTAAAATATTTCTCTTATAATAAAAACGAATAATTTTTTATTATAGTACTAACACATAATTAATCTCGAAAATAAATAATTTAATTAAATAAAAAATTATTTATAACATAACATAAAAGTAATGACAAAAAAAATGTAGCCTTAGCTCAGTTTGGTTAGAGCTACCGGCTCATAACCGGTTGGTCCAGGGTTCGAGTCCCTGAGGCTGCACTATTATATGAATCATTAGCTCAGTAGGCAGAGCACTTGACTTTTAATCAAGGTGTCCGGAGTTCGAATCTCCGATGGTTCACCATACAACTCAATAGAGAGTCGTAATGAAAAATTTGACTCAGTTGGTTAGATATATTATTTGACAACTCCTATATCCTATACGTAGATCCAACTGAGTCATTAGTAAAACATCTAATATAATGGGCTGTCGCCAAGTGGTAAGGCAACGGACTTTGACTCCGTCATCCGTGAGTTCGAATCTCGCCAGCCCAGCTTAATTATATATACATAGGAAATAAATATTTGCCGGTGTGGTGGAATAGGCAGACACAAGGGACTTAAAATCCCTCGGATTGTATAACCCGTACGAGTTCAAATCTCGTCACCGGCACCACGTTACAGAATTTCTATATTATTATTTCCTATAGTAAACCGCTTTTAATTTTCCTATTTATGAAGACAAGTATGGATAATCCATACTTGTCTTCATATTTTTATATTTAAGCATAATACATTGGTGTAAAATCTAAATGATAACTATTGTTCCATGTATTAATTAATTCTTTACGGTCACTTTCTGCTGATTCCCATGATTCTATCTTTAAATCAATATTACCAATAGCGGTTGACAAATTTGTATAATTTTTAAAAATAGGATATAAATTTTCTTTAACATCAAGTAAAGCTAATTCCATAAAAGAAGTTCTGCATGTTTCAGGAATAGATGCTAATGATACATCATGTTGGAATCCTAATTCAAAAACTAATTTAGATTCTGAATATTGATTAAATATTTTAATACGCCGTGGATGAATATATTCAAATGTCATCTTAGGCATCATTAAATTATATAAATTAGCAGCAGCATTAGATGATAAAGCTTGAGCCATCATATGACCACCTACCATAGGTAATGCTCCACCATAATGACCAAATCCTGCTAATGTAGAATCATCATAGTATACATTAAATACATATAACAATTTCTTCGTTTTAAAATCAGGTAAAAGATATGTATCGTAACTATTTGTATGTTCTAATCTTTCTAAATCCTTTAATTCTAAACGAATATTTTGTTTATCGGGATTATACAAAGAAAAATCTGGAATAGTTATTTCTTTAATAATAGTTGAAATAGTACCATCGAGATTTTGTATTGGAGCAGCAATATTCATAATACCTAATTTTAATTTAATACGAGTTATAACTTCAGAAAGGTTCATATTATCTCATCCCTTTCTTCATTATTTTAATGATTTAAAATATTTATCAATATGTTCAACCTGTTCACTCATTTTATGATGACCAGCTTGAACTTCTCTGTATTCATTATTATCAACGATATCATTAAAATATCTTGAATTTGTCATTTGCTTAGCTATAACTATACTATTAGTTGTTTTAAATAAATTTAATGGAAAAATAATTAATATATCATTATCTTTATATTTCGAAGCATTTAAATCATACTTTTTATTCATGGTTTTTCCATCAACTATAAAGAAATTAATTGTTTTTATAGATTTATTAAAACCATCTATACTATATAACTTTTTTGATAAATTTTTAGCATCTTTATCATTAAATTTTTTATTTGTAAATATAGCAAAATCACAATTTTTATAAAATTTATCTAAATCAGATGATGCCGCGTTTTTAATAGAATACTCAATTTCTAGTTCATTTTTCTTATCTTTCTTTGCTTTTATTTCATCTATTTTTGTTTTAATAAATCCCTCTGTAATAAATTCATCCAAAGAAATTTCACCATTGTAATATCTTTCATAAGCGGACTCTTTTATATGGTCATCACTGTCATTTGTGTATAAATTATACTTTCTTGTAGTATAACTATCTTTCGGATTACTATCATCAGTAAAATCTAAATAATATCCATTTTTATTCTTAGAACCTTTTTTCATCAAACTATTCAACATTGGATCGTTATCAACATTTTTTATACGTTGAGCTTCAGGGGTCAATTCATGTTCTTTATGCTGTTTATTATATTTATTTAAAATGCTTATACCTCTAAGATAAGAATAAATTTCTGTCGTATATAAATCTAATATAAATAAAGAGAATTGACAATAATCAGAATACATAGAATTTAATGCATTATATATCGCTTTATCTTTAATTTTTTTAGATCTGGCTGTCACAATGTCGTACATATTTTTATCTATTGATTCTAACCAGTTAATATCGTCTGTCATATGTTTAGCAAATTCACATAAATTTTTATAAAATTCACCAACATGAACTTGTATCATATAACCCTTAATTCCTTCTTCGTATTTTTTAAATGTTTTTCCAATTTCATCAGATGTTTTTTTATATTTATTAACAACATCTTTATTTTCTTCTACACTTTTTTGTACAGGATCGATTTCTTCAATAATGTCACGAAGTTGTTTAACAGCGTCTGCCGCATCTTTTCTCATTAAATGAGTATAATGAGGATAGCAAAAAATTAAACCTTTTAAATTACGTTCATTCTTTTCTATAATTTGTTTTATAGCAGCAATAGCATTATTATTAAATTTATTCATTTTTTTCTTTTTAAAATCATCACGTTTATGTGAATTTTTTCTTCGGAGTTCATCCATTTTTTTCTTAAAGATATTTACTTGGTCCGACTCCATATACATATCAGCAAATTCTTCGTTAGCTCTAGTAATTAATTTTTCTCTTGTTTCTAATGTAATTTCACCTCTAGCATACTTATCGTATACTGATTCCTTAAACATATTCAATTTATCCAAAACATCTTCGTCTATTTCAAAATCTTCTACAAGAGTATTCTCTTTTATATATTTATTATTTAATTCTTTAAGTAAATCCTCTCGTTCATCTAATGAAATTTCTCCAACAGAATATCTTTCATAAATAATAGAAGCAATGGAATTTTTTTCTTCTTTAGTCATCATAATAATTAACACCCTCTCTAAACATTCTTTTCATTTTATTATTTTCTTCTTTAGCTGCACGTTTTCTTTCTTTTTCTTTCTTTTTTCGTTCTTTAGCGTCTTCTCTCTCTTTTTCTTTTTCTTGTTTATAATCCGCATGATAAATGATATGATCTGCTGCAACATTAGCTTTATCTTTTAAATTTTGTTTTAAACTTTTAGAATGCATATAATCATCATTTTCATCAATTTCATTTCTTAATTTTCTTGCTATATTTTGTTTTTCTGTATTAGACTTATTTTTAATATCATTATCATAATTATTTAATTGATTATCACTAGATATGTGTTGATTTCTAAATTTATTAATATCATTATTTTTATTTTCTTTAAATTTCTTACCAATACCAACTTGTTTTTCAGCAAGTTTTCGTGCGTCATACGATGATTCAGCATGTGCTGATAAAAGTTCTTTCATTTCACTATCTAATATAGCATCCATATCTTGTTGTGTTTTCAAAAGTAAGGTATTTCGTTCTTCAATATTTTCTTTAGCAATTGCAAATGCTTTTTGGAGTTGTCTAATCTGCTCATCAGAAAACGCTGTTTTATTCGGATCTAATAAACTCGGCTGATATATAAACTGAAAATCAGCGTCAGTTATTTTTTCTTTTTCATTTTGTCTTTTTTTGACTTCACTAAATAATTGATATAAAGTAAATGCGGTTAATCCTGCACCTGCTGCAATCCCTCCTATATTTAATCCTTTATGCTTATGAACTTGCTCTTCTAATCTTGAAATTTCTTCATCAGTTGCTGTTCCATTTTTAATTTTATTGATTATTTCATTAATATCTTTTGTATCTTTATTAATAACATCAAATTCTTTAGTTCTAGGATTATACTTAACCTCTTTATTAGCAAGTTTTTTATTTTCAGATAACTCTTTTTCATATTCTTTATATTTATCAGATCCAATTAATTTAAAAAATTTAGCTTTACATTTTGTAATAAATCTTTTAATTGCATTGATTATTGAAGCTAAAATAGATGGTCTCTTATTAGAATCATCAGCTTCTATAAATAAAGAATCACCAGTTAAATAATAATTATCAATAGTACTTTCATCCGATTCTAATAAAAAAGAATATCGATTTATTTCACTATCAAGTATTCTAATTTCTTTACTGATATCGTATAGGTTCTCCATTAAAAATCACCTCTTTGCTTGTTTTTGTATTTTTTTATATTCATTTTGTTTTTGTCTATATTCTGTTGTAAGATTTTTTAAAGTATCAACTAATTTCTTTTTTTCTTCTTTAGAAGATGGATTCTTCATTTTTTCTTTGCACATTTTTATTTGCATATCAAGATTTTTTAATTCATATTCATATTTACTCATAGAATATCTATTATTAGAACTATTTTCTTGATTTTTTAAAGTACTATTTAAACTTTGTAATTGTGATACAGCAGCTTGACGTTGTTTTAATTGGTCTTGCATAAATTTATTATTATCATCCATAAATGCTTGAGCATATGGATTTGTTTTCTTACTAAACAAACCTTTTTCATCAAATACTTCTTCACATTTATCAAATAATAAATCACGTTGTTCGGTCGTTATTTCTCCACGAGAATATCTATTATATATTTCTAATATAACAAGATCTTTTTGAGTCATAAACTATCACCTCTAATATTCAAATTTTGAATTAATAACATCATAATATTCTTTATAAACTGATTGAAATAATTTTTGTAATAATGTGTTACCACTTCTTAAATCACTATAAGAACTCTTGTTATTATTATAATCTTCATATAATTGATTCTGATATATTTCTGAAATTTTTACTGATCTACACATTTGGTTAAAATACATATTCTTATATCCAAGTAATACATCAAACCAACGAAAAAAATCAGTATATGAATTTTTAATAATTGCGACATTATCTGGATATTTTTCTAAAATATCTTTTATATGTGAACTACTAAAAGCCATATTATACTTTTTTTCATACTGATTAATTTCAGAATCATTAAATTCTACCTTAAATTTATTAATATATGAATTTATCGAATATGATTCAATTTTAACATTTTTACAAGAATGATTTAATTCAGCAATTAAATCATCTTTTCTATGATTATAATTTTCGGAATCACTAGATGGATCTGTAATAAATTTATAAAAATAATCTAATATTTTTATAATTGAATTAACTTCATCGTCACGATTTAAAAAAATAAAATGAATATCGTTTCGTTTTTCTTCATCTATATTTTTTATTGATTCTTCGATCAAATCTTTTTTTTCTGATGCTAATTTTCCTAACATTCTACCTATTGCCATAGATTTTAATTGCTTTTGTTCTATGATATCTGATGAAGTTCCATTTTCATCAGATTCGATTATAAAATTAAATTCATTATTAAAAATATCATTTTGAGCACGTTTAAGTAATATCTCTCTTTGATTAAGGGTGATATTATTATTACAATATTCAACATAAATTTTATGTTTAATCTGTTCATATTTGTCTATTAGATCATTATCAAAATTATACATTAAGTCACCTTCTTTATTTTGATATAATCTGGTTTATTCTAATGTTTTATGGGTAAAAGAAAAAAGAAAGATATGATGGTCAGTATCATATCTTTCTTTTTTTATAATTATTTAGGAAGGTAATGTCATTTGAAAAACAAAAAGATTTTTTTATTATACTGTTACTATTAAATGAAAAATTATTTAGGACTGTTTAATGAGTTTTCATCATAATAAACAGCATATTTAGACAAATTCTCCGTTGATATTGTTGGTTTAAAGAAGTTATCAATATATGATGTTTCAGTTCTCTTTTCAAACAAATCATTCGATAACAACTGACGTTTAATATTCTGGAAACCTATCCCCATCAAAGGTGATGGATTCTTTTCCAATGATTTTCTCACTGTAAAAATTACATATGGTTCTAACGTATCCTTTGAGAAATCAGGACGGCGATAAATATCTTCAGCTGAACGAATAAGTCTATTAATAATAAGCTCACATGCGATAGCAGATACATCTATCTTTGCATCAATTACCAAACTAAGGAATTTATTACTAATATAATCAATATCAATATTAATAGTATCCTTACTCTGTTTATCCAACAAATGCATCAACTCATACAATGGTTTTGTCAACTCATTATTCATAATAATAACTTCAAAGAGTTTATCATCATCTTCAAGGTCTGTAAACTTAATCATGTTATTACCAGATCTTAATAAAGCCAATATACTTTCCTCTATAAAGATTTCTTTCTCACCCTCTACTTGAATAACAATATCAGGTTCAGATGGATCATTGATATTACGAATGAAGAATCTACCAGTTTCAATAACTGTATTGTACAATGAATCATCATCCATTTCTTCCATCTTTACAATATCACTTGGGTCAACATAAATAGCATAATCCTTTATATTAACATTAGAATTTTCATTAACAATCGGATTTATTTCACCACCTACAATTGTAAAGAAATCATAAAATTCTTTATTGAATTTAATCTCTTCAGAATTTGTTGACAACAAATGTTTTGCAGAAAGAATATTCTGATTAACAACTTTTGTAATTTCTTCTGATTCAAATGCTGAAATACCATCTGAAATATCTGCATTAATTACAGCAGTTAATCCAACACATTTAGCACATACATGATGTTGATTTCTACAAGCACATGTTGCAGCGGAACGTACATAAATTGTCTTACCTATAAGATTTTTATCTTTCTTTGCATTAAGAAGTTTTAATTCTTCTTCAGGGTCATCTGTAAGTCTATAAAATTTACCAGTAAGTTTCTTAAGAATAGTTTTATTCAAAACATCATAAGCAACCAGATGTTTTGTTCCACAATCTGAGACTTCTGTACTCATACTAAGAGTACGAGCACTCATAAGAACTGTTTTACCAAAATGACCTGCAATACCCATAACCTTTTTATTCATAATCAATGACTTACGAGCTGCAGCTGCATCAATATATTGTGCACTAGGTGTATTAGTACCACCAATCAATGTTGATGTTTGAATTGGAATTGGAATAGTTCTACCAGATATATCTGGTTTAAGTCCTTCAGATATTGCAAACTCTGTAAGCTGTTTATGTTTAATACCTGTTTGAGCTCTTAATGCAATACCTAAATGGTTATCTTTCAATCCAGTAACAATACCGATAAATTCCTTTTCCAATACAGATAATTCTTGTTCAATTTCATGTGGTTGAGCATCATTTTCAAAATGACACTCCATTATTTCTCGTATTCTATCATTTTCAGAATAAAGTTTTGTAAACATAGGAATATTAAAATCCAAACCAAGAATAATAGAATAATCATTAGAAATACCTCTAAGATTGTACAAAACTTCTGAAATAGCATAGTTCATACTTGAAGGCTTAACATGATACTCAGTAAGGATACTAATTAAATTATCATTAAGATAATTTTCAATATTAGGTAATACTTCTGGATTAAATATGATAAACGATTCATCTAAAACATTTATTCCATTAAGTTCTACAAATGGATACCAAAGAATAGTATTTATTATAAACAATCTTAATGGTAATACATATTCTTTTGAATTAGCCGTAAATTTAAATCTTATAGGATAATCTCTACACTGAGGAATTACAAAACAGCCTTTAAGAATATTATAAATCTTAGTCTGGAATATTCTATATTGTTCATATGACTCTAAATAATCCTCTAAGATATATATATCTTTTAACCATGCTTTTAATTCTCTTGTATTATTTATAATAGGTGAATCTACTAAAAGACTAAACTTATCTTTCTGAATAGTTTCTTCTTCAGGATAATATTCTTCAGTATTACAACCATCTTCACCATCATAAGTTGCAAATGTATACAAATCAATTAACTGACCTTTATTGATAGAAAAGTATTCATTGATGAGACGTGAATCTCTACTAATAATCATTCTCATTACTGGGTCATATTTTCTAAACATGAATACAAATGCTTTATTCATAAGACCTATTATATTTAAGATATCACCGTCAAACACGAAACCCATATCTTTCGATACAGCGTGGACTATATCTTCACCCTATATTAATATAGGGGCGTTGCACTTCGATTCTAGCCCTCAAACTAAAACCTACCCTACTTACAATTTAAAATTGCTTTTGTTAGTCTCTACACTACTATTTTTAAATCACTTTTAAAAATAACAGCACGGTATTACCAAGCTATCCTTTTCAGGACCTCAGGCTTTCTTAGTCAGTGTATTCGCTCTACTTAAGTTAAACTTAAGTGACTTATTTAACTGATACCGTTAGCAACTTTCGTCACACCTCTTGTTAGGAGTTCACAACGTACATAGAAACACATTACTGTGCTCTCGGACCTTGAAAGTTGATCCGCATTAAGACCTGGCAGTATGCTAAGCGGAACTGACAGGGTATAATCGGTGATATCTTTTTTAATAGTTCTTATTTTCATTAATATCATTGAGTAATAATTCAATGTAGGATTTCGATTTATCAATAATCTTGGTTGTTCTTTATCCAATACATGTAACATAATTTGATACACTTTTTCATCAAATCTAAATGCATCTTTCCATGTCTCATATGCTCTGGACAATGATGTATTATCAAGTTGCATGATATAATAAATAATCTTATACTTATACATCTCCAAAAATGTATTATATGATAAATCAACTTCATTATCATGAAGAGTCGGATCGGGAATAATTACATTTCTTGCAGTATAGTTCATTGAACCACCGAGCAATTGATGTCTTACCCATCCTTCTTTACCATTGATTAATTCAAGGTTAATGTCCCACATTTTATTAACTTTTTTCTGGATTCTTTCCAGAATATAATCTTCTTCTACATCTGTTGCATCTTTTAAGTGTTCACTAAGTGAATATAATGTATTAATAATTTTATCAATACTACCAAAATAAAATGTATCGGATGTAATTGATTGTGGTCTTAACATTGTCGAATATACTGGTATGTGAGAAGTAAATACAGCTCTTTTTTCTTTTAATAAAACATCAAAAGTGTGAGCTTTATTTTTCTTCTTATTTTTAAAATATGTGAGAATTTCTTCATAATTATTATAAAACTCATTCATACCAATAAACGAATAAATTGATTCCGGTACTACATCCATATGGTCATCTGCTGTTAATTTCTTTCTCTGACCGTCTGTAGTAACACGATATTTACTAAATATAATTTCAGTAAATACATTTTTACCTATTGCTGAAAGAAGAATATTGAAATAGTATGGATTAATGCATCTTTTAATACCTAAAGAAATCCATCCAGTAACATTAATATTACTAGATTTATATTCTACTTTAGTATGACAAAGTGGGCATTCTTCCCCTTCAAATAATCTACCTTTAAATTCACCACATGAACATCTATATCGTTCAATAAACGATTGTTCATCTTCATAACTTGTACCATATAATGGTGATGAAGCACCATATAATGATTTTTTCTTCATACCATTAATCGAAATACCAGATGGTTCAATTATTTGAAATCCGTTACCGTCTAGCATATCGGCATAAAAGGAAATGTCCCAATTAAGACGTCTAATATGCACTGATTGTTTCTTACCCATAATTATTATCTCCTTATTTATAAATTCTACATATTTCTACGCAGTCCAAAAAATAATATATAACCAATTGGGGCAATATTTTTTTATTGCCCCAACCAATTAATTATTATTCAAACAATAATGAACCATCTTCATCATACAACGGTCCATTAATGAATTTCCTTTCTTTAAGTCTTGCTTCAATTTCTGATTTAAGTTGTTCATCAGTCATAATAATATTTTCTTTAAGAATCTCTTCTTTAATTTCATCATATCTCTGTTTCAAGAAAAACTCATAATCTGTACAAAGAAGAGTTTCCCCATCATCAGTAGTATGAAGTTTAATTTCATTATTATCATAACCTCGTACAACGCTATCTTCATCAACAAAATCAATTTCAAGTCCCAATGATTTAAAGAATACTGCAAATATTTCTGCAACACGAGATGTATATGCAGAATCAATTTTAGTTTTATTTTCATTATTCTTTCCATCAAAATTAAACATACTTTTTACAAGTTGCTCTCTTCCTTTTATTGATGTGCGATAAACAGAATTAAATAATGCAATATCTTCACTTGGAACACCTATAGAAAAGTTCAATGTCTCTGATTCACCAAAACGGATCGCAGAATCTGAGTGTTTTTCCATATGATTTTTCGATTTAAATGACCGAGTTGGTACTCCCTTAATATCAACAGTACCAGTAGAGCGTGCACTAAATCCTCTTCTATCAGACTGCTTTAATTTAATAATGTACATATCTCCAATCCAATGACGAGAAAGAGTTTTAATCTTTCTACCATTGCTATCTTTAATATATACAAAATCTGGTTGAAGCCAATCATATTTATCAAGAATATCTTTAATTCGATAAAAGATAGGTTTGGTTTCTTTTACAGGTGACTGATTAATATAGATGCCTTCGGTTATTGCTTCATCTATAACTAATTTCTTTTCAGAATCAGATAATTTGTTATAACTCTTTATCATGTCTTCATACTGAATTTCGTTAAATTCATTAATTATATCGAACATTAATTTTTCTTTATCTTCATAAGAATTTAATGTTTTCATTTTCTGACGAACTTTATAACAAATAGATGTTATAATTAATTCATAGATAGCAAATGAAGTTGTTCTGTTAATAATAGCAAGAAGATTGAGAAGTAAATCAACAGGCTTTCCATCTTCAGTAAATGGCATTTTATCATCGTCTCTAATTTCTGAGATAACGGATTTGTTCCCATAGCGTCCACTCAATTTACAGCCTTTACGTAAAGGAACTTCCTTGCGAATGACTATTTCAATTACCATATTAGCAAAAGATGTGTCACCCTCTTTCCATCTCTTTTTAGTATCCAACATTTCACCAGAACGTTTATACAAATAATCTATTTCTTGTGAATATGAATATCCTGCATTAAAATCACAAAATTCAACTATTTCTTTACATGTATCATAAATCTCTTGATAATATTTATTTTGAGACTCAAGATATTTATTAATTTGAGTATTGAAAATTGTATCAACAATTTCTTCGTTATTAGAAAATATCGTAATATCTACAATTTCATTTGTATCATTTACATAAATAATTCTATCACCGTCATGAATTTTATTTAATGAAGATGATTTAAAATCATAAAGTAGTTGATCATTGAATTGGGTTCTTATTGCACCAAGAATGCCAGTGCATGTTTCACCAATATCTGGAAGAGGTTTATATTCCCCATCTTCCTCACCATAAAGATTCAACAGAAAATCATTATCATTTAATTTAATTTGAATAACTTCTGTTTCAATAGTTTTATAGTTATCAGCATAACCTCTGCGAGCAACTGCTGCATCCTCAGATGTATATGGGTCTAATGTATACATTACAGTTGTATTCTTTCCATAACCATAAAACATATCATCGTCATAAGAAGTCGATTTATAAAGAACGGTATCTTTCTTTATAGTATCACCTTCAGAATATTTATCAATTTCTTCATTATTATAATTAAAACCGAAATTTTCTGTAAGGTCTTCAACTTCTTTTCTTTCAATTACATCAAACTTCTTTTTCTTTTTATCAAGAATAAAAAGTTTGTATACGTTTGCATCACTACCAAGTATATCTTCATATTTAACAACTTTTCGGTATACTTCGGATTCATGTTTTATTCTCCTATAACCACTACTATGTTCACCAACAAGATTTTCTGCATTTGTAAATACAAATGGATAATCAGGGTCAAGTGGAGTTAAAAATTGTTTGAGGTGGTTAGTAAACATAACCGACCTCATTGAATTGATGTAACGTGGTATAGTTAAAGCACTCATACCATAAAGAGAAGGTGACCTATATAAACTTTTGTCAGCTTCTGTTAATTTTTCTTTTAATGAATACTTTTGTACTTCTGCCATATTATTATCTCCTTTTTATTAAAATACATTTTCAAAACAAAAAAATAATATATAATCAAAGTAAGTTTTAAACAAAAGTTGTACAGATAATAGAAATAAATCTATTATCTGTACAACTTTATTATTAGTATGTGTATGCTTCAGGAATTTCAGGTGCTGTTGTGAGAGATGTGCACCCTGCAAACATATAAGAGCAATTAATAACTCCTTCAGGAATCGTAGGTGCTGTTGTGAGAGATGTGCACCCTGCAAACATATAAGAGCAATCACTAACTCCTGTGGGAATTTGAGGTGCTGTTGTGAGAGATGTGCACCCCTTAAACATCCATGAACAATCTGTAACTCCTTCGGGAATTTGAGGTGCTGTTGTAAGAGATGAACAGTCACAAAACATGCAGTCACAATCAATAACTCCTTCAGGAATCGTAGGTGCTGTTGTGAGAGATGTGCACCCATCAAACATATAAGAGCAATTAATAACTCCTTCAGGAATCGTAGGTGCTGTTGTGAGAGATGTGCACCCCTTAAACATTGCCCAACAGTCTACAACTTCTTCAGGAATCATAGGTACTGTTGTAAGAGATGTACACCGCATAAACATGCATTCACAAACAGTAACTCCTTTGGAAATTATAGGTGCTGTTGTGAGAGATGTGCACCCTGCAAACATTGCCCAACACTCTCTAACTCCTTCAGGAATCGTAGGTGCTGTTGTAAGAGATGTACACCGCATAAACATGCATTCACAAACAGTAACTCCTTCAGGAATCGTAGGTGCTGTTGTGAGAGATGTGCACCCCTTAAACATTGCCCAACAGTCTCTAACTCCTTCAGGAATCGTAGGTGCTGTTGTAAGAGATGTACACCCATGAAACATACTTGAACAAGCTCTTACTCCATCTGGAATAATCGGTGCTGTTGTAAGAGATGTACACCCCATAAACATGCAGTCACAATCACTAACTCCTTCAGGAATCGTAGGTGCTGTTGTGAGAGATGTGCACCCTGCAAACATATAAGAGCAATCACTAACTCCAAAGGGAATTATAATATCTTCACCTTCAACTTTATCTCCAATATAGCGAAGACTTTCTTTACAGCGACCATGTGTATAAGGATTACTACCAGTTTCTGTAATTTCCCATTCAGTATCATCATAATCAAATACTCCTAATTTTCCTTCATAATGTCTAATCATAATAATCTCCGTTTCTCCCATTTTAACGTCTTGGGTGACTGCAACTTTAATTAGTCGTAGGAGTGTTGCTCTCCGAATATTTAATATGTATACCTAAATTATATATAACTATAAAAAAATAAAAAAAGAGAGTTGGTTTTCACCTCCTTTCACAACTCTCCTCTTCTCCTACATCAACAAACAGAATGGATACAGGAAACCTGGTATCCCCCCTGGTATAATAATATCATCATACTCCCACTCCATGTAAGGATTGGGATTATCTGAATCAATTATTGAATCCTTAAGGGGATTCCATAAAGGACTCCCCTTTTGAACCACTATGCTCATGAAGTTAATGAACTCATCGGACACGTCCTCCATGTTTCCGATATCTTGTAACAATTTATCTGCCCAAATAGGCAGAAAATTCTCTCTACTTGTTTTATTTCTTTTATATGTATTCCTCACTTTCATGAGGAATGCAATTGTTGTATATTTCATAGTTTTTACCTCCTTGTTTTTATTTTTCTATGAAATTTCATATACACAAAAATAATATATCAATATATATATATTAAAAATACGGATAATAAATAATATTTATTATCCGTATTTCATTTAGTCTTTTACACCATTATATACAATTTTATCCTTAATTAAATTATCAAGATTTACCATATTATTAAACAAATCATCATTTTTAAATGCATCTATACCTTTAAGTAATTCTTCATTAAAGTCATCTAATCTATCTCTTCCATATCCATTAATTGTATTAAAATAATAATCCCAACCATTTCTTCTATGTGTTATTAATAAATAAACAATTTCATGATATTCTTTATATATTTTTTGTGGAATTTCTGTATTATTATATTGAGATAATTCAAATAATTCAGAAAAGTTTTTGTAAACTATATTTATTATAATTTTTGCTTGATCGTTATTACTAGATGGTAGCTGTCTAATATTTTTATATTTTATAGAATCATCTTCTACATGTGGTTTTGGAACTATTCCAGGTATAGTCATATTACCTTTATTTTCTCTTAAATCTATAACTGGCACTTTTATTCTCTCCTTAATAATCCATTTCATCATCGACTATTTCCATTTCTTCTACACTAATAGCTGATAATCTCTCTGTTAATTCAGGAATAATTAAAGAATATAATTTTTTATAAAGTTCTTTATTATTCTTAAAATCTTCATGCATATTCTTTTTTGTAAACTTATTTTCTTTATCGTCTACAAAATAATATCCATTTTTATTTCCATTCAAATATCCTTGTTCTTTTGAGTATTCAACAGAGGAACGTAGAGAATCTACTCCTCTTACTTTATCATATAGCAAATGAATTGTCTGACCAGCTTGATTTGTTCTTGATTTAACAATAAGCATCTTTAAACCAAAACCATCAAAACCATCATCTTCATCTGTAAATTTTTCACCACCAACTGCAACAAATTTAAATAAATAGTTTGCAAGGAATTGCGGAGCCTTTCCCAAAAATGTTAATACGAGTTCGTTAGACTCATACAAGTATAAATACTTTCTTTATATTTCTATAAACGTTCAGACTATATCTTCATCCAATATATTCTGTTACCAAATATACTGGAGCTCTCCGTTTCACTTTAATGGGTTTATGTTAGACTAATCTCATCTAACTACCAACCCCAATAACTTGGGCGTTACTCTACTCACTTCATGCAAGTATTTCAACTCACACTATTCTCAAATCATACATTTCTATATGATTGTATAGCTTCCGATAGTCGTTGAACACATATCTTATCGTAGTAAGATACTTCGTTACTGATTGTCCTATTAATAGAAGTTCCCAGTAATTAGGAGAGTTTGTCCAATAGCTTACGCTATTTTGTGGCAGATTTGTTTACCAGGCAGAGATTCGTTAGTACTCAAATAAAGGATTTCAGATGGTGATTTAACAATACCCATGTCAGGGTTAGTTTTAATCTGATTAATGGAAATAACTATTATATTTGCTTCTTTAATATACTGCTGAAGTTCTGAATAAAATCTTCCTATTTCAGCAGTTAGTCTCATTCTATCGGTTTGTGATGAAATTTCTTCAAGTTTAGCTGCTTCTTTTTTATCATTCTCATTTATAGCAGAACTAAGCATAGGAATAGAATCAATGATAACAACCGTTGGTTCATATAAAAAAATTTCATCACCAAATTCATTTTTCTTTCCTGTACTATACTTATACAATTCAGGATTTCTTGTTTTCTCTTTATAAATTTGCATAATAGCAGATTTAATATCCTGAATAGATGTTTTCTCTTGTTTAAGTATATATTTTCCCTCATTCATTTCTTTCATATTAAACTTAGAAAGAATTTGAATTCTTGAATAGTTCATTGCTTTTTCAAGGTCATAATGAATCACAGAACCATTATCAAATGGTCTTACAATATTAGACGCAACTTGAACAGCAAATGTTGTTTTACCTGTAGATGGCTTACCTATAAATGTAAGATAACAACCTGCGGCAATACCAATACTTGGATATTGTTCTACAATCTGATTGTTCTCATCATGTACATTAACTAAGTAACCTAAATAATAATCTAAAATAGGAAATCCTGTTTTATAAGATAAAACAGAAGCATCACCTGTAAACATAGATGATTTAGGATTAGCTGTTCTTAATGCATCAATTAAAAAATTTTTACCCATAATATTATTTCCTCCTAATTATGAATTTATTAAAAAGTTTTAAGACAAATAAAAAAAAAGAGAGTTGGTTTTCACCTCCTTTCTTAACTCTCTTTTATTATTACTTTTTCCAGAACTCCTCAGTAGAAGCTTTCTCTGGAATCCACGATTCTTCTTTTTTCTTTTTAGGAGCAAATGCTCTAAGGATTTGCTCCTCCGGAATAGCAACCCTCCTACCATCAATGACAACTGTCACAATTTTAATTTTCTCCTGGTTATTTGAAGGATCAAAACCTTCAAATCTCCTTCCATATTCAAATCCTGTCATAATCTTATCCTCCTTTTTATATATTTTTATATTATGACACAAAAATAATATATCAATATATATATTAAAAATACGGGTAAAAAAATAAAGTGAAATTTATATAACTAATGGTTATAATTTAATTTCACTTTATTTTTATGGACAACTTTAAAATGAACTTTATTGATTGTTATTAATAATTAATTTTTCAACAACTGTTTTGAACTAAGCATTAATTGAATCAGTTCGCCAAGTCGTTTATAAACGTCTCTGTATTTAAGGACTATACAGTCTTCATTCTCGGAAACACATCTTTCGATCTCCTTATAATCTTTAGAGATTAAATCGAAAATCATTCGAAAACTACCTTTAATCTCACTTGAAAAGTCCATTGTATCAAGGTTATCAATGTTCTCCTTAACCATGTTATACCTTTCCGTAAGTATCTCAAAGTCTTCGAGTGATGGTGGGAATGAAATTCCACTCTTCTCCTTAAGTACCTTTACATCGTCTTCTGAGGGTTGAAAGAAAATTGCCATAATTATTATCTCCTTTAAATTAAAAATATTTATGAATAATATATTCATATCAACTTAATAATATATAACTAAACATATAACTCTATATTAGGTTCACATGTTTTCAGTATTATTTTTCAATATCTGTTTTGAACTTAGAACCATTTGAGTAAGTTCTTCACTATAGTTCTTAAGTTCTTCACCATGGTTCTCAATTAATGAATTTAGATTATCTCTTAATTTCATTAATCTATCTATTACATTAGATTCAGATTTAAAATATTTATAAAGATCAGATCTACATTGGTTATGAATTAATTGATGATAGTATATAAGATATTTTACACTAGCATTAAACTTGTATTGTTCATCAGTAGTAAACTTATCATCATTATAGCATTTACTGAGAAATGCTATTATTTCAGAAATATCTACCCCAGGATCATTAACTTCATATTGGTTATATGCATATCCTAATAAAAGGCGGTTATATCTTAAACCAATACAATCTAAAAATTCTTTAATTTCATTTGCAACTTGAAGATAGGAAATAGATAATGCTTGGAATGAAATATGTCTACTTTTTAAGTTTTCAATCGACAACAATATGTCTGCTGCAACCATATCAATACGATTGGGATCTTCGTCAATTACTCTTTTAATATACATATCTTTATGATCATTATTTTCAACCACTACTTTTTCTAAATCTTTGTTTTCCATAATTATTATCTCCTTTTATTTTTAAATATTTTGTAATAACTCAAGATAGTTTTCAATATCATTTGATAATTCTCTAATTGAATTTTGACCATATAGTTCAGTATATTTATTTATTCTTTCTAACTCTAGACTACACATAACACGTTGGTGAAGGGCTATTAGTTTTCTTAAAGATAAATATTTGTCTTTTATATCATTAGGTAGCTCTTCAGACAATCGTTTATTTAGTATTCGCATGATTATGGAAATCATGGCTTTAGTGTTGTAATAATCATTATAATAATCTAAATTCATTATAACTAAGAACTTTTCAATTTTAGTCTTGAGTTGATCATCTATGTCATATAAAGTTTTTTGTTTAGAGAGTTTTGATATATTACTAAGTATATTCATGAGGTAATATCCCTTACTAAAGTTACTAAATGAATGATATTGTTTCATTATTTATTTATCCTTTCACATTAAAATCTAAATCTATACCCATTTTTCATATTCGTTGTATTACCTTTTTCAATAATACCTTCTTTAGTCAATTTTTTAATTGACTTCTTTACATCGGATTCATCGATACAAAGCTTTGTTGATATTTGCTCTGTATCAATTTTTGTAAAATTCCTCGGGTCTTCTTTACTGTTTGATGATTTAGAATATCCATCCAGTTCAGTTAAAAGCATTAAAAAGATTTTATAGTCTTTTTTATTTAGTTCTTGATTATATACTACAAAATCTAACAATTCAGCTTTAGGAACTGAAACATTATATGTTTGCTGATACGTGTTTCTATTATTAGCCATATTAATTAACCTCTCTCTTATATTTACTTACTTCTTTATAGTGTAAACCTGCAGGTGTTGTTGTATTAATAGATTCATTTCTGCAACGTACACTACGGTGTATATCTTCTAAATAAACGCTCATATCGATAGATGATCCGTCAAATGCACTTTCATCACAAAAGTTAAGTGTATAAGGAATATTAATATTCTTATAATGTAATGATACATCATCAGCAAATGCTCTATGACCTATAATAACTAAACTTTCTGAAAATTTAACATTTATCAAACTAGGACAATGCTCAAACGATGATGGTCCAAGTGATAAAATATTATTATTCATTTCAACATTAAGTAGCTGCATATTATCAGAAAACGCATTGCTAGCTATGTTACAAATAATGTCTGGTATAAGTCTAACAATTTTTAAATTTGGAAGATTCCTAAATGCAGATTCTCCAATTCCACTTATTTTTCCACTAATACATATTTCATTAATTGATTTTTTCAAACGACTATTTCTAAAATTATCATAGAAAAAATCTTTTGGTATTCTTTCAACATCACCATCTTTTGTTGAAATGTGCAAGGTTGTTTGATTGATTGAATACAATAACATTTTTATTCTCTCCTTTTAGTATAAAATTATATTTTACTACAAAATAATAGTATATAAATATTCACACAACTATAGTAATTGAATTAATTGCCCTAGTTATAGCTGTATACGATAAACGTCTTCTATCTTCTTTTGTTCTCATCATATTTTCATTTAGATATAAAACTTTTTGATATTGGCTTCCTTGAGATAAATGTGTAGTTATAGCATATCCATATTCAAACCTATCATTAAATATATCATAATTTTGTATTTCTTGTAATTCTTCTTCTAATACCGACGATGGTATAGCATACATATAAGGATAATTGAAAGTAACATTTCTAAATACCGATTTAGTAAAATCAGGTCTAAAATCCATTGTCATTGTTTTTTTATTATATGTATCTTTAAAGATATCATCAACAAAACCACACATTCCATTAGTTAAATAAATTCCATTATCAACACAACGTGACCAATTATTTTTTCTACATATAACTTTTTCACCTATATGAGGATAATCTAATTGTTTATAGCCACGAAGTTCTTCCCTAAAGAAATTATTAATATTCCATCTAAGTCTATTTGTTTCAGTTAAAACAATACTAGCTTTAGAAAAATGAGAATCTTTTATTTCACTTTTAGGAATTATTTCAGAAGAACCATAAACACCAATATTTAATCTTTTATCATTTAAAACTTGTTGAGATAGATAAATTATTGGATTACCCTCATTTTGTCTCATAACTTGTTTTAATATAACATCAGGTTCTCTAAGAAAATAAGGTTTACCAAAAACAGGTGGTAACTGATTTAAATCTCCCAATACAATTGTAGGAATGCCAAATGATAATAAATCAGTAGCAATTTCTTCATTTACCATAGAACCCTCGTCTAATACAATTAATTTTATCCCTTTTCCTATTCTATCTTTTAAAACAAATTTTCCTACTTTTTTAACTTTTCCGTTTTCTGTATAAATTATTTTTCCATCTTCATCTCTTGCTATAACTTTTTCATATTTATATATAGCAGAGTGAATTGTTTTAGCAGGTAGACCATTTAAAGCCATTCTACAAGCAGCTTTACCCATATATGCTACAAATAATACTTGGTCTAAATCTAAACCAAGTTGCTCTATTAAATATAAAATTAAAGTAGTCTTACCACTTCCGGCAGGACCAGAAATTTCAAATACTTGATTTGTTTGACTTCTAAACCAAGACTCACCTTGGTATACTGCATAAATTTGTTCTTTATTTAATTCAATACCCATAAGAACACTTCCTTTTTAAGTCTTAATAAAAAGTATATTAAAAAACAAAAAAATAAACAAGTGAGGAGGACAATTAATATGATAACTAATTTGAAATTACCATTTGATATGGAGAAAAATCTGTTAGCATTCTCCCAGGAACGTAGAAAAAATGCTCCTGTAATGGGAGAATCACTAAAAATATATATTCCATTATTAATGCTAAATATAAATAAAAGTGATGATGTATCATCAGGAATAATAAGTCCTGGAAGTTATCAAACATTTTTAAATGATAATAGTTGTAGACCCAAAACACAAACTACTATCAAAACACAAAATTATATAACAGCTAGACTTGAAAATAACACAAGTTGGGTTATTGATGATGATACTGATAAAAATAAAACTAAATGGATAAATATTGTAAAAAATGTCAAAAATGTTATATCAGAAATTAACAATGTAAAATATTTAAATCCAATGACAACCCAAATAGTAATTGGTGATGAAACTATGAATTTAAGAACAGATTGTGGTGGATTTATAATAGCATGTTTAAAATTATATACAGGACGTGAATATAATTTTATTTGTCAAGCAATGTCTGAATCTACAGGTATTATGAAAACTATATACAATTTTACATATAAACCATTCACTAGTTGGTATGATTGTCAGACTGGAGATATTGTTGGTAGTAAATCTCATACTGAAATATTTTCAAGAATTGATACATACGGAAATGTTTATGTATATAGAGTTGCAAATGATACTTCTTTCGAAAAAAGTGGAGAAGAATTATCTTGTAATGTAAATACATTCAATAATTCATTATACTCTTATATATGGACTCCACCATACAATAAAAATTGTATTGATATTGGAGATAAATTAGAATGTCATGCAATAAACGGTAGACTAGATAAATTGTGTTATAATAACAATATTTATATTTAAGTGAGGTGATTTATTATGGATATACCTGCATCAATGGGTGAACAAATTTCTGATTTAAAAAGTTTAGAAATTAGTTACAGAAATCTTCATAATACTGCTGATATTACATATAATAAAAATATAACTGGAGATAATGGTGGTATAAAATATGATAAGACTATAACAATTCCTTATATGTCAATTATATCAAAATATAGACATATACTCAGTGGAATACCAAATCTTATTGTAAAAGTAAAATTTGATGATAAAATGACTAGAAAATATAAATATAATCCCAAAAGATTATCATATGATATTTATAGTACAACCGAATTATGGTTTGAGTTGTTGAGACTCAATCATTGTTCATCTATAACAGAGTTTACATTAAAAAATAATATTGTAAACGTATATAATGTAAATCAAATAAAAGATATCTTAAATGAAATAATGATTCTGGAAGGAATCATTTGAATTATTTTTTATTTTTTCAAGAACAAAAAGGTAATTATTTCTAATTACTAATATAATATAATAGTGATACTTACTATATTACGGACGAAGCATCAAGGTTAATAAAATACCTTGATGCTTCTTTTAAACTATAAATAAGTTATATATTATTTTTATGCTAAAATAATATATTAAATATTCAGGAGGAATTAAAAAATGGATATTAATGAAATGATCAATGAACTACACTCAAAGAAAACACAAGAATGGATATCAAAATTTTTAAATATGCATTCAGACAATTATAATCTATCAGAAGAAGAAATTGATAGATTAAAAGAAATTATCTCAATGGCACAATCAGTTTATAATTATTCTGGTAATGATACTGGAATAACTGATGAAGTATATGACGTTCTTTATGAAAAATTAGATCAGAATGAATCCAATACATTAATTACAACTCCAGTCGTAGATGGTAAAATAGGTTATCATAAATTTCCATCATTAAGAGGAACTTTAGATAAAATATATTATCTTACTGAAGAAGATGGAGAAAGTGTAGTTAATAAATCAAGACGAGGTTTACCTGAATGGGTTGCAACTTCTGAAAGAAAAATTAAATCAACTATAGGAAAGAATATTAATCTCTGGGATGAAGAAGTTTATGTATTTCCTAAATGGGACGGCGTATCATGTATTTTTGAATTTAAAAATGATAAACTTGAAAGAGCATTGACCAGAGGATTTACAGAAACTAACGAAGCTCAGATAGTAACTCATATATTTGAGGGTTGGGCTGAAAAAGAATTAAATCCTGACAGTAATTTTTATGGAAAGCATAACGAATATGCTATTAAGACAGAAATAATGATGAGTGAAGATGATTTGGAAATATATAATGAATTATATAAAACTAATTATAAAAATTCACGTTCAATCGTCTCATCAATAATGAACTCGGACGAGAAAGATAATAGAGTCAAATATTTAAAAATAATGTCTTTACGTGAATCAGTATTAGAAGACAATGAAGAATCACTTCAATCATTAACAGCAGGTGCATTTAATCAACCATTTCTAAGATGTAAATTATCTGATACAGAAAAGATTAAACAATTTGCATTTGCCCATAAAAATATTGATGGTTTGAGATGTGATGGTGCTGTTATTTATATTATAAATCCCGAAATACAAAAAATTTTAGGACGTGAAAATAATAAGCAAAAGTTTGAAGTGGCATTTAAATTTACTGAAGAAATAGGTTATTCCAAAGTAAAAAATATTAAGTTTACTATGGGATTATTTGGTAGCGTAAATCCTGTACTTGAAATCAAACCAATTAAGTTAAAAGGAAATACTATACAAAATATTTCATTAGGTTCCATAGCAAGGTTTAATGAGTTGAATCTTGCAAAAGGTGATAAAGTAAAAGTGTTATATGACATAATACCTTATTGTGTTATGGATGAAAGCGATGAAAATTGTAAGCGTTCTGATAATGTACCGTTTGAAGCTCCTGATAATTGTCCTGAATGCGGAGAGCAATTGGAATTAAAAGATGATGGAGCAATCTTATATTGTACGAATAAGAAATGTCCTTGCAGAAAGAAAGGAAGAATTCTTAATTATTTTAATAAAATGCATATTGATGGAATTTCATATGCAACCGTTGATGTACTATATAACGAAGGATTTCTTAAATCAATTGAAGATGTTTATAAATTGGAGAAACATCGAAAAGAGATTGAAAAGTTAGAAGGATTCGGAAAGCAATCTGTTAAATTAATGATTGAATCTATTAATCAAAACAGAGAAGTTCCAGAACAACAATTATTAGGTTCTATTGGAATCGAGGGCATTAGTACTAAAACATTTGAAAAAGTATTATGGGAAATTTCTTATGATGAGTTAATAAAACTTTGCGAAGAGAAAAATGACATAAAAGCTTTTAATACTTTAATAGCTGTAAATGGTATTAAGGAAAAGACAGCGATTAAAATTGTTGATGGTATTAAAGAAAATTTATCATTGATCCATACACTTGAAGATGAACTGGTTCTAATTCCATTTGTTAATAAACATGGACGTTTTTCAGTTTGTTTTACTAAAGTAAGGAATGATACGATTGAAAAATATATTGTTGATAATGGTGGTGAGGTTACAGATAGTGTAACTAAAAAGACTGATTTATTGGTTGTTCCAATGATTGGTGTTAAATCATCAAAAGTATCAAAAGCTGAAAAATATGGTATACCGATTATTTCTATTGATGAATCTCTAAATTATATATCAAAAAACTTAATCAATAAATTTGCTAAATAGTTATATATTATTTAGTGGTAAGCCAATCCATCTTATAGAATATATAATATAAAGGAGCAATCAATATGAAAAGAAAACCAGAAACCAATTTTGCTATTCTTTTGAAACAAAAACGAAAGAATGCAGGTTTAACGCAGAGTCAGATTTCTTCTGCGTTAAACCTTAAAAGAAGTACATATGCATATTATGAAATAGGAAGAACACTTCCCAGTATCAAGACCATTAACAAAATATCAAAAGTTTTAGGTATTGATATGTCTGTATTCATAAATGCTATAGTTGATGATGAATCTGACATCACAACATTATCTCCTGATTCTTATAAAGAACATGAGAAGTTTTATAATCTTAAAGACGATGAGCAAGATGTTATTCTTGCTTATCGTTTATTATCCACAAGTAGAAAATCTGAAATTAAGAACTTAATGAAGAAAGGTTAATGGTGTTTGTATGTCAAATATTAAATTTAAAAATCAGATTGAACGTTATGAGAATCCGGAAACGGTTTTTACTAATGGAAAATTTAATGAATATAAATATGTCATTAAATCAAATCAGAGTGATGTAATTATCTTTGCAAAAGATAAGAAGTTCTTTAAGAATAGAAAGCCTTATGTAAAGAAACTTCTTATTTCAGATGAAAGATTCAAAAAGTCTGAAGAGATTTTACATGTAGAAAAGGTTGTTAATGAAACAACTGATAAAATACTAACTGAAACTATCTCTAATATAGCGAAGGAAAATACTAAACTTAAGGAAACATGTGATGGTATAACATCAACTATCATGAATCAAAATAATACAACAAATAAATTGAATAATTTAAATAATTCGATAACACTTGATTTGAATCAGTATTATTTGGAGTTATCTGGTACAACATTTTTAAGCGAAGTTGAACCTGGTTCTTATTTTATTCAGGGAACAGATGAGGCAAGTTTTTCTGGCAGGCATCAAGTAGAAATTTTTAAATTACATGATGAAAGGAAAGCAAGCATATACAACACATATTGTGTTGGTGTTTTTATAGTTGAAATAACTGATGAGCATGAAATTAAATTATTGGATTACCATAGACATAATTATGGTAAATCTTATCTAACAATAGCAAAAGAACAATGGGGATTTCAGCATTCTTTTGCTACTTTATTAAAAGAAAGACCTATGATAGAATTAAATGAAAATAATATCGTGATAATTCCTGAAAAAATGCCTGTTTATAATATAGGTGATAAAAATGATAATCTATCTTATAACATTCATGACATTATCTGTGTTAATCGTGTTCATGATGCATTAGTTGATATGCTTAGTCTCGGTGTAGTTTCTTCTACTGATTAATAATAATTGGAGGTAATAATTATGAATAAAATGGATAATAATTTTTATAGCATTTCATCAGACTCAACAATATCAATTATGGATCATTTAGTTGATAGAGTGTCAGATATAATAAACATGTATACAAATGATTTACCAGGTATTGAAAGACATATTAAATGTAATAGTGAACATTCAAACACAATATTAACTCTTACCTTACTTAAATATGCTAGTGATGACCATATGTATCCATCATCACGTCGTAGAATTCATATTATTATGTTCCAAGATATTCCTACAGGGAATATATCTGTAAGCATAATTAATGGTGAAGATCATATGCAAAAAATTTTGTATAGATTAATTTCACTTAATCCTGTTACAAGTATTGAAAAATATCTTCCAACCATTATCGAATCTATGGTTAAAATTTTAGAGAAAGCGTAACAATTATATATTATATCATTGGTTACCATTATATTAAATATAAAAAAGGAGATAATAACAATGGAAAAATGGTTAGCTTATTATGAGGAAACAATTCATGAGGACAAAGAAGAAATTCGTGATATTGCTGAAACTGCTGCTGCAGTTATTCGTGAAAGATTTAACATACCTATTGAGGGTCATGAATTAACAACAGTTTGTTTCATTAAAATCTTCGAGACATTTCTTAAGAAACTTGTAAGTCTTGAAGACCAATATGATTCATTTGAAATTAATCTTGCAAATAGATTATTGATAGGATTCACAAATAATCTTGATCAAGATAATGAAAAAGCAGGAAACTTCATGGTATACATGAAACATCTACACGAATCGATTAAAACGGAAAATCAAGATGACCCGACTGTAACAAACATTGAACGCATAGTTCAGTGGAACGCGGAAAATATTATTGAAAATCCTTCTCTTATTAGATCAATGACGATTGAAGCTGTGAAAGCATTGAAAGATGTGGATATTCAGTTAGCTAATAATGAAATTATTATGCCAATCTTTATAATCTTTTATGAATCAATCATTAATTATATCAAGATTCGTAGAAGAGAAAAAGACGAGTTTGAATTGTCTGTAAACCTTATTTGGTTTGAGGCAATATGTCGTGAGGGTGAAGAAGATGGAAAAGATGAGTTTACACTTATCCCATCAATCGCTTCAAAACTGTTGCTGAAAAACGATAGTAAGGCAAATAGAGAAGACGACTAATTAATAAAATTTAAACTAATATTTAATAGATTACGTGCTGTATTATTCAACACGTAATCTATTTTTTTGGAAGATTAACAAATAGTAATATATTATATTTTTGAATACAATACAATATAGAATTTCTAAGGGGGTAATAATATGAAATCATTATTGAAATCATATTCATCTGAATTCGAACCAAGTTTAAATTATTCACTAATGAATAAAACAGCTGATGATAGCTTGGTAAATTATGTAGTAGACTCGTGGAAGAGTCTCGAAGTTGTTAAGAATATCAAATTTATTGGCTATGAATACACTGAAAAGCAGTCAGAAATTGATATTAACAAGTATATTTTTAAAAGGGAAAAGAAGAAAAAGAAAAATGAGAAGTTTGATTATAAATTTCTCGAAGATAATCGTTTCGGTAAACTTACAGTTTTCCTTGAAGTAACTTTAATGGAAAAAGAAAAAGTAGAAGATGAAGAAGGTAAGCTTAAAGAAACAGGAAAACTTGTTAAGCACGTTTATAAGCATAAGAAAGAAATGCTCATTCCATTACAGGATGAAAATGGATATTATTATATTCATGGAAAGAAATACTATCTGATTTATCAGATGGTTGAAAAATCAACTTATACTTCTAAAGCATCAGTTACTTTAAAATCATTGATGCCGATTGCAGTTAAACGTGATGTTATTAAAGCAACCGCATTAATGGATAACAATATTAGTGATGAAGAAGTAATTAACGATACAGCTGATGTTTTAGATATTGACGGTAACGAATATAATTTACCAGTATATAATGTTACTGTGTTCCGAAAAGAAATACCTATTATACTTTTCTATCTTAAAGATGGATTTGATAATGCAATGGATTTCTTAGGTGTTTCTAATTCTATTGAATTGGTAACTAAACCTGATTTAAATGATAAATATAATATTTATTTTCAGATATCAACAAAGTGTTATTTGAAAGTGAATAAAAAGTTGTTTCTTAAATATCCATATTTACAAAGTATAGTTGGTGGTATTTTACATGTATCTACAAATAGATTGACTATTCAAAGTTTTGATGACCCAAGAATATGGATAAAGAAAATTTCGGGTATTAATAATTATGATAAAGGTGTTGATATATTGAATTTCTTTGGACGTTTATTAGATGAAACGACGAAGAAAACAGTTAAGATACATCAGTATCATAAACAAGATATTTATACACTGATTAGATGGATGATGCAAGAATTTACTTCATTGAGACTGAAAGACAATTTAGCATTAGAGAATAAACGTCTTAGATGTAATGAAGTTATTAGTTCTTTGCTCACATTGGAGTTCTCTAAAAGACTTAATAAAATTATTCAACTAGGAGATAAAGCTACTCACGATAACTATAAAGATTTCTTTAAATTCCCAGGGGATAAACAATGTAGCAATTGTCCCCTTTAAACCTCTCTAATTGCGGGGAAGTACACATAAACATCAATTACTAAACTATAAGTGATATTATAGTGGCAATGGGTAACTCCAAAGGTATAGTAACAAGATTGATGTTGTGACAATCGACGCAACGAAGTATCTTACAATGATAAGGTATGAGTTCAACGACTATCGAAAGCTATACAATCATATAGAAATATATGGTTTGAAAATAAGGTAGATTGAAATATCTACACGAAGTGAGTAGAGTAACGCCAATACTTGGCTGGTAGTTAGATGAGATTAGTCTAACGTAAATCCATTAAAGTGAAACGGGAGGCTTTAATATATTTAGTAACAAAATATATTAGATGAAGATATAGTCTAACTATCAATGATAATTGATTTTGCTACAAAAGATGCATACAAGTGGTATTTTAAGATTTGATGAGTCTGTAAATGATATGTCATTCTTTAGTCATTTCAAATATACATCTAAAGGACCTCATTCATTGGGTGGTAAGAACTCTAATAATATAGGAATTAAATATAGAGATGTTCATCCATCATTTCTTGGACGATTAGACGTTCTTGTGTGTGGAAACTCAGACCCAGGTACATCAGGATTAATTTCTCCGTTTGGAGATATATCAGGATTTTATTTTGATGATTCGGAAGAAAAGAATAATTTTACTTATCTTTTTCAGAAAGATCTTGCAGAAGAACTTAAAAAATCAAATCCTAATATCGTATACATTAAATTAGATTTTGATTCAGAAACAGATTTTTATAATGCGTTATTGGATATGCAAAAGTATATAAAAGATAATGTAAAAATGTTTGGAACATCAAGAGAAGGACATTATGAAATTTTAATTTCTGATTGTGACGATATAAGTGTTCCTGATGATAATAAAAATAATGAAGATATTTCCTCAGATCTTGATGACTGATTTCATAACGAGATACCTGGATGAATTATATCATCCAGGTATCTTCATTATTTATATATTATTTTTAACGATGTCAAATAAATTATAAAGGCGGTGTTAAAAATGTATAGAGCGACAATCGAAATAACGAAAATAAACTCAATGATGAAAATTAAATTTGGTATTATTATTAGTTCTGACGAAGATAAAAAATATCTGGGCAATCAGAGTAATAAATTAATTAGCAAATTTAACTATAATGGAAATGATTATTTAAGAATTAATCCTCATCCATTTATAGTAATAGATATTTCATCAATGAGTAAGAATGAAGGTTGGAATGCAAATATGAGTGTTTCATTAAATAGAATGGGACAATATAAATTTGTACAGTCACTGAAAAAATTCATTAGTGATTTTTCAAATTATAAAAACTTATTTTATTACGAAAATGACAGATTAGTTGTTAATCAATCTGTAGTAAATGAAGTAAGTATGAACATTTCAACTAATTCAAAAATGATTCGTTTACAACCATGTGTAGTTCCGGATGAAGAAAATCAAGAACTTATATATGAGGGAGCAATATTCTTTATAAATAATATGCAGAATTATGCATATTTAACTTATGATGAATTGAATTATTTACTCTGGGAGATAGAACGAATTGATATGACAATTTTATCATTAGAAATTATAGATATAGTTAAATTATACTATGATGAAAAAACTGATAAAGTTGTAGTTCCACCCAGTGTAGAAAGACCTGTTGAAATTGAAAAAATTACTCCAGGTCGTATAACTTTTGTACGTCCCGATGAAAGAATACCAAAAATATAAAGGAGATAATAATGATTAAGGAAGTATTTACTGAAATTGGAAAAATTGATGAGTTTGATGAATACAAACGATATTCTTTATATATGAAAGGACTTATTTTGATATGTACGTTTTGTGTATATGTCTCCATTATACTTGGTTTAAGTATATTGGGAGTATCATTAATGCACCTAGTGTATAAAATATTCAGTATTGTTAAATCAGGGTCATTCTTAGTATCAGAAATTGTGATCACGATTATGGCATATATTGGATTTACTTTAGGTGTTTCATACATAAGTATGTGGATTGGAAGTAGATTTGTTTTATTAATTGATACTATTAAATTAAAGGAGAATATAAGGTTTAATTATAAGTGTATTAAAGATGAAAAGGAGAAAAGATTAAAATGAATAAGAAAAAAAAGAATTCTAAAAAGAAAGATATTTACTGGTTTGATTTTATTATTGGTAGTATAATATATCTAGTTTATATGTGTATAGGTATATGTTGTATGATGAATAAAGATAGTGGGTGGAATTACACGGAACAAATAATAATTACAAGTATCCTAATGATATATACTTCCATTGTATATGTTATATCAGTATCACGTTTATTTAGTAAGACAAAAAGAAATGTATCTAAAAAAGCAAGAAAAGAAATAAAATCAACTGCATATAGAGGTAAACATTTTAAGAAAAGATGAAAATAAAATGAAAAGAAAAAATAAAATGGAGATTTCTATTGATACTCCAACATTCATTATTATTATACTTATATACCTAATAACAGTTTTATTAGGTATATATGGAATAATGATTATTAATTCTATAAAAATCATATTAATAATTGTTTTATATATTATTTTTACATCACTTGTATATGGAATACTTTTGTATCCATATATAAAAATTAAAAAATAAAAATGGAGGACTTAAAAATGAAATTACCAGGATTTATATTTACTGACCAAACATTTCAGGTTGTAGGAGTTTTTGATGGAGAGATTAAAAACAAATATGATTTTGAAGATGGTAAAGGATATGTGAATACTGAGACTAATCATGTTTGGATATTTAAATCTAAAAAGCCTGCAAAAGATGTAAACAAGTATCCATATATGTGGATTACTGATGATGGTGTTACAGAGTTTTCTCGTTATCCTGATACAGGTATTTTTAATGCTGATAAAATAGTTTCAATTGATACCAATGAAATTATTGAAGCAACTGTAAATAGTAAAAATACATCTCCAGCATTCGATGATAGTATTATCAATGATTTAAATGCTGGTTCAGAAGAATTTCATCCAGTACTTTATGACAAAGATGACTTTCTTAAGAAGTTGATAAAAACTGTATTGAATACGGTTTCAATTTCTTTAAACAAGTACAAGTCAAGAGTTAAGCAGAAGTATATGATTTCAAATATGAAATCTGCACTTATGACGAAAACAAAAATGTCAACTCAGTATTTTAATGCATGGGTTGAAATGCTTGGTCTTAAAATGACTGTTATTATTGAGTCTACTGATAATGCTGATGATAAGATACCTGAACCTTTGGTATATTTATCAGAACGAGATAATGTATTTAAATTGTCAGAACTTGATAATGCTGACGAGTTATCAAAAATACTTGAAAATAATAAATGAGGTGAAACACTATGAAGACTCTGAATTTGGAGACTTATAGTGCAAACCCAAAGAAAAAGAAAATCTCAGGAAAGTTCATTAATCGTGAGCTTTCCTGGGTTTCTTTTAACTCAAGGGTTTTGTACTATGCAAATGACAAAAAAGTACCATTAAACGAAAGATTGAAATTCTTAGCTATAACAGAATCTAATTTAGATGAGTTCCTATCAGTTAGATTCAGTTATGCATATGAGAATCAAGACATTGAACCATACAAAAGAATTTTAGATAAAATTCTTGATTTTAAGAGAAGCCAAAAAGTTGTATGGAATAATATGAAGAAATATCTTAAAGAAAAGAAAGATATATCTTTTGTTAAAATGAAAGACTTGAATAAAAAAGAGAAAGATAAACTTTTTGATTATTATCAGGATAATATCTTTCCGTTATTAACGCCGATTATTATTAATTCAGATAATTATTCTCCAAACTTGATGAGTGGTCAATTATGCATTGGTGTTATATTGGAAAAAGGAAATAATAATGTTTTATGTATTATTCCAATATCTAATGATATTGACCATATTATTAAAATTGATAATAAAAGATTTGTTTTAATTGAGGACATCATAAAAGAGTTTGCAAATAAAACTCTGTTTATTAATGAAATAATTCTTAATATAAGTTCCTTTAGATTAATAAAAGATGCATCGTTCGTGTTATCTCATGATAATAGTAAATTTATTATTGATAGAATGAGAGATGTTCTTAATAAGAGAAAAGTTAGCGAACCAATCTTTCTCGAAATTGAAGATAATAAAGACCTAAAAAATATTATCATGAGGGAATTTAATGTTCCAAATAATCATGTTTATGAATCTGATACAATTCTTAGATTCAAGAGATTTATGCAACCCATATTATCTGATGAAGTTTATAAACCTTTTGAACCATTTGAATATGAAAAATTTGAAAATTGTTATTCATTGTTTGATGCCTTAAAGTATGAGGATATTTTATTGCATCATCCATATGATTCATATGATACAGTTGTTAGGTTCATTGAGCATGCATCAATGGATAAACATGTAATAGCAATAAAGCAAACTTTATATAGAGTATCAAGTATTGATTCTCCTATAGTAAATGCTTTATGTACAGCCGCAAGAAATGGTAAAAAGGTTTCAGTTCTTATTGAAATTAAAGCAAGATTCGATGAAGAAAATAATATCAATCTCATTGATAAACTTAAAGATGCTGGTGTTACGGTTCTTTTAGGTACCGAATATCTTAAAACACATTGTAAGATGTGTATCGTTGTAAGAGAGGAAAATGATGAGTTAAAGATTTATTCTCACGTTGGAACCGGAAACTATAATGAAAAGACCGCAACGCAATATACAGATATTTCATATTTAACAAGTAAACGTAAAATAGGAATAGACTTGTTGAATATATTCAATATCCTATCTGGTCATTCACGTCCTGATGAAAAGTTGGAAAAGATATCTTATTCTCCAGTAAATTTACGTTCTACGATTGAAAAGAATATCAATAGAGAAATACGTAATGCAAAGAAAGGTCATAAAGCAGAAATATTTATTAAGGTAAATTCTTTGTCTGATCCTATTATAGATAAGCTTTATAAAGCAGCGGACTCTGGAGTGAAAGTATATATTATTACTAGGAGTATATGTTCAATATTACCAAGAAAGAATCTATATGTTAAAAGCATAGTTGGAAGATTCTTAGAGCATTCAAGAATATATTATTTCTATAATAGTAAAAATCCTGAATACTATATCTCATCTGCTGATTTATTAACAAGAAATCTTGATAAGAGAATTGAAGTATTAATCTCTTTGAAAGATTCAAATGTTATAGAACAAATTAAATGGATTATAAAAGTCTTTAAAGAAGATGAATATAATTCATTTGAATTATTATCTGATGGGACGTGGAAACATCTAAAAGGTTCATTTAATGCACACAATTATTTTATAGAAAATTCCAATACTCTCAGATATAAAAAATCATGGAAATAAAATGATTAAAAATCATTTTATTATATACACATTTTTAATTTAAAATAAAGGAGATAATAATTATGTCAGAAACATTCGTAACAGCAAACACAAAAATTGAGGACTTACTTTCAAAGAGAGATCAAATTCTTGAAAAGACTGCAGGTCTTGTAGCTGAGGTAATTCTTGGTAGACAGCAGGAAAATAATCTTCAGCGTTCAAACGAGAAAGATATTCAGAAGATGATTTCAAAATTCTCTGCTGAAGAACAGGTAATCATTCTTTCTAAGGCACTGGTACTTGTTGGAATGAATAATAATTCTTCAAGCTCAAGTTATGACCCGTTTGATGGAGCAAGAAGAAAAGGCGGAAATAGTCGTTCAAGCTTGTTCAGATAATATTCCATATTAAATAATAACGTGACCAGTAATAAATAAAAATTATTACTGGTCATATTTTTTTTGTTAAGGTGTGATAAAATGGCATATACAATTAAAGTTTATAATACACATATAGAAGTATATCCATATAATAAAGGTGATGTTCCGCAAATAGAAAAAAGTTATTCTAAATGGGATAATGTAACACATAAATATATAGAGATAGGATTTTATATAAGTGATAATGTGCTATATTTACCAAGAGGAACATCAATGACATTACTTGCTAATTTATTTAAAACAACACCTATATTAGTAAGTAAAGCAGACAGTTCAGAAAAAATTAAAAGTTTCATAGATATGAAATATGAACCACGAGATAGAATACAACAAGAATCAATTGATTTTTTAACATCAGAAAATCAATTTAAAAAAGGATTAAATTATTCTCAGTATGGACTTAACTTAGATACAGGTGATGGTAAAACATACTGTATGATATCTGGTATAGTTAAATTGGGAATGAAAGCAATTATAATAACACATAAATCAAGAATTAAAAAACAGTGGTATGATGAATTTCTATCTAAGACAGATATATCAGAAGATCGAATAATGTGTATCGAAGGTTCTAATGATATATTGAGTATAATAAATGGTATAAGAGAAGCCGATATTTATATAGTAAATCATCAGACTATTTCTAGCTATGCTAGATTATATTCATGGGAAAATGTTAGAGTATTTTTCAAGAAATTAAAAGTTGGTGTAAAGGTAATAGACGAAGCACATAAATTTTTTGAAAATACTTTGATGCTTGATTTTTTTTCTAATGTAAAACGTAGTTATTATTTAACTGCAACTTTTACAAGAAGTGACCCAAAAGAAATTGGTATATTTAAAAAAGCTTTCTCATCTTTATATAGATTTGGTGAAGAAACTTTAAATTATGAAGAAAAAAGAAAACATATAAATTTAGTTGTTGTACTTTATCATAGCAAACCAACCTATCAACAAATAAAAAATATTACTGGCGGAGCATATGGATTTAACTCTTATAGGTATATTGATTATGCTCTTAAAAATGATGAAGAAAATACAATGATTAAAATTATAAAAAATATAATTGATAAAACAGAAAATCTTAAAGGTAAGATTTTAATAACATCACCAAAAATAGAATCTGTTGAAATGATTGCAAATGCATTAAAATATGAAACGGACAAGTCTATTGGTGTTGTTCATAGTAAACAAAGTAAAGATAAGAATGATGAATCTATAACTAAAGATATAATTTCTTCTACTATAAAAGGAATAGGAGAGGGAGATAATATAAAAGGTTTAAGAATATTAATCAATACTGAACCTATTGCATCTCATGCATTAGTAGATCAGTTAAGAGGAAGATTACGAGAATATTCTGAAACCGAAGATACGTATTTATTTTATTTAGTAGATACATCTATCGGTTATACGTATGAAATGTTTAAACGTATAAAACCAGTATTACAAAAAAAATGTAAAGAAATTTTTATGATGAGAATGGAGTAGTTATTATGGCTGGTAGACTTATTTTTATTACAGGAAAATCTGGTTCTGGAAAAGATACAATTCAAAAAGAACTTATTGCTTATGATAGAGATAATAACTTATCTCAAAAAAAATTACACAAAATGAAATTATATACAACTAGAGAAAAACGAGAAGGTGAAAATGATGATGATTATACATTTTTAACTGATGAATCATTTATTGAAGAAGTTCATAAAAAAACTATAACTGAGCATCGTGTATATTATATGTCAGATAAAACCGGAAATTCGTATTCAGTTTGTTATGGTTCTTCAGGAGTTGATTTTGATAAAGATAATGTATATATTGGTAATGGTGCGATTGATCAACTTATGAAGTATATAAACTTACATCTTAGAGGTCGTTCAAAAAGTCAATCATTATCATGGTTCTCATCTCTTGGTGATATCTATGATTTATCAAAACATGAAATTAATAACGAATCTGAAATAATTGTTATATACCCATATGTTAGTGAAGATAAAAGAATTGCCCGTTTAATGGATAGGTCTATTAATAATGATAAAGATATTAATTATTATGAGTTTTATCGTAGGCAATATCAAGATTATAAAAATTTGGTGATTTTTATAATATACTTGATAATACCGCTAAACATGTATTAGCACATAACGATGATTATTTGGAATATGTTTCATTTAATAAATATAGTCGAATAACCTATTGTTTTATAAATAATATGATAGATTATGAGACATTACATAATAAAATAATTCCAACTCTTCATGAGCAAATTGTGTTAACAAAAATTTATAAAACAATACCATCTGATTCAAAATCTTGATATTATTAATTATAAAAAATGATATATACAAACCATATGAATATTCATATGGTTTGTATTCATTTATTCAATAGTTGCTTTAAAACCTGTTAAAGCAATAATTTTCTTTTTAAGTGCAATTGCTGATTTTTCATCATCGAAATCACCACAAACAATTTTATTATATTTTGTATTATTATCAAGTAAATAATTCAAGTCAATTAATACTTTACTATGAAGTTTTGCAGTAACTAGGTCTCCATGTCCATCATATTTAGTTTTATTTATATCAACAATAACTTTATATTTACCTGGTTTCTTTTTTTTAGATACTGAATTTATATGTTCCTCGTGTGTTGTTTTTTCTTCAATTTTAGGTTCAGGTTTATTATAGATAGTAAAATAATTACTTGTGATCGGAATAACACCTAAATCATCTGTAATATAATACGAATCCAAAAATACATGAGCTTTATCAACTTCAATAACAGTATTCTTTTTAATTTTATTTTCTGTTGATAAATAGTGTTTATTAATACCTTTTCTATATTTGATATTAGACTTAGCTTTCAAATAGAATAAATCATCGTCTGGTATCTGTAATAAATTCTTCGGCTTTAGTTCATCTTCTGAAACAAGATGTTTACAAGGTACAAGTTTTGTTTCATTAAGAACAACAAAAGCATTCTGACGAGGAACAGTCATTAATCTAGCAATACCATTATTTATTTCCGATACAGGTTCTGTACCAGACGGTGGGATCTTACCAATAACATTTTTGTCTTTATCAATAATTTCTATGTCACCATTAGAAATATTTTGAATATAATAAGGTAACTCATATTTAACATTTTTTTCTGGTTTAATTATTGGTTGTACATCTTTAATTTTTTTAATGATATTTATTACCCAATAAGGAAATGAATCTTCAGCAGCATCGGCAGCTTCTCTACTATGATATTTATTAGTATCATAGTGATTTTTAAATAAATCACCATCAAGATTTAAAATTGTCGGTGCAGTTCCAATAAGATTGGTATTAACTAAATTATCATATAACCTATTATCAGTTTTATGCTTTCTCTGAATAGTGGTAGCCATACCTTTTAAATATTGAATAAAGTTCAAAATAGACACCTCATCATTTGTAAATAATGATGATTGTTTAGTAAAATTATCAGTTACTAAACATGCAATTGCAAATGCATATAATCCATTTACCGATTCAGACAATGCAAGGTCATTAAATATTTCAGGAATATTTCCGCCATCATCATTAGTTTCATTCTTAAGATAAGTATGCATTTGAGTTACAGGTATATCATTATTACTTATAATAGCATATATCATATTATTACCTCTTTTCAAATTTTAATTAATGAATTGTGCTATGTATTATAAAAAAATAAAAAAAAATAAATGAGTCGTATAAATCAACTCATTTATTTTTTTCACGAGAATAGTATTGGATTTTTGCCCAATACTACTATAAGGAGGTATGATTATTCACCTAGGAATGTCTCTTCCCACATAATCACACCTCCTTTCTCTCGGAAGATGAAGATATTAATCTTCGTCATCCTCAATCATTGATTGAGGACGATATAACTCGTCCATCAAATCATTGATTTTTAGGGATTCAGTGGCTACGAAATCGTAGCCACTATACCCCTCGTTAATGTTTTCTCTGACAGTCTCGATGAGACTGTCAATAATAGAATTGATATTGAATACTTTCATTGTTTTCACTCCTTTAAAATATTTCGTATTCCATATACAACAAAATAATATATAAATAAGATTATATAAAATACTATATAGTATATTTTTCCAGTATAATCTTATCAATTGGTACGCCTATATCTTTACTCTTAAGATTATAGTATACATTACAATCTTTGAATAAATACCTGTATTTATTCAACATCTTTTTATAGTATGATAATGATGTTGTTTTATTCATATTTTTATTATTAAATTTTGCATCATTATCTGCAAATATATTCAATTCAATATTTGAACCTACAAAACCTATTGATATTAAATACATAATAATTGAATCATAATATTTACCAGATACACAAATATTAACAGTATTTGGTTTATTATATTTCAAATTTAAATTAGCCGATAGGATGTCTAAAACACCTTCAGCTAAGTTTATTATTATTTTGTCTTTAGTGAAAATATCTACTTCAGATTCAATAGAATAAAATATTCTATTGTTAGAACTTTTTGGTGTTATAGGATATTTTACCCATCTTAATTCTTCGGTATCAGTAACATCTCTAAATAATATATGCGAGTTACCATGTGATAAAAATCCTATATATTTTGATTCTAATTTACTTGCAACATATGGACTACATGTAATATTATGAATATTATTAAAGAGTAAGAAATCACTTAATGATGTTATAGTTTTGAAACTTCTAAACTCATTGTCGGTTATTTTTAATCCAAGTCTCTTTTCAATATATTCTGTTTTTACTCCTCGTGTTATTTCAGGTAATTTATAATCAAATGTAATTATTTGATTATTATTAATTAAACCTTTTTTATCTATTTTATCTGATGTCTTATTTAACATTGATAAATTAGATTTTAAATCTATATCATCAATTTCCAATAATGATAAAAGAGATGGTTGTAGTATACCACCCTCTTCACATAGAAAACAATGATATGCTATAGGTGAATTATCAGATGTATCTATTTTTATATAGAAATGACCAGTATTTTCATTCTTTTTACTATCACCACATAATGGGCATCGTGTTCTATATTGTTTATCATTAATTTTTCTTGTATAAATTCCTGGTCTCTGAAATAATTTTTCTATTATATCTTGTTTTATTTCTTTATTTGTCATAAATAATTATTTTCACCTCAAATCTATAACATATAAGTAACGATGAAAAATGAAATACCCCTTTACTTTTTCTTTTCCCATAGCTTATAATGAGATGATAATCTTATCATCTCATTATATTTTTATCACATAAACACATTTTTATCATAGTGATCAAGAATAGCCATTAAATAAAATTCAACTTCTTCAGTTGAAAATGGATAATAATGATGACAATCTATGCCAACATTTAATCCGTAAGGTTTTACTTTTGCTTTTTCATGAATATGTCCAAATAGATTCATAATATAATTACCATTCATTAACTGAAATGGTTTATAACTATCTTCAACAACATTTATCAATTCATCAGCTATAATACAATCTTCTGGTTTATGAGTCATATACAGTAGCTCAATTTTATCACAGAATTTAGAACTAAAATATTTTGATAACGTGTTATTGCTAAAATACATATTATCTTGTAAACAAGAAATTCCACCAGCTAACTTATCAATTACACCGGGAGCATGTACTTTTTCAAAAAATGATTCATCATCTATTTCATAGTTTCCTCGTATTAAAATATGCTGACCGTTTAGATGTGTCAAATAATTAAAAATACCAAAGTCTCCTAAATGAATGACCAAATCATTTTTACCAACTCTTTTATTATGACATCTAATAATGTGGTTATTCATTTTACTAACATTATTTGGCATAAATTCTATACGTTGAGATAATTCGAGAGCTCGTTGTGAACCAAAATGTTCATCGCTAGTAAACCAAATCTTATTAAATTTAGACAAATCTATTAGAAATCCTATCTCATTTTTATTAGATATTTTTTCTTCTATCATTGCTAATTGATTTAGATACACAACTCCTTCAAAATTCATTTCTGACATAAAATGACCTCCTTAAAATTTTATTAATGAAAAGTTGAATATGATATTGAATATCAATTAAATGATATATAAATAAGTAGTGTGATATAAAAATATCACACTACTTATAATTATTTACTGAATTTCTTTCCAATATTAGCAAGAACTGAAGATTTAGAATTCTTCAATCTATTGAAGTATACTTTCATACGTTTAATAGCTTCAGCATGGTACTTCTTCTCAAGCTTGCGTTTATAAAGTTTTCTCGCTTTAAGAATCTTCTGATACTTGAAATAAAGAGGGTCATTGTGAGCACGTGCTGATACATTTACTGCAACAGAATAGAGCTGTTTCTTTCTATCATCCTTGGAGAAACGAACCATTGTTTTTCTCCACATCTTAGACTCAGTAAAGAAGTCATCATCAATCTCTCTACCATCTTGAATATCTGACTCAAGAAGAAAACCCTCATATACAGCAATTTGTGTATCTCTTGCAGATTCATAGAATTGAGCTCTTTCTTCAGCATTAAGCTCATTATTAATAAGTTCTGTAGTAGCACTTACAGCCATGAGGTCATCTGCGACTTTTTCTTCCTCGGGATCAAGATCAACTTGCTCAGGTTCACCGACAATATTATCAATCTCTTGATTTTCGAGTTCGTCTTCCATCTGACTTAATTCCTCATCACTGAGATCTTCAAGATCAATATCCTCAAGTTCATCTGCAATATCATCAATGTCATCCTCATCTAAGTCTGCATCTTCTTCGCAGTTTGAACAGTCTCCGCCCTCATCATATTCATAGTTATTACTGTAATCACTATCTCCACATTCATCATCATAACTTAAATTATCAGAATCATCTGATGAATATGAGTCAAAATCATCACCATATGATGAACCATAATCATCCACATCTTCGGATACTTCCTTATCTAATTGCTTTTTTATTGCATTAGGATCATCAAATACTGATTCATCCTCAGACTCTGTATAAAGTGATTGAGAAGGCAATGGTCTTCTTAAAATATCTGAAAAAGACATAATTATTTCCACCTTTCAAATTATATTAATTTTAGAAATTCATTTAATATATTGTAACAAAAATATATGATTTTTAAAATTCAAATCTATATACATAAAAACATCAATTTAAATTCATTGAAAAATAATGGAGGGAAATATAATATGGATATATTAGAAAGTAAATTTATAAAGAAATATAAAAAAGAAATGGTTAAAACTATGATGCAAGCAAATCCAGAATGGGATAAAAAAAACATAGAAAAAGTAATTGATAAAATGATTAAAGAAAGAATTCAAAATCCATCAGTAATATTAGATAATAACTTTACTGGTGAAAAGAGAGAAACAACTTTACTTGCAACACTAGATTGGATTATAGAAAGAAAACCAATAGTTGCAGGTAATGGAACATTTTATATGAATCAACATGAAGCAAAAAATCCAATTGCTCAGATGCTTGATAATTTTCTTATAACAAGAAAAAAATTAAAAAAAGAAATGTTTAAAGTCGAGGATACAAATTCTCCAAAATATAAAGATTTGGACAGGTCTCAACAGAACCAGAAAATAAACGCGAATTCATATTATGGTGCAAGTGGTGCACCATCTTCTGCGTTTTATAGCGAATATTCTGGTCCAGCAACAACACTTACTGCTCAATCAGTTATTAGTACAGCTAAAAACTTTTTTGAATCATTTTTGGCTGATAATTATAATTTTATAAATATTAATGAATTGATTCATTGGATGAATAAAATTATTAAAGAAGATAATTTTGAATTAGATGATTTTATTGTAAAGAAAAGTGTTGATGAAACATATGAAAGATTGTATGATAAGTTGATTATAAAATCTTACAATGATGATGAATTGTTGTATAGCTATCTTTCAAATCTTACAGAAGATGAAGTTACAATTTTATATTATAAAAATAATATCATTTCATTTTTTGATAATCATAAACCTATTCAAAATATTTTTTATACTATAATGAAAAATGTACAAAATTTAGAAAAAGTAAATGATGATAATTATGAGTATATTGATACACATGGTATGGATGTAAAAGAATGGAATGAGTATGTTGATAAAGAGTATTTTATGAATCCTAATGTAACACCAGATGCGATTAAAGATGAACTCGAAATATTTAAAAAATATATAATGAAATATGTATTTACAAAATATTTATCCTTTGATAGAATTTATAGATTACGTAATTTTAAACGTAGAGTAGTTACAGTAATCGATACAGATTCAAATATTCTTTCATTAGATATTTTGGTAGGTTGGATTAATGATAATATTATTAAAGGAGAAACATTTGGTAGAGACGATGAACATAATTCATTTGTTATTGTAAATTCTATTACTTATGTAATTACTGAAGCTATTAGTAAAATTCTTATGTATTATGGTGAGATGTCAAATGTACCTGAAGAATTTAGATATAGATTCAGTATGAAGAATGAATTTTTCATGCCTCTACTTATTGTAGGTAAATCAAAGAAAAGATATATTAGTAAGATTCTTCTTCGTGAGGGTAATCTTATGAATCCACCGAAGAATGATATTAAAGGATTTGATTTTAAGAAAGCGACTTGTAGTGAATATGCGGAAGACCGTTTTATGAAGATTATTCAAAATTATATAATTGGTTCAGAAACTATTGAACTGAAAAATATAATTAAAGATTTGCGTAATTTTGAAAATGAAGTGAGAGAAAGCATTTTGAGTGGAGAACGTAAATTTCTTCCAAATGGTTCAGCTAAAGAAATTGCCGCATACAAAGACCCCGCAAGTGAACAATCAGTAAGAGGTGCATTAGCATGGAATATTTTAAATCCAGATAATGTAATAGATTTACCTGCAAAAGTAAGTCTTGTTAAAATGAATATATTTACTGAAGATGATATTGTTGATTTAAAAAAAACGAATCCTGAAGTATATAATATTATTATTGAAAAAATATTTAATGATGATACCAATATATTCGTTACTACAAAGGTAAAAGGTTCTGATGTAACTGTTAAAAAAAGAGGTTTACAAGTTTTAGCTATCCCAAGTAATGCAACTATACCTGAATGGGCAATACCATATATTGATATAAATACGATGGTTAATAATATTATTGCTCCTTTTAAAGCAGTACTTGAAATATTTAATAATAAATTTACATGTGAGGGAAAAACTAGAAATGGTGTAAATCGGAAAACAGATAAATTAACGAATATAATCAAATTTTAATATTTCAAGATTATATCGAATATGTAAAAGAGAGGTAAACGTGGATATGAAATTTCGTTCAGCAGTTGTTGATGACTATGACATAAAATGTTTTAAGAATATAGAATTTAGTCATCCAGAACTTCCAGTATACAAGATGTGTGTATTAGGAGCAAAGTTTAATAATTTTATTAAAACAGATGAGAAAGGATTAGTTCTTTCTATAACATTACCTGAGTTTTACGAGTCAACTTTTTTTGATGGTATTACTCATAATGATATTATCTGTTTTATTCAAGAATCATTAGCTAATTTTATTAGATCTGATGATGTTGTATTTAACATTTCAGTTATTTATGATATTGCTAATAATAAAACTTGGACAAAAGAAAAATTTTTATCAGTTAATGATGACTGGGAGAATGGTAAGTTTAATTCAAGAACTAAAAAACCTAAATATCAGAAAGAATGGGCTTATTCTCACCCAGATATAAGAGATGGTTCTCTTATAGATTTTTATAGATTTTTATTAGCTGGTAAATATAATATGTTATAATAAAATTTAAGGAGACAATAAAAATGAAAATAACAGATTATATTGGTGTGGAAATGATAAAAGAATTATATGATTTAGGGGTTTATGTTAATCAATTAGATTATGTATATTATTGTGTTAATGTTATTGATAGATTGACTGCTCTATATGACAGTCCTTTAGATGAAAAATGTTATGATATCTGTAATGATATCTATAATATGACGTTTAGAGAACTTAAGGAGTATAAAGCTGAAAAACATTTTTATGATAAGTATTTTAAGAAAAATGATTTAGTGTCATTTATAGAGCAAAGTCAGAATTTTAATCTTAAATTAAGTAGATTGGAAACATATATTAGAGACTATGGACAAACACCTTTAATTTTTTCTCATGATATTAAAGTAACTAAGGATGTTTTTAATTCACTTTATATTCTCTATAATCAAAAAAATACCGATACTGAATCAAGTGTGATACTACTTGGTGGAGTAGATAGAAAAAGTGAAAATTTATTTTTTATAGCAGATACAGTTGATCAACATCTTGATAACAGGTATAATCTAATTTTCATGCATGTTGATAATACATTTCGAGCCGTAATGCATAGACCTTTATTAATAGATAAAGGGAGAACTATTGATAAATTTAATAAAGATGTGAGTAATAGTTTAGTATTAAAGTACTTAGATGCTGAATCTGATTTGAAGCATATATATGAAATTAATTATAATACAATGCTATCTGCCACGAAGACAATGGATATTTTATCGACTGTAATAATGAAACAATTTGATGATGATGGAATTAATAGTGATTTAGCTAGTTTATATGACAGAATTTATAATAAATATAACAATTTAAATATTAATTCAGAGGATATTGCTACATCATTAACTAATGCAATAAAAGCAGCATATAAATCATTGGTAAATGATTTGGCTTTTAAATATGATTTACAAGATACATCTGTATTGATAACAGATAAACTTGAAAAATTTATTCATGAATAATTCTATGGAGGAATGTTTATGATAATACATCGTAGGCAACCAAAAAATTTTTTTAAAGAATATGGATTAGATTCAGCGGCATATAGTATACTTGATGTTATGAAATTATTAGGCGTTGAAATTGTTTCAACTATTAATAAAAAATATGAGAACGAGTATATGCTAATTTTGTCTGTTCCTGAGAATTATGATTCTGAATTCTTTGGTAAGATTACGAATAAAGACGTTTGTAATTTTTTAGAAGAAAAAATTAAAAGTGAACTTCCAAAAAATTATATTGTAGGAATACTTTTAGCACAAGGAAATAAACTTAATAGATATTGGACAGATATGGATTATTTTGATGCAAAGTATAAGATTATCTGGAAAGATAGAGAAAAGTTTATTAATATGCTCGAAAATGGTAAACCTGCACTAGTCCCAATTAGAAAGAAAAAGTTTTAAATAATATTAGTATGAATAAGAACTATTCTTATTCATACTAATTAATTTATTATTTTATTGAATTATATATTATCATTGTATATTAAATATAAATTATTTATAAAGGAGAATGTCATATGAGCAACAGTATTTATCAATTAGGTATTTTAGTGGGAGGAGTTGTAACATCAGCTGTGATTACTCGTACGCTTACCAAGAAAGAGGATGAGGAAAAATTTCTTCAATTCAAACAAAATATGGAAGAATTGAAAAAAGAAAATTCAAAATTAAAATCAAAGTGTTGTAATGATGAAGAAGAAATAGAAGATCTCGAAAAAGAATTAACTTCGGTTAATGAAAAGTATTCTAATTCATTAGAAGAAAGACAAAAACTAGTTGATTTTATAGACAATTATCAAACCGCATCAATTGATATATTTACTAATATGAGTAAACCAGTAGCTAATATTATAAATAAGGATTATTTAGAAGCTGCTGAAGATTGTATTAACGCAAGTGATGATAAATCATTAATTAAATCAATGAAACGATTAAGTAAGATTGATTTAGTTGTTGAAAAACCTATTAAAATAGAAGTAGATGTTCCAGAAGAACATGTGGATTCATTTTTACAAGATCAAATTCATCTTAATATCGATGATTCTGATTTTGATGATGACGAAGATGAAGATGACGAGGAAAATTCTGCTATAATTGAGAGAATGAGTTTAAATGATATTATGACACCAGAAGTGTATCAAGATATTTGTAATCGTATAGAAGAATTAGATGATGATGAAGATGCATTTAGTTATAAATCGATTTTAGATAATATTCTTGAATACATTTTTATTAAACGTACGATAGTTAATAAATCAACACATTATAATGAAATAAATGATTTAAATTACATTTCTAAATTAGATGTTGATAAAGAAACACTTGAAAAGATAGAAGAATTTTATGATAATATGAAATTTTGTATAATTAATATCAATGATGTTTATCAAATTTTTGAGAAATATTATAGACTTAGAGATAATAAATTCCTTAATAGAACAAATTTCTTTAATAACAAAACACCTATGTTGATTCCTGTTATTTTATATAATATTGATTCAATATCAGATAATGATATACGAATTAAAACTATAATGTCGCTATCTAATATTTTACGTAAAATGGAAGATATTATAAATGATGATAGTGATAATAATAGAAATGATGATTTTTATACATTATTACAGGATATTATATTAATTAGTCAACATAATCTGTCTGATGATAAAATAGAAAAATATGTAGCATCGGAATTTGAAGCAATTGATGAGTATAATAATATGGTTGAAGAATATTTAGAAAATATTACAAACGATAGCGAGGAATAAACTATGATTTTTTATAATTTTATAGAAGCATATATATTAGTTACTATTTTAAAGATAGGAAGAAAATTTTTCTTATCTTTAATTTAAAATAATTATTTTGAAGAGAGGATGTACACATGAATAAAAAAACCTTAGCATTTACACTGTCAACTGCTGTGACCGCTGCAACAATATCGGTCACAGCAAGTGTAACAATTGTTACACGGTATAAACAACAATTTAAAAGTTTATCAGAATCCATGGCATGTCTTAAGAAAATGAGACAAGATTTTGATATAACTCTTAGTCCAGTCATTATATCACAAAGTAATAGAATTCTTATGATTGTTGATGATAACGACTACGACATTAAACAAGGATTTAATACAACATTAACAATCAGTCATATTATGAGATTTCAAACAGCTGGAATCACAGTCAAAACTTTGAAAGATCTTGATGACGAAGTACGAAAGCTTATCTCGTATACATATATGAGATATGGTATAAAAGAATACTGTTAATAAGTGTGGAGTGTAATATAAAAATTATATTACACTCTTTTTTTTGTTATAATAACCCCAAAAAACATTGCTATAAAACACTATTTTGAAAGGAAGATATGTATGAGTAGAGAATTTGCTAGACATGAAATTGTTATATATAAATGCAACGTTTGTGGTGCAAGAAATAAATTATTTAAAAAAATAGATCATAAATTATTTACAATAACATGTTGTAATTGTGGACATTTTGAAACATTTAAGAATGACCCTAGTATGCGTATTCCTGGATTAAATGATTTAGATAAAGTATTAAATAGTAATAATGAAGTATGTATTAGATTAACAAAATGTGATAATAGAAAGTGTAGATATTATAAGAGGGGTTCTTTTAATAATAAAAAACCTAAATCTAAATGTAGTAATGGTTGCTGTGATGAATGTGGATGCAATTGTTATACAACTCATTGTACTGATGATGATGTTAAAGAAATACTGAATAGAAATTCAGATGATTGTCAACTTGATATTAATGAAAACTATAATTCAAAGCCCAGATTTCATTAAAATAATTACATAGGGATAGAAAAAGGAGGAAAATATATGGGTTATAAAAATATTTTATTTGGTGTAATTTCATCATCGTTGATTGCACTAGCTTCACATGAATTAACAAAACGATATGAAAAAAATAAAGCGTGTGAGTTATTTGATGAACAAGATGACAGGTTTTTAACATTAAAAGAAAACTTAGATAATGAAATAAGACTTAAAACTGATGAAAATAAAGAATTACGTAGAAGAACTACATTTTTGTCTAAAAAATTATATCATATTAATCAAATTGATATAGTCGATGAAATTGATTATATTACACGTAGTAATTTAAATAAAGAAAAAAAATATGATGCAATAATGTATTTTAGATCATTAATTGAAAAAATTTGTAAAACAGATCATGATGATGAACTTACTGCTACACTTAATGATATTAAGACATTTAGACAAGATATAAATTATAGTATTAGTAATAAAGAAAAAGAAGACCGTGATAAAAAAGCTCACGAAATATTTAAGAAATATGAAGCTATTAATATAAGTGGTCAATTAAATTTACCAGACGAATATAAAAACAACATATTTCAAATTATAGAAACAAAAATTAGATTATTGGAAACTATTAGTGAAATTAAAGAATTTTCTTACTTAAAACCTGATATTAAAGAAATTAATGAAATGCGTAAAGAACCACCATATTTAGTATTATCTAACGATTTAACAATTAGACGTCAGATTCAAATAGACCGAATGTTAAATAAGTTACTAAATCCTGTATTTTATAAAATGAAAGATATTATATTTGAATATGAGTTTAACTTATCGAATGAAAGTAAGAAAGAATTTGATTCTTTAATATATAAAACATATGAAATCTTAGATACTGATAGATATCTTGATGGTGAAAAGTGTTTCAGATTTTTCATAGCAACATATAAAACTATATGTGAGATAATAGTCTATAATGTTTATGCTTCTGAAAACATGGATGTTCATAAAGAAATCTGTAGTCTATTCAATCATTGTAATCATATGATGTTTTATTTATTACAAGATGGTAATATTTCTTTGGAAAATTATTTAAACAACCATTCTGAAGAAAAAGATATTATCAATAAACTATATAAAAATATAAAATAGAAATAATCAAAAACCAAAACCCATCCACACTTTCATTATTATATAGAGGGGAGAAAAATAAAAAATGAACGTAAACAATATTTTTTACGATGAAAGTGATGAAATAGAAAATGAATTATTTCTATCCGCCATTCCATTAAACCTATTAGAAGAGGCTATTAAATCTCAATTTAATGACCCATTAGAATATCGTAAAACCGATTATGTGAAAAGCTTTATTAATAAATATGAATTTTCAGTAAGAAATATGTATGAATATGAGCAAGCTGAATTAGATAGTTTACAAACAGATTTTATAGAATTTATGGAGAAAATGTTTTATAATTATCTACAAATAGGTATTGATAATATTGACGATTATAATGAAGATAATCAGCATGAATTAATTCATTTTACCTATAAATTTTTTATAAATGATATAAAGAAAAATTTTGTAAATATAGTATGTAATATTATAGATACAAGAAAAGATGAAATAACATCTATTTGTGATAAAAAGAAAGATGTTATTTATTTAAATTTTAAATCTGAGATAAATGATGAGTACGATGTATTAGTACTATCAAATTTGGCAAATATAGTTAATTACGTTTTATCGTTAGATTATACAATAGATGAATTTTTTGATTTATGTGAATCAAATAATAATAATGCTCAATTGGATTTACAATATGTGAGAGAAAAATTTGATTCATTCGTATTAACTGGAAATTTTGTTCCATTGTATAAAAAAATGATTAATAAAGATTTTAAAAATGAGATTGAGAGTAAAGTGAGAAATAAAATATTAAAGAAATACCCAAAAAGAAAATCAGAAATAAAAAATAATCCGGAAGAAGAAACTATTGACGAAAGTGTCAATTAAAAGATAAAATTATTTATATATTATAAATTTGATAATAATATTCTTTGTAAATAAGGAGGACAAAAATATGTTTTTTAGATCAAACAATTCACGTCAGGAGATTAATTTGAATACGAGTTTATATACATCGTATTCAGAGACTGCTCAGCTTAATGCTGGTGCATGGAATAAGCAACTGTCAATTAACTTGAAACCGTGTGTTGGTAAAGATGCAAACGGTCTTAGACAATATGCTGAAGATAGATCGCAAATTATAAGTACATCTATTACACCCGAAAATGCTATTGCTCTTATTACTGGATTTGAAAAAGAAGTACTTCCTGCAATTAATGGTGTAAAAGACAATGGATCTGTTTCTATTGTTATTAGTGCTGATAACGGGGATGCAAGAAAAATTTTAACAGTAGGATATGAAGATGGTATAGCATACTTATCAATTGCAATAGGTATTAATGAAACTGGTGTTGCAAGTAATGTTATTAAACATACATTCAATAAAAGGCAATACCTCACCAACTATGTGTCAAGTACAGGTTCAGCAGAAGAAGTAGTAGTTGAAACAGATCTTATTAATTTCATGAATAAGGTATACGCTATAAAAGATTTAAGTCCTGTAATTGCACATTCAGTTAAATATAATGATATGGTTAAAGCAGCATATCAGAGAACAAATCAAAATTATCAAAATTCAACACCACAACAAAATTTTCAAGCAAATACAACCAATGTAAATAGTATGGAAGATTTTCTTCCATTTGACTAATCAATTAAATGGGAGACTGATTTTAGAAAATCAGTCTCTTAATTTTTTTATAAAGGAGAGATACTAATGGCTGATAATGTAAAAGCAGATATGATATACCATAGTAGTACGGATACGTTATTTTATAATTCTCAATGTTTATTTATTGAATTTCATGATGTTATTGAAATGCCATGGTTTATTTTAACTTATATATTGAAAAATAATAAAAAACTTAATGAAATTTTTAAAATTGATAACATATCTTCATATTCTGTACAAAATATGGTTGAATGGTATGTGTATAGAAAACATAGAAATATATTTAAAAGTATGGGATTACAAGATGAAGCATATAAAAATATGGGTGAACCAAATGACGAATGGTATAATAAATTTCTTTATAATTGCGTACGTGATAATAAAGAATTATATATGGCAGATACAAAATTAATTTTTTATAAAAGTCTTAATATATTATTGAGTGATAGTCCAGGTATGGTTAAACGTATTATGATTTATAGTGAATATAATGAACCTGGTATTAAATGGTTTATTGATGACATGCTAAAATTTTCATCACATGCTGGAAAGGTTGAATATGTTTATGGTGATTTTTCAAATATTATAAAAAATATTCCCAATGATTCAACATATGTTTTATCTGATATTGAAAAAGTAAATAAAATAAAAGAAGCAAATAAATTATATATGTCATCAATTTTAATTGCTAATGGACTTAGATATAATTATGAACTTCATGATAAATCTAAATTAAAGGTAGATGTAAAAGCATTAGCTAATGACACGGTTTTTAAGTGTTCATTTTTTGATAATTTTGATTCATTTAAGGCAGAGGAAAGATATCAACAGATATCAAATAGAAATCAAAAATCCTAACAACAAATTTCTAAGTTGTTTTATTTATTAAAAATTAAGGAGGATAACAACTATGAGTGAAATTTTAAATGAACGCATGAAAAATGATGAAGAGGTTCTTTTTAAGAAAGAACCTAGGTTAAATGTTATTTCAAAAGAAATGTATGAAGAAAGAGTATCAAAAGTATTTAAACTTTTATGGAGTACGTTGGCTAAATCATTCGGACCGTATGGTGCTCCTACTTTAATATATAATTATCCATATTCGCATGTAACAAAAGATGGCTTTACTATTATGAAGAATCTTTCGATGGATGCTTCAGAACAATTGGTAGACCAAGCTATTGCTAATATGGCTTCTGATATTTGTGGTAGACTTAATTATAGTGTAGGTGATGGAACAACATCTGCTGTAATTGCTACAAATAGCATTTATCAGAATTATCTCAAGCATAAGGAAGAACTTCAAAAGAAGTTTATTATGCCAAGAGATATCATTCAAATTTATAATAATATTAAAAATAGAATTATTAATAATTTACACAAATATGTAAAAAGTATTAATTCAAATAATCCTGAAGAATTATATGATAATATATACAAGATCGTATATATTTCATCTAACGGTGACCAACTTATTTCATCATACATTGCTGATATGTATAAAGAACTGCAGTTTCCGGGAATTACTTGTGAACTTGCACCTGATGGTATTACTAAGAAAAGGATTATTTCAGGTTATCAATTTGATCTTGTGTTAAATGATAAATTGTATATTAATTCAGATGATAACACAATGAATGTTAGTAATGCAGATATTATATTCTTCTCTGTAAAAATTACAAAAGAAATATATGAAAAAATTCTCAAACCTCTCAATGAACAATCAAGAATGAGAGGAAGAAAACTTATTGTTTGTGCTTCATCTTATGATGAAACAGCATTAGGTCAAACAATTAGACGTGATTTACTTGCAGAATATAAATCTACAAAAGAAATTAATCTAGTACTTTGTACGTATAAAGCACTGTCGGAACATACAAGAAAGTTAGCTTCAGACTTTGCAATGTTGTGTAATACATTGATTATTGATAGAACTCTACTTTCTTCTATTTATGAAGAAATTGAAAATCATGAACCAATAACCAATATATTTAATATTGATAATCGTACAGATATTCCTAATTTAATTTGTATAGGTATCAAAGATTCAAATCCCGTAAGATTTGCTAATGATAAAAAAACTGATGATATTGAAAGATTACCTCTTTCACCAAATGCTATTAGATTAGGTTATGTTGGAAATGGTTCTATTGGTTTGAAAAAATCATTGTTTACAGATTTTTATTATGATGAAAAAATGTATAATGCAACTTTAAAAGATGCTGAATCGATACTTAAAGAAACCGAAGAAAAGTATAAGAAACTTGGTACATTCAATCTTGTAGTAAATCAGGCATTTCAGAGATATTACGCTTTGAAGTTAAAGATGGGTGTTATCGAAGTTGGTGGAGATAGTGAATTGTCTCAAAAGCTTTTAAAAGATGCTGTGGACGATGCTATTAAAGCCGCTTCATCAGCATTTGATAATGGCGTTGTTAATGGATGTAATGTTGATATGATGAAAGCTATTCAAGATACATTGGTTGAATGTATTATATCACCGGACCTTGATGAGAGATCAGTATCAATTTATTCTACATTATTGAATATATTATATGATGGTTTTACTGATGTGTATAAAACTGTTTTAAGTAATGCATTTGATGATAAAGAGATACATCATCTTTATGAAATTAATGAATTCTTTGATAAACCTGTATTAGAATTAGATAAAGAAGATGTAATTGACGAAAATACGTATTCGATGCATGATATAATAATTGATCATTCTGTTCGTACAGGTAAAGTATTTGATGTTTCAACAAGAGAGTTTGTATCAGTTGTAATTAATTCATCAAAAACTGATGAAGAAATATTAATTGCAACTATTGACCTGATTGGTCTTCTTATTTCAGGAAATCAAATGGTTATTACACAAAAGCATAATTTTGAATAATAAAGGGGAACAATATTATGAGTAAATACCAAACGTTAGACCAGTTTCTTTTTAATCCATTTGGTATGCATAATAGTAATATTCCAAAAGCAAGAGAATTAGATGTCCTTTATGAAAAAGAAAGAGATAAAATTAAACTTGTTGCATATACTATTGTGGAAGACTCATATTTTTTCCATGTAAAAATACCATCTAAAAGTCAGAAATCTGATAATGTGTACCACGATGTTGTTATTAGATTTTTTACTGATAATCCAGAGTTATTAAAATCAGCTCATATACGGGATTATTATATCCAATTTTTTTCAAATAGTCCTGGATTTATTTATAAATATGCAGTACTATATAAAAAATATGATTACTTAATTGAATTTTTATATGATAAATTAGATCCCGAGTATTTTGATAAATTACCTAAAAATATTGAAAAGGAGATGGATTTATCTTTTGATAAATCCATCTACTATGCATGTAGGTATTTGTCTGAAAGACGATTTAGAGTACTTAATAAAGTTGGTATTGGTATAGGAAGAAAATTAAAACCAGATGTATTTTTTAAAGGAATTACTGATTTTAAAACAGTAACATTGAATACAGAATTAAGGAATCTTTCTAAATCTTCATTAAAAAAATTAGAAAAAGAATTAAAAGACCATGAAGAAAAACGAAAAAACGATGTTCATAGAAAACATCCTACTAAGTCATCATTGTCATCTCATAGAGTTGAAAAAATAGTAGCCAAAAAATCTACTAGTTCTCATCGCAGTATTGTTAGAAAAGGAGCTAGAAAGTCTACGAAAAAATCATGATACATGAATTATTTATATATTATAAAATAGGATAAATAATAATATAGATTATTTAATAATATGGAAAAGAGGTATTTTAGTCATGGGAAAAGTATCCAAATTATTAAAAATTGACAAATGGACTCCAAAGTCTAGTCAATGTATTGTTGAACCTGATAATAAAATTTTTCTCTGTCATTTTGACAGAGTGTTTCAGCAACCTAAATTGGAGCGTTATAATAAATTTTATATTCAGAAGCTATCGTATATAAATAATTTAGAATTAATAACAAAGTATATTAATTATTTCATTAACTGCTATGATTCAGATAATGAATTAATAAGTGCATATTTGAAAATAAAATTTGAAACAGATGAAAAACGAAGTTTTACAGAAAATAATATGGAAGCTTACATTTCATTTTTGTATGAAATATTATTTACCGATACTATTATTAATAAGATTAATATGTTAGTTGATGACAATTATCTTTTTGATATAGAGGGAAATGATAGTAAGAAAAAGAAATATCAAAAGAATGATAGAAAACATCTAGAATCATTAGAGTTTACGAATCAGCATGTTAAGATTCTTTTGAGAATATCTTTCGCAATGAAATTAATGGCTCCATGTATGTTACATTATCACGCAATCAATTCTATTAAATTAGAAAAGGATTCGGATAATATTTATAGATTTTATAAACCTTTATTTGATATATTTGGTCTTGTAGAAAAACATACAGATGAAGCTTATATTGAAAATGATGGTAATTATTTTTACGTTTATAATACAGCAACTGAATATTATGATAAATATGATTTTCATAATAAAAGATTAGTAATGTGCAGTATTTCAAATGATGTAATAAATAAATTGGTATATGAAGATGGTAATATTTATGTAGGTAGTACTAATTATATTGCAGAGTATAATCTATATAATAAGTTGTATGTTTATGTAAAAACAAAGGTTAATGAGTCATATAGCAATAATTCACCGATATTTGAACAACAAGAAATTTTCGGTATAGATTTATATTCAAAAATTCAAGATTTCGTAAGACGTGTATTGATAAGTGAAAATGTTATTAAGTATAAATTCAATAATAACATAATTGGTTTTAACAAAACCATTATCAAATATCAACTTACTTATTTCTTGAAAGAACAATATGAGAAAAATCTTGCTGAAATAACTAATGCAAAAAATGGAGATGGATTGTCTGGTGGAGATAAAATGATGATGAACTTATCAAAAATTGACGAAGGTATCACTATAATGGCAGATATTAATATTCCGATTACATTAGATTATCTTTGTAAAAGATATAATACTGTAATTAGTGATGAAGAGATTGAATTTTATATTAAGAATCATCATCCAGATGATATTCAGATTCAATTAGTATTATCTTATTTTGCAAAGTATTTTGGTTCATATCGTGATTTAAATCTTTTAAGACGAAGAGATTATATAGTATTAATGCTTATCTTAAAGAAAAAGCTTATTAACGAATTAGGCTATAGTGATGAAGAAGATGACGAACTTAGGTCAATGGCATTACCTTATATTATAAGCGGCAATAGTGTTGACCATATTAATACAAGAGTAATACGAAATATCAAATTTACTGAGAAAGTTCAGGAATCATATACGTTCCAGAAATTACAAGAAGATAATCATAAATATCTTAATGTAATTAAACCAAATTATGATATGAAGATAATATCATCATTAATTAACACAAAATACACATATGTAGAATTTCATAATCCTGAATTATTGGATAAAGAAATTGTATATAGTGATGATAAAATTAGTGATGAAATTTTATTCTTCTTAGCTTCTATTTAATTTACATGAATAGGTTAGAATATCTAACCTATTCATTTTTTTATCCGTATTTTTAATATATATATTGATATATTATTTTTGTGTCATAATATATATATTAATAAAAGAAAGGTGGTATTATATATGACGAAAAGCGAATTAGTAAGAGATGCAGCTACTACAGCATTATCCGCATCATTAGTTGTAAGAGGTATTAAGGGAAGCTCAAAGGCTTTGATTATTACGGGTGTTGCTGGTATTGCAACAATTCTTACGGTAGATATATTAATTGCCGTAAGAGAAAAAAAAATCGAGAAAAATAATAATGAAGAGGCTTAATAAATAGCCGTGAGAGAAACTAAAACTCTCACGGCTTATTTATTTTTTTTTATTTTGATGAGATTTTATTCTTCTCAGCTTCTATTCATTTTTTAATTAATAAAATAGTTATATATAATTTTTATGTAAGCGTATGAGTATATTACATATTATTGAATTATTTTATCTATTGTTAAAAAAGAAAGGATGTTCATTATGTTAAAAAAGAATTTAGCAATTGCTTCAGCAGCAGCATCGGTCATGGGTTTATCGTTTGTTGTATTCAAGAAGATCAAATCTTCTACGACCAAGTTTAGTATTTCACCACTTGACTCAGCCCGCATACAGGAAATGATAGATGATGTGAATACGTCACAACATAAGTATATCATACTTATGGAAGACGTTCATGATTTTGATTTAATATCAAAAACTAAGTCATATATTGATAATGAATCAGATTATGACTTTATGGTGAACATATTGAATAAGTATTATAAAGAGATGGTTAAATTTTTGAAAGAAGAAAAAGAATTTAGAGAATCAAACATTATGATTGAATAATGTTTGATTCTCTAAATAGTTATGTATGACAACTAATTATAGTCGTCATACTTTTTTTTACCCGTATTTTTAATATATATATTGATATATTATTTTTGTGTATAATAAAATAAGTCAGCTGGTTAAAGACTTAAAAACAGAGAAAGGAGTACGCTATGAAAGCTACTTCTACAATCAAAAAATCCGTTAATCACACAAGATGCAATATCATCAGATTGTATATTATTCGCAATCATTTGATGAATGCAATGACTGACGGGGAGAGAAAGTATTTTACTTCTCTCATTAATCATTCTCTCTGCTTTACAAAGGCAGAAGAGCTCTTCCTCAATTCAATGAGGAAAAAGTACAGTATAAACATGGAAAATGCATCTAGCATTTTCTATGAAGTTTATGCTGTATAAAAAATAAAAGGAATATGAGATAGAATCTTCAAAGCGGTTTTACATAAGCTTTCTCATATTCCTTTATTTTTTTATTTTTAAAAAAGAATTTACGATATCTTGTATCATATACATAATGATTGGAGTAAAAAAGAATACTTCCATATTTCCATCTAAATATAATAATTCATCATTTAAATCTAATGGAATATCATGAATAGTCATTTCTTCTTTTCCACGACAATATTTTTTTATAAATTCTGCATATTTACTATTAACAAATCCATTACTCTTTATAGCTAAAACAAATTCATTTGAAAATATGTTTGTTGCATTATCTGATAATTCTGATGGAATATCTAATATATAAATATTTTTTTCCATCCACCTATGAAAAGTTGTTTCATGATTATCCATACCTAAATAAGTATCATATGCAAAATTATTAACTAAATTTGGATTTCGTCTTTCAACAAATCTATATATAGATTTTTCATACTTAATTCTTCTTTTAGAATCAGTAAATTGATCTGTTAACATCAAACAACTTAAATCATTCTTTTTATTAAATATATGGTGTTCATTAATAAATTGTGTTTGAAACGGATCATACAAATACATTCCGGGACCAATTTCACCTAAGAAACAATTATGTCTATCATTATAAAATAATGCTTTATATGTAGATGCCATATCATCATACATTGCATCTATTTTATCCAACACATCTTTTGATTCTAATTCAATAATACAATTATTTTCTGTTCCAATATTTTGAAGAATACAAGTATATTTTTCTTTTACTTGGTTTTCTATATTTTCAACTTTTTCATCTTCAAGATATTCAAGTTTAAATCCAATCTTATAATAGTTATCAGGCATTATTGTATCATAATTAATTTCTGTAACTCTAAAAAGATATGGATCTTTTAAAAACGGAATAATGAAAAAATCATTTGGTAATGGTTTAATTGAACCTGGTACTATAATAGCTTCCGACTCATACGATGTATCAAGTCCTTGATCCATTTCTTGAAGACTAAGCACAATCTGTTCTATTCCATATAATGGGAAAGATTCTATTTTATTAAACCTCAAAGGAGACCTAAAACCAATTAATGAACTAATATCTTTAAAACCATCATCTACAGTTGTATTATCATTATTCAAATGATAATATGTAACAAATGTTGGTGTTTGTTCAATAAAACGAGATACTGGTGATTTTAATCGTTCTTCATATTTAAATAGATTATCTTCTATCATTCGTTGCTCATTTATAAACATTCCCATTTTTTAACACCGTCCTCTCTATTAGAATAGTATTAAATCTATGTTTTATCCGTATTTTAGTATTATTCATATATATATTATTTTAGTGTAATATTAAAGGGAGTTATGCTTTATCCCGAGTTTTAATCAAAGCGTGTCATCCCAAGACAGTAACAGTGGGGAAAGGACGTTTTATGAAGAATAGTGTATTTAACAACAACAGGAAGAACAATGGCAAGCTTGAGACGGTTAAAAACGTAGGCAAGGGTATCGGTGAAGGTCTTGGTGTTATTGCAATCGCTGGATTGTGCTTCCTTGGTGCGGTAGCAGAAGCTGAGAATGAAAACCGCCGTGAGGAATATGCAAGAGAGACACTTAACCAGCTCGAAGTTGATTTCCTTAACATCAAGGAGGATGTTAGAAGTATCTCCTACAGTAAGTATCCTTGGGGATATTACAATGGAATCGTATCTGATCTTAATGATATTGAAATCAGATACATGAAGGTGAAGAATGTTGTTCTCCGTTATGGTGTAACAGCAAAAAGTATTAGTGAGATTAATGACCGTTACGGTTATAATTATATTAGTAATCTTGAAAGTTCTATTCATAGGCTTTCAAGTAGAATCTGATAATTTATTAAAAGAAAGAAGGTGATAAAAGATGAGTTGAATTATTCAACTCATCTTTATTTTTTTATTTTTTTTAAACTTTTTTAGTATAGTTCAAACTAATCCATCCAGCACCAGATTTTAACTTACCCCATGTTCCTTTTATTTCCACAATAGTATAGATACCTTTATCTTTAATAGTACCTACTACAGCATAATTCGTACCAGCACCTTTTCTAATGTTAAGAACATCAGCAGTTACTTTAACTTTATATGGTTTCGAAGTTGTTTTAGAGGTAGTGGTCTTATTAGTTGTTTCCTTCGTTTTCGATGTAGTAGTTGTAGTAGTTTTTGTTGTACTTGTTGTTACAGTTTTACCAATGGTACAATATTCAGATGAACCAAGATAAATCCAGTAACCATTAGATTTTAATTTACCCCATTCACCAGATACTTGTGTAATTGTAAATGTTCCTTTACCAGTCTGACCCATAACAGCACCATTCATAGATGCGGATTTTCTCATATTAAGGTCAGAAATAATAACTTTTACAGTAAATGGTGTTTTTGGGAAAGAAGTATTTTGTGCAGAAGTAGTCGTTTTAGTGGATTCAGTTGTAGTTGTAGGTGTCGAAACACTACCACCATTAAGTTTAGATTGTACATCTTTTCTGAATCCATCCATTGTGTAACTCAAACCAAGTTGAGTCCAATAGTGTTCAGGGTCAGCATGATTAGAAGCAATACCTCGTCTATAACCTTCTGAATGACTCACGATTACACCAGAAGCAAGAGGATTAAGATTATATTGCTTACAGAGAGATGCAAATAATTCAACAGCAGAATTATACGCTCTTCTAGCATCTACAACAGCTTTTGTTTTATCATTAACTGTAAATGATGCACCTGTTGTATATGTAATATATGAGGACTCACACATCTCAACACCAATATGCGTATCATTGGAACTTCCGCCACCATGCCAACCTCTATGATTCCATGGTAATGTTTGATATACAATACCATCATTGGCATCAATAAATGCATGAACACATGCATTAGGATTTGTAGCATAGATTCTACACCATGTAGGACCACTAGGTTGAGCACAACCTACACTATGAAGCATAAGACCTTGTACAGCAATTTTAGCACCAATTTGATAACATGGATTATTAACTAGATAATTCTGTACAATCTTCAGTGTAGATGTAGATGTTTCCTTTGTTGTTGTACTATTGGTCTTTGTAGATGTATTTGATGTTGCAGTAGAACCTGATGATTTAATCATATCTTTAAAATCTATATAACAATAGTTCGAATCAACAGGTCCATTGATTCCATTGATATATGAAGTTCCATATTGCCAAATATCATATGTACCAGTATATCCACATGCGGAAGCCCAATGAGCAATCCATCGTCTATATTTTGTTACAGATGTAAGATATGTATTCCACCAACTAGTACTGGAATAAACACCTGGTGTATATCCAGCAGCTTTAATACCTTCACAAATAATGTTACAAGCTCTAGCTGCATAACTTTCTGTTCCAGCTTCTTCACAATCGAGATAGATAGGAAGTTGGAATGTATGACCTTTAATCAATCTAAGGATATGCTCTAACTCCGATTGTGCATGAGCATCAGATGTAGCATAAGAATAAAGATATACACCTCTAGGGATTCCAAGTCTTTCACATTCAGATAAGTTTCTAGCAAATTGTGCATCATCCTGTGATGTATAGTTATCTCCATAACCACATCTCAAAATAGCACCATCTATCTGACTTTTAACTAAATCCCAATTAATTGTACCCTGATGAACGGATACGTCTATAACTTTAGTTGCCATAATTATTCTCCTTTCTTAAAATAAAAATTAATATATGCTTTTATTAATTTGTTATTTTAAAAGACACAAATATTTATATATTATTTTTTTGCATAAAAAAGTATGAAAGGAAGATTTTTATGAGTAAAAAATATGATTATTCTAAAATTCATTATGATGGTGATTTTAGAAAAAGGATGTGTAAAATTGCTGATTCTCTCGAAGAATATATTAATTATATTAAAACTTATATTATCTTTAATAATATGAGTGAAGACGAATATAATGAACATATTCAAACTGCAGAAAAACTTATAAAGAAATTAAGAAAGGGTGATATAAGTGTATTCAATATAGATGAATTAAATAATCTTTTAGACAATGGATATGATATTACGTTTGATTCAGATTAATCCTTTCAACAGTTGAATACAAAATATTAATATTATATCTTGTATTCAACTGAAAGGAAGTAATTAAACATGATTATTGATAATATCATTAAACATGAAGTTTCAAGTGATGATAAAATATTTAATGATTATGATATGATTATTACAATCATTTTTGATAAGTACAATTATAATACATCACTTGATGATTTATCCAAACAGTTTAACTTAGGTTTTTATAAATATAAAAATCATTACGAACTGTCTACAATGTTTTTTGTGTATAATAATTATTATAATACTAATGATAAACTTATATTTGAGTTATCAAAAATTTTATTTAATAATATAAAACATGATAGATTGCTTATGTCGCATATTAAAAATAAAAAAGTATGTATTAAAGTTATAACAAATACACAAAAATCTGATAATATGGATATTAAATATAATTTCCGTTTCTACGTTCCATTAACAGTAAGACGGGCATGGGATACTATTTTTGATATAACTGTACCCGTCTTTATGATTTATAAATAATTTTTAAATAAAGGAGACAGAAAAAATGAGTAAGAAAGTAACATTATCAAAAATCTTAAAAATGGCATCTTTTAGAATCTTTGACTATGATATTAATACGAAACTAAAAAAAGATGATATTATTGATCTTTCTACACGAGTTGCATATTATATCAATTCGTCAATAAAGAATCTTAAAGCTAGTAGATTGGAAGGACTACCATCTAATGAAGAAATTGTAATTGATTCTGACGAAAAAGATTATCGTATTGAAACTAACATTAATAAATCAACTGTTCAAAAGACGATTACACTTTTATCTGAAATTGATGAAAACAATGTACAAACAGTTCTTATTCCAATTCCTAAAAAGAAGTCAGGAAAGATTGAAGAGCATCCTTTCATCAAGTGGTTGAAAGATATTTCAACATTTGAAGCAGTTTATGACAAAATTAAAGAAAGATGGATTGATTTAAACGATGACGATAAAACTGAGTTTAGTAATGTTTTGTATCTTCCGGATATTTATGTTTTCATGAATGGTAAGAAGATAAGAACTAAACCGTTTAGAATCAATCTTGTCATTGTGGCAGTTCCTAATAAGTTTAATGCTAAACCGGGAATTGATGAGATGAATGAATATGAATATATTCATAAGGTTGTTGATGATTCAATTGAAGCAACTATTAAGCTTGGCTGTAAGAATCTTGTTATTAATCCTTTTGCACTTGGATTCCTAGCAGATGGTGCTCACAGTGCTTCTGAGTATTGGAGTACAATTCCTGAAAGAGGTCGTGTAATTGAGAACATTAATTCATTGGTATTCTCTATTTCTGATGATGACCTCTTTATCATCTTTTCTAAAACGTATTCATCGAATAAGTAAATAACTAAATATAAAAAATGAAATAAGTATAGATTTTAATAATCTATACTTATTTCTTATTATAAATATGAAAGGAATATAGAATATGAAAAAGAAATATGAAATATTAAAAACCAATACATATAATATGAACGGTAAAACTCTTTACCGTATAATTGCTATAAGAAATTTTGGTGATATAAAGAAAGGTGAAATAGGTGGTTTTGTTGAAAGCGAAAGAAATTTAAGTCATAACGGAAATTGTTGGATACACGATGATGCGAAAGTATATGAAAAAGCAAAAGTATATGAAGATGCTCAAATATATGATCATTCAATGGTTTATGGTAAAGCAAAAGTATATGGGCATGCAAAATTATTTAAATCCTCATTAGTAACAGAAAATGCCAAAATATATGGTTCATCATGTTTAACAGGATTTACAGCAATTCGCCATAAAGTCAGAATATATGGAAACGCTAAAATTGCTGATGCTATGATATCTGATAAAACTGAAATATATGGTAATGTAATTATTGATACTGGTGGTGTTATTATTCAAGGAAATAGTAAAATATATGGTAGTTCTTATATAAGTGGAGATACAAAAATTGTTGATTGTTTTATACATGGTTGTTCTGAAATAAATGATGTACGTTGTATAAAACAATCGAATATCTCCGGTGTTACTAAATTAGAATATAATGATAAGAGGATAAAAAATATGAATATAATCGATAATAAAGTATACAGAAAAAATGCCGATGGTGGATTTGGTTATATATAAACCGTATTTTTAAATTAAATATTGATATATTATTTTTGTGTATAATAATAGTTATGCTTAATCTATTAAAAAGCAATCAATAGGAGGACGTATGGAGAATAAAAAGAATAATGAAATGCTTAAGGCAGCAACAGAGGTTATTACAACAACTTCAATTGCAGGTGCCACATATCTCGGTGCATCTGCGGCAATTGGATTTGGTGCAGGGTTCTGCTACGGTATTTTGAATCCCGGTGCAGAAAGTGTGCCAAAAAAGCTGTTAACCGGTGTAACTGCTGCTGCAGCAACAAGTGCTGCAGTTTCGACGGCAGTAATCGTAAAGAAATTGGGCTTCTTTAAGAAGCCCAATCAGGTTGCTGACATTAACCGTCAGCAGGTTGAGAATTACAATAAGTAATTCTCAAAAAAAATAAACTATGGGGAACTCTGGTGGTTCCTTATAGTTTTATTTTTTTTGTTTTTGACAATAATATAATTAACTATAAAGGAGGAATAAATATGACATTATATGCATTTCCAGTTTCACGTGAAGAAGTTGAAAAGAACCCTATTGTAGCAGGTTATGGATATATAAAACAACATCCAGAAAATTTAATTGAAACAGACAATCTTTCAGAAATTAATACATATGATAAATCTACAACTCATGTTGTTATAAATGATGAAGTTTATACTCTTCATAAAGATTATCTTGATATTACGAATGGTAGACGTATTTATCTTATTATTAAAAAAGATTATGGTAATGATAAGTAATATTTTATATATCATAACATTATAATAAGTTGGAATGTAGTACAACTTATTACGTCAAGATACAAAGGTTTAAAATAAATGAGTGAAGATATTTAATATCTTCACTCATTTTTTAATGATTATAATATTGAATATTCAAAATGAAATAATAGAATACTGCTTTCTTATAATTTATTCTAGAAGCTTCTCTTGTAAACTTATCATGTAATCCAGACATATCTCCCCAATAATTTAATATATTTTTTATATTAATAAGATTTTCATTATTACTATTGGTACGTCTAAATAATCTACTCGACCATAATAAAAATTCAGTTGTATTTATTTCTTGTCTTGTATGCTTTTCGTCGTACAACCATACGAATAAGATAGATTCTATAAATTTAGTAATGTTTTCATTTTGCTCATTAACAACTATCTTACTTAAAAATAGCCTTGTATCAGAAATAGATATTTGAGCCATCTTTGCAGCAATTTCAACATATTTAAGATTAAGACCATTAGTTATTAATGGCATAACAATTGCATTTACTGTACTTTGTACTTGAGATGTATCATTTACATATGAATCAATAATCTCACCTGAATCGCCAGTATCTAATGCATTTATAACAGTTAAACCTTTTTCTAAGTTTTTATGATATTGCTCACATATTTTTTTAATCATTGAGTTTTGGTCATTACGAATACGTTGAATAAATCTGATGACTTCATCATCAGAACCTTTTATAATACCTGGTTGCAAGAACTTATATGATTGCTGAATGGAATATGTTAGTGCACCAAAAATATGTCCCTGTTGTTTTATAATAAATTTATTTGTCAAGTTATCTATTGTATATTCCATTACACCAGGTCTACTTACTTCAAATTTAAAATACTTATGAAATATTGACGGGTAAACTGCAAGAGCATATATTGCTAATGATGCATTTAATCCTTTAGAATCTTTTTTTACTGTAAAGTATCGTATACAAGACCAGAATAACCAAAATACGGGATTCTGTCTCAAGTATTTAAAATCTGAACCATTTAATTTAGATGTGATTTCAACTACCAAACTAACGATTTCTTTTTCTTCAATATTAAACAATTGGAAGAATCCTAGCTTATCATTATCTGTAAATGGAATCAAATACTGCGGTCCTGGAGTTCTTAACTTTTCATTATTTCTATCAATATAATTTCCAACCATTTGTTGAAATCTTCTATTTGATTGAATATCATTTAATACTATTTCTACTCTAGGATATAAATTATTTAAAATTATGGTAGAAATAGTGGCTTCTGTTAAAATATCAGTATCTATGTTATTATCATTTTCTAAACTTTGTTTTAATATTATTTCATCTTTATTTTCTAAAGATTTTTCTATAAAAATCACAGAATAACAGTCCTTTCTGTATCTAGCTTATTATTTTGTTTTTTAGTATTATTTTAATTGGAGGTTATATATGAATAATTTATCAAAAGATCAAATAATAGGAGTATTAGTCTTTGTTTTAACATTTATATATGCTAGTATTCTTGAAGTATCTCATTTTACAGATTCACGGTTAAAAGCAAGGCTAGAATCAATGCCATATATTATAGTCGGTATAGTATTTTTTATATATGCAATATATACTTTTAGTAAAAATGAAAAGAAAAAATAATAAATAGTAAGATATGTATATACATATCTTACTATTTCTAATCATTCATCTCTATTAATGTTTCTCGGATCATTTTCAGGATGTAGCTCAAAGTAATGAATTGGATCATTTCCATCATCATCAGTAATAACTGGGTGTGCTGACAACTTTCTTAACTGATTCATCATCTCTAAAATAAATGTATTACCATGATAAACATCAGTATAAATTTTAAACTGGTCTTCAATAATTGATAATTGGTAAATGTCAATATGTCCGAGTTCCATCCATTTTCTATATTCTGTTATTATGAATGATTTTATAGCTAGTTTATTATATTTTGTAATATTATCAAGTGCAGCACGTTCTTCTGTTTCAATATCATTAACATGTGCTTCTAACTCAGATAATTTTGGTGCTAATACGTTATCAATTTTATTATTACTACTCTCAATATTCGTTGTAAATTTATTTTCCGTTTCAACTAAATGTGTACTAACACTATCTACAGATTGTTTGAGAGTATCTACTGTAGTAATAAGTTTATTAACACTATCTTTTAAATTTTTTGTGTCTTCATCCTCTAATGTTTCATTACGAATTTTATTAGAGATTTTATCACGTATAGCATTTATTGTATTGAAGATTGTTAATGCAAAAAATAATAACGCTATAAATGTTCCGATACCAATCGTTAAATTATTATTTAACCAATCAATAGCTGTTTTATCCATTTTAGAAAACTCCTTTCATTAAAAATTAATAATCATTACATGACAAATATATCATGTAATGATTATCGTCTTTATTATTTTGTTTGATTACCATTTCTCGATGACTATAGTTCCCTTATATTCAGAATCATCACTAAAAGAGACCACATCAACTGGATAAGAAGAAAACATATTTCCGTGTGTTATAAAAAAACATTGTTCAGCATCTATTCTCTCAATTTGATTTTCAAGTATTTTAAGAAACTTCTCTTTAAATTTAATATCAAGAGTTGAATCAATTTCATCTAATAGCATAATATTATATTCATGCATAGTTTGTGATGCTAGAGCAAATGCTAATGCGATAGAAATAAAACTTGTTTCTCCCTGAGATGCATATTTAACATCATCTAACAGTTTTCCTTTATTATAAAACGGAATAGTAAATTCGGTTTGAGTTATTTTAAATTTATCAATAAATAATCTTCCATTGAATGCTATATCCAATAATTCATTAGTAATCTCTTCTGTATTACCTAAATAATTTTTAACATAGCGTAATGGGATACCTTTGGTTGATGATAAACTATCTTTAACTAATGTCATTTCATCAAAGATTTTACTATAAGTATTTAAATCTTTTTGTAAATCTTTATATTGTGTTAAAGATATTCTACAATCTTCAATACGTTTAGTAATAAAACTAATCTCTTGTTTTAATTGAGATAATTGAAGAGATAGTCTCTTAACTTCATCTGAATTAGAACTAAATATATTCCAATCCTTTTTAAGATTGACCAATTCTAATTCAAGTTCTTCATGTTTCATGAAAGTTTCATACAATTCAGAATATGTTTCAATAGTTCTTAAATTAGAACTTATTACTTCTTTATTTTTTGAAATATCTCTTTTTAATTCAATATTATTTTGAGTATATTCATCTATAGTTTCTTTTATACTAACATATTGATTAGTTATATTATTAAAATTTGAATACTTCTTAATTGTGTCTAATATATTAATCATCGAATCCTTTTGTTTATTCAGTTCATCTATTGTATGATATTCTGTAATTAAAGCCAATAAATTATTTATTTTTTCTTCATTATAAATCGATTTATTATCAGCAATATTTTTATAAACCGATTTTAATAAAAAATCTTTCCTAATACTTTTTGGAAGTTTATTTATAGTATCAGAATAATTAGAATATTCTGATAAAATATTGATAAGATTCTGATATACCAATTCCATAGATTGTAGCATTTGTATATCCATTTTATTATCATGATCTTCATTAATATTAAAAAGATTACCTAACTGAATATATGCTTGTCTAGCTTTACAATTTATTTCATTGCAACTTTCAGGAATATCAGACATTAAGAAATCAAATCTTTGTTTTAATCTCATTAGGAATAAATCAGTATTTTGGTCAGTTTGGATATTAGTCATTTGATTATTAATATATTGCATTACGTTACGTTCATTATTCATTAATTCAATAACTTTAGAAACTGGAGTTTTACCAAACTCATATGTTTGATTTAATTGTTGTTGTGACCTTTTTAAAAAGACAACAAAATCTTCCATTTCTTTTTTAGATATATCAGGTTTATCTTCATCTAATTTCTTTTCTATTTGATAAATTTCACGTTCTATTTTACTGATTTCTTTTCCCATAGACTCTATCTCTTTATTGGATTCCATTTCTTTATCATATTGAATTTCTAAATCATGTTGTGATTTATATAATTCATCTAATCTAGTTAAGTTAGAACCTATAATCAATTCATCAGCTTTTATTTTACTTTCACGTTGTATATTATCTTTCTCTAATTCATTAATTTTTTTATTATAATATTCTGGATCAGTTGATTCGTAGTTTTTATGTTCAAGAATATCATGCATTTTTAATGTCTTTTTTTCTAGTTTAGATATTCTCTGTCTTAAATTATAAGAATCTTCAATTGAATCCACCAAATGTTGTGATACTGATATATCTCCAGAAATACGTTCATACTCTCTTTGTTTTGAATCTAATTGTTGTTGATAATTATCTATTGAATTTTCAATTGATTCTACAGATGTTATACCTAAACGTTTTTGTTTATCAACAGAATGTGAAATCATTTCTTTTAATTGTTTTAGATTATTATTTACTTTTTTATAAAACGTAAGAAATATATCGGCATCTTCTAATAATTTATTCATAAATGTTTTTCTTTCAGTTTCACTTAAATCTATCATAGATGTTACATTAGCACCCAATCTAAGTAGTTTTAAATAATCCATTTCAACATGTAATTCTTCTTTAACCCATTCTTTAAAAGAAGTTATATTTCCATTTGGATTTAATTCAGTTCCGTTTTTCATTATATATGATTTTACACTATGTCCGTCAGGTTTCTTGGGAGTGTAAAAATGTTTTATTAAATATATATCATCATTATTAACTATTTCTATTTCTTTATAACCATTTTTTCCATTTATAATAAGATTAGTACTATTACGTACATCTAATCCACCAACAGTAGCAAATGGTGTTAGTAAACTTAATAATGATGTTTTACCACTTCCGTTTGGTCCTACTAATAAAATAATCTTATTTTTAACTTGTTTAAAATCTATTTTTATTTTATGAGCATCCATAGATGTCTCAATATTAGAAAAATTCTCTAATATAATATAATTTATTTTCATATAATCAGTCCTTTAACTAAGTTAAATATAAGTTTTTAAATGTATTAAAATAAATATATTAAACATAATTATTAATCAATATTATCACAATAATTATATAAAAAAAATATAAGAGACGTATAGAATTTCTATACGTCTCTTATACTATGCAGCAAGGCTTTGGGGTTTAGTTATTAACGGAGGACAAATCAATAACTCTAATATATATAAACAAGCTATAGTCAAGATAAAGGTTTAAAAATATATTATAAAATGATGTAAGAAATAAATCAAGACATCAGCTTGGATTTTTTTTTCGATTAATAATATGTTAGTAAAAAAATATAGAATACTTTTATGTATTCTATATTTTTTTATTCGTATTAGGATAATGTAATGTTAAAAGTGTTGCAATTTCTTATAAGTGTGCCTTATCATTATGTATATATAATAAAAAGTTATTTTAAATCAAATACATCTTTAATGAAATCATTAATATAATCTACATTTATACAAATTAAAAATTTGTACGTATAATAAGGACTCTGTCTATGAAAGTGAACAGTCATCGTTTCATAGTCGATTGTATATTCTTGTCCCTCTTTAATAATATCGCCTTGGCGTCGAACTTTTATATCTAAAAATTCAAAAAATTTAATACCATTCTCTCTATGATATTTCATTACTTTTCGTATTGAATCGTTTAATAATTCGTCAATACAAATACTATCATTTGGATGATCAATCTTACAAGATGCTGAATTATACAAACGCCATCCTTCTTTAAGATTTAAATCTTCTTTTAGGATAACATCAGTAAATATTGGAATAATAGTTGTATCATCAGGATATGTTGTTGGTAAATTATGATAATCCGTAAACAAATGATCTGAAAAGATGTAATAAAATCCTGTACTATAAAATTCCATTCTTACTGAAAATGATACTTGATATTGATTCATTACATGTCCAACTTTTTCTCCATCATCCCATGATAAATCCGAAATCAATGTATCAATATTAACTGGATAATATCTATAAAACTCTTTTGTTCCTGAACTACCTTGAAACTTAAATGTTATTGGATATTTAGAATTTCCTTGTAGATAAGATACAAATTCTTTAGTATGACCTTTATCATCATATAATGGTACTCCTGAAATATCAGATATGACTTTTAACATTTCTTGTGGTAAATAACTTTCAAAACAAGTATTAAGTGAAAAAGGGATATTTAATCTAACAGCATTTTGTATATAATGAACAAAATCTATTTGTTGCATTAAAGTAGAGAATACCAAAACACAATCAACATACAGTATATTTCTATTCATTTGAAACTTAAGTGAAATATCTTTAGATGGGTCATCCATAAAAGGCATTAGATTAGTTAATCCCCAAGTAGAATATAAATCACCTTGTCGTTCTATTAATGGAGTACCTTTTAAAAATCTATCATCGTTAGCATCACCAATTCTTGGTCTAAAAATAATCATCGGTTTTGCCTTTTTAAGATATTCATTTGTTGTTGAACGAATTTGTCTATGAGCTATTTTACTATTAACATGAATAGTTTTAAATAAATCTTTAGGAAAAAGATTTATAATATAATTTTGTATATATGCTAAAGCGTTTCCATATGTATGAGAAATACTAGACATTAATGCAATATATCTTTTATCGTTTGGTTTATTATGATGGAGATTATCAATCATAATACCCATACGTTGTATGTTTTGTTTTTCTAAAGCATCACGTTGATATTTATACATAAAATCACACCTTATCTAAATTTTAATGACGGTGATTGATAAATTTTACTAATATCTTCTATACGGTCGTGTTCTTTCTTTTTTCCATATAAATTATCATATGCCATATTTATACTCGTTCCAACCATTTGATTGATTGCTGCTGACCGCATGGCACCAACAACAGCTTGTTTAGTGATTTGTTTTTTAACTTCATCATCTATTTGAGTTGGATCACCTGGATAATTTATAACTGCGGAAAATCCATTTACAGGTCCTTGTATTAGAGCAGTTATTATAAATAAATTTTCATTAATCTTTTTAACAACATCAAATGTGTGATCTCTCAAAAATAAAATAGATTTAGTAATACATTTTTGAATTCCGGATAATTCATTGAGTCCATTATCTTCTCTATAATTATCAATTGATTTCATCACGTTTACAGTGAATTTTTCAACATCTCTAATTTCTTTAGTATAATTATTTAATACTTCGATATATTCTTTATCTTTTGTTAATTTTGAAACTATTTTTTCTGCTTCATTTATACTATAAACTCTAGGAGTTTCTAATAAATTGTGCAATTTATTTGTATAACTTTCCATTTTCATTTCAATTTTTCTAATATCTTCTTCGGCTTTATCTGGTGTTTTAATATCATTAATATATTTATAACAAAAAGAATTTATTTCTTTTTTATAAACTTTTGATTCTTCTTTTAATAATGATACAACCTTATCAATATCGATACATTGAAATGATGTTTTTCCTTGTTTTTTTGCAATAGCAACTGTTTTTGAAAATTCTGTAAGTTTATTTAATTTTCGTTGAATGATAACTTCATTTATTTTTTCTTTTAATTTATAATATAAATCTTTAATAGTTTCTATACATCTATTGATAAACGCTTTAAATGCAGTAATCATTTTATTTACAAATTCTTTGTAATCGTTTGAAAAATTTTTCACACGTTGTATTGTTGAATTTTGTTCACTCTCAATAAATATTGATGCATTATGAAAACATAAATCACTATAAGCTTTTTCAATTTCAATATCTGATTCTAATATTAAAATATTAAATTCTTTATCTATATCAAACATAATTCTCCTCCTTTATAATTTTTATGTTTTATACATCTGTTTTTAGTATAAAAAGAATAGACTATGAATATCATAGTCTATTCTACTCGTTATTTTATTATGTTTATAATTGTCCAACAATATTCCATCTACCACTAGTATATATTAACGGAATAATTGCACCATTTTTAATCATACCAGCAGCAATCGTGTTGTTTAAATAATATATAGGTTTTCTAGAACCTAGTGACGTTAATTCAAGTGTTGCATTAGCATCATTCGACATTCTAAATTGAACATATATAATTATACCAGTTGTTAATCTACCAATACCATCACCTGTTATTGTGTATGTTAACGGACCACCATTTGTATAAAAATATAATGACATATAATTATTAACTATTTTCCAATCACTCCAACCATTATATGCAGGATGATAAAAACGACGTTCTTCTATTCCAGTTGCGGGTGTTATTTTAGTTTGCATACAACTATTTATACCACTATAATCATTTGTACCAGTATCAATTACTTCCAGAGAAAACATGTCAGATCCACTTGTATGATTATCACCAGCATAATAATATGAACCTTTACTATGTCTTGAGTTAAGTGATGCCGTGGAAATATCTGTTAATTCTTGTGCATATACATATGGTCTAATGACAAGTTCTTCAACGTTAGCAGGTGTTATATATTCTTGCCATATAGTCCATGTACCATCACTTTTTTTAAATCTGCGTTCTTGGAGTCCACATGATTCAATCGTTCTAATTTGCATACAACTGTCATCAGTAAGTTTAATAACTTCTAGTGAAAAAGGACTAATATTTCCACCGCTTGTTCCTAGTTTTGAACCTGCATCCTCATCGGTTCTAGAATAACTTCCACCAGTAGACCAATAAAATCCTTCATCTGTATATTTTTTAAAATATAACGGACCATTATCAAGTTTTATTTCTTTAGTATTAGGTATTACGCATATTTTACTATCATAACCGTTAGGTTTTGTTGATGAACCATTTATACCGGAGAATAAATCATAATTACTATAGTTTACACTGTCATCAGCATATTGGTTACTATCATCACTAATAACTTGAAATATAGTTGTTAGAGGATTATTACCACATAAGAAATATAATGTCCAACTACCATTATTTATAACTATTTTATAATTAGTAGGATCGATATCTGTACTCAATATCCAATCAAAATTTATAATAGATGCCGTACTAGAATTATATAATTTTTGTAATGTTAATCGTAAAATTCCTGAACTATTACGAGCAAGATCATTCACCATAAACATTAATGATCTACGTATATGCTGACTAGTTGCTTTTAAGTTACCACTAGCAACTTTATACCATACATTAACTGAAGCATTATTACCAACATATGCAATTTTATCACTACACATAGCAGACCACGAAGTCCATGTATTGTTAGGACTATGATATTGACGTGAATATACGTTTCCATATCTAGAATTTGTTTCGTCTGTAAATAATTCAGTATAGAATTGTTTGATTACGGTTTGATCAGCTATATATGCTGGAAAAACAAACAATAATCCTGAACCAACACGGTTTGGACAATTTGATACATTTAATGAGGTAGTTACAGCATAATATCCAATACTATTGGCGTCATTATATGTATTTAAATCACCACCTGCTGGTACTACATTATATGATAAAGCAGATAGTGCTCCTGCTGTTGTAGAAGAACCGGTTCCACCTTTTTCAACAGGTAAAACGCCAGTTAAACTACCAACATTTACAGATGTAAGATTTGTACTAGTAACTGAAATACTGCCTGTAGGTGTTTCGCTTTCTTTTGTTTGGTTACTGAATAATTCATATAGAGTACTAATCGTGTTAGTACCAGATTCTTCAATAACTTCAAATACATTTCTGTAATACTGTTGTTGCACATTATAATACATTGTCCAAGTATCATCCGTTATATTAAGTATATAATCATCAAAATTAATATTATCGGATACCAACCAGCCAAATTTACCACATGCTAATACACTATTAGATGATCTAATATCTACTACAAGAATACCCGAACTATAACTTTTTGTATCATGAACCGCAAATATTAATGAAGTATTAGAGTTTCCAGTAAGTGAACCTGAAGCTACCTTATGCCATCCTGTTTGTTTAGTAACATCACTACCAACTAATGCAATTTTACTATTTTTTATCTTAACCCATGGTTGCCATTCATTATTATATGTACGAGTACGTACATATATATCTTGATGATTATTTCTAACACCTTGATTCATCCATATTTGTTTTCTTAAGACACCTCCACCACGGATTACAAACAAATATCCTGTTGTATTCTCTACAGGAGCGTTTGTTGGTAAATACTCTGTTCCAAAATACCAATAACCCATATCATTATTATTAATTAATGAATCCAAATTTAATCCTGATTCAGTGGGTGAATGAAATGAAAGATTATATAATCCAACACCCGCAGTTGTAGCATTTGTCCCACCATGTTCAATCTTTAATGTGCCGCTAGCAGACCCGACATCTGGTGAAGCAACCAATTCTCCAGTTGCACCAATAACATCAATCCATTCACCATCGCCTCTAAGAAATTTTGTATGGTCTCCAGCTTCAGGTTTTGGAACTAATCCTGATATACCGTCATTTGTTTCTGTAGCACCTGTCATTGTTGTAACATTATTAATATATCCTGTAAGTTCATATTGTTCTCGCTGATGTGAATATATAAATATATATATTCCTCTTGTCAACGCTTCATGATAACCACTACCGGAAAAAGATACCGAGGGAGATATTAGCCCTTTATAATAAATATTTTTTTCACCAGTATTATCAATGTTTATTTTTGGACTTTCTGCAACATTATTACTAGTAAACTCAATTATTACAACACTATCTTTTTCAAGTGTAAAATCACCGTTTGTAGTTGTAACATTTTTTATTTCATTATTTTCTCCTGTTTCACTTGTACACTCACCGAAATATATTTTCGTTGTGTCATTTTCAATTTCAGGAAAATCTATAAAATATTCCCAATCTCTCCATATACCAGCTTCCAAATTTCGTCTATATATTGCTTTACTATTTGTAGTAATCCAAAATTGAGAAAAATATGTTCCTGTGTCATTAGACATGATATATAAATATCCAGGAGGTGTAAAGTCATCGGGATTCATAAGTTCTTCTACTATACATTCGGGATGCTTTGACGTTTTAACTGTACCTACTTTAAAGTAATATACACCTGGGGACCTATAATCATCTAAATTAGCATATCCACCATTAAGGTCGTCTTTACTAATCGTATGTGTAGAAATTTTTTCATATAAATCATCAGGATTTGTTATTCCGAATGTTTCATTTAATGTATCAGAAAAAAATTGTTCACGTGTTGTTACACCAGTTCCACCTTTTTCAACAGGTAACACGCCACTTATATCATCGGTTGTTGTATGCGGAAGCATGATTGTAACATCGCCATTTTCATCAACTTGCGTAAGTTGACCATGAACTTGTATTTCACTCATATTTTTCAATCCTTTCATTTTATATTTAAAGTATTATATTATAAATCTGTTTTTTAAATAAAGAATGAATAAAGTATGATATATCATACTTTATTCATTTATTTTATTCATTAAATTCTAATGCAAATCGCCCAATCCAAAATAGTGTTTTACCACTAACAGATATTCTACCAGTTACTGTATCATCAGATATACCGAGAACTCTATATAAATGTGGTGTATTAATAGGATAGTCAAAACTATAAACATGTATTAGTAATATTTTTGAGAACCAAAGTTTTTAGCAAAATATAACATTGATTCCTGTATAGTTTCTTGATTTTCATGATTTAATGAAAATATATGATATTGATGGGAGGTCTCACTATTAGTATTATTATGCGTAAAATTCCAAAAAATAGTCGGGTCATTATCCTGAACAAAAATACCATTTAGATATGATTCAGTCGTTGCCTCACTATTAGAACCGTAGTTTAGAATTGTTCCATCATAAACAAACATATATGTGCCAGCTTTAAGTATATCTTTACCTATAGCTTCTCCATGATAAAAAACAGGTTTTGCTCCAGTACTATTAATATTTAATTTCATATTATTTACTGAATTAGTAGAATAAAATCTAACTACAGATAAAGCTCCTTTTTTAACTCAAAAAAAGATGTTGTTGTTGCGATTTTTTTCAGCTGTTATTGAATTCGTATTACAAACACAAAACGGAACAGTCGAAGTTTCTGATTCAACGCCATCTATATTTGTTACTCTAAAAGAAACATTACCATCAGCATCTATACTATTTAGCTTACCATGTACAATTTTTTCATCTGCTATATAGTATCACCTCAATTATTCCTCATTTTCAACTTCTAAAGCATATCTACCCATCCAAATCATATATTTATTAGCAACCTTAATTTTCCCTTTAGGATATGATGCATTTGGAACACCTATGACTCTATATAAATGAGGACAATTAATAGGGGTTATATAGGAAAATGCACTAACCATAGACATACGTTGATCGCCACATGATCTACACATATGTGTAGCTGATTCTGTCATGATTTCAATTTCTGTATGATTTTCAGATAACACATATACCTCAAGTTCAGTACTACTACTACCAGCCGAGTTAAAATTTTCATTTTTGCCGTATATTAATGTACTTACATCATCAGGAACAAATATCATACTCATAGCTGATAATTTCTCAGAATAACCGCTCGCAACACTACTAAAATTAATTCTAGATATATTAGTAAATACTCCATAGTTTGATTTATAGAAATATAAATACCCATAACTTTGATTAGCATTTGTAGAAAAAGAATCATGAATTATTCCATCTTTTACTATATCAAATTTAGTAACAAAATAAGTACAGCTGTTACTGCTGTCAACTAATTTATCTATATAGCAATGAATATAAAATGTTTTACTTAAATTTAGATATATTATAAAACTGCTATACCACGAACCTTTAACATCATCAGTAGTTATAGTTCCAATCGAAACACCATCAAAACCTTCAAATGCCGAGTTCAAAAAATTATAAATTTTTTGAAATTGAGTATTTAAAAATTCATTAAGCAATGATTCGGTAGAATTTTCTATTACTCTTGGATTAATACGCAGACTGTATATTGTATCAACCATTTTTATTTTACCTCCTTAAATTAATTTATATTTACTAGATCAATAGAACCTAAATTTTCAGAACTCCCTACTAATTTATTATTTGAAACAGCTGACTGATCCATATTCATAAAAGTTTCACCAGAAACTACTCTTTTATTAAGAGAACCTTCGTCTGTACTAAATGCAAACGCATTAGCTGTAAATGGATATGATGTACGAGTTTCAATTGTAACCCACAGTCCGTCTCCTCTGAGAAATTTATTCTGGCTTCCTCTTGGTGGAGCTGGTACAAACCCAGATGTGCCGTCAGTAAATTCTTTACAACCAGTCATTTCTTTAAGTTTTTCTGCAATTACTTTATTTTGAACAGGATTTGTAGAATTAACGTCTAATTGAGAATCTACTGTAATATTATTAACATCACCTTCAAAACTTAAGTTTTGAACTTGAATACTTATATTTCCATCCGTATCTAGTTGTTTTAGTTTTCCTTTTAATAAACTCTCTTCCGACATTAATGTTCACCAACTTTCTTGATAAATGTATTATTTTTTTGTTTTAAATATATCAAGAATATTATTATTTATTATATAGATTTAAAATATCGGATAAATTATTATTTATATATAAATCGATTTTTTCTGGAGATAATTCTCTTTTAAATTCCAAACTAATAAAAAAACTAATCTTATCTTCAATACTTAAATCTTTATTAAACAATGGAGCATTTTCTATGTTCCATTTGTCTATTTCTTCTTTATCTTTTTTCTTTTTATCCTCTATATATCCGTGAACTATATTTGTTTTTATATGTTTATTAAATCTATATCTTTCTTTAATAAAATTCATTATATATTCAGGATTTTCTACATTAGGTGGAATATTAAACTCAAATCTTACATTATCAAATATTTTATCTTTTATCAAATTATCAATTTGTTTGAGTTTATTTTCCATTATTTCTGTATCTTGAAATATTTTATTCTCATAACCAAATGATATTGTTTTATAAGTTGGTGTTAAATTATTGATTATAAATTCATTATCATAATAAATTCCATTAGTTTCAATTTTATAGAAACCTTTATCTTCTTCTTCTCCAAAGCACCATCTATTAAAGCTACCAACATAAAACACTTCATCATTAATATTTGTATTAATATGATAGTGACCAAAATATATTTGACCTTTACAAGCATACATTAGTTCTCCAGTATTAAATATTGGAACTTTCTTTCTATTACCTGTAGTTGATTCGTTGGAAATAGCAGCCTCTTTCATTACTTCTCTAATAATTCCGTGACCAAAAATATAATCATATTTTTTTGTATTATTTAAATAATCTTTATAATATTCCGATTTATTATATATATGCTCTTCAGGTATATATAATACATTAAAATCAGGAAATAATTCTTCTTCAGTAACTGTATGTATTATAGATACATCTAGTCCTCTTTTATTTGCTATATTTATAATATTATACTGATCCCATTCATGAGACTCAGTTCCATATACAAATCTTATTTTAGTTGATAAATTATTTTCTTTAATTCTTGATATAAGTTCATCAAATATATAAAAACTATAATAACTTAGTTCATCATTTAGTGATGCTTTATGGTCAAAATAGTCTCCTAAAAAAATAATATAATCGGGTTTAATATCTTCTATCCTATCAAGAAAAATAGATTTAAATTCATTATATTGAATAGATGGATTGATAGCTCCTATATGTAAATCAGCAACTATCATTCCAACATAATTTGTATTCATATTTATTTCACCTCTTACAAATTCTTAATTAAAAGTCTTTTATTATTTAACTTTCAATAGTATTAAATTTTAATTAGACTATAACTTTAAATTAATCAAAAATATTTTTACATAATTTATTTTTGGTTTATATATTATTTAAGCGTATCGATATAGAAATATTGCCATCTATATTATGATATAAAAAATTTAAATATAAAAGGAGATAAAAAATTATGGCAAACTATAATAACAATTTAAACTTTAACACAAGAGCAGGCTTGAAGCCTAGCGAGAAAGAGTTGCCATTCGTCATTTCTACCACTGACGTATCAAATTATTTGAATCAGAGGTTGGATGCATTGATTAAGACGATGGCAGATCCGGTCGATATTGAGCTTACTGTAGCTTCTGTTGAAGCTGGCTCAAAATTCGTTCCATTTACTGTTGTACTTTCGCCAAATGCGATAGCTAACAAGAGTAAATATACATCAAAGAATAAAGATGATGAACCATCAGTATTCAGACCAAATGATAATGATGGTTCAGTTAGATTGCTCGACCCTGTTGCAAAACTTCTGGCAGTATATTCATATGATAAATCAGATGGAGAAGCATTTTTCTCTGCTGATTGGAGAAGAGCTAGAGGTGTGAGCACTAACGGTTCAGCTATACTCAAGAAAAACAGAACACCACGAATTATGAAATTTAAAACTCAAAAAGGTTCTGTTGATAGAGTAATCTTCTTGATTGATCCAATTCGTGTGTTCCATGATATGCTTGTTATGGATGACAACCCGAGTAATTTCCACATTGAGATTGTAAATTGGAATAAGATTCGTCAGGGTGAATATAAGTATGACGTTTTGAGAGTTCTTAATAAGAAAAATAAAAATCGTAATAATCAAAACTTTATTGATGCTTTGACACATCAGTATGGAAGAAAATAATTTATAAAAAAATATAATGAAATGTTCCTTAATAAAATAATGGAGGTGAATGTAAATATGTTGTCAGGAATTAAAAATAAAAATAAATTTAACATGATAATTTGATATATTAATATAAAATAAAATTTATTAAAATTAATTTGCGTACGAGAGTTCATGAAAGTACTCCTTATAAAATTAGTGAGTGTGAAATTATTCACACTCACTAATTTTTTTATTTATAAATAAGGTAGCGAACTGTTAATTAAATGATTAAATGGAAAGAAGTGAAACTAATGTCCTCATTTATAGGAGATCCATTTTCCATATATTTTAATATGATGAAAATAAAATATAATGAATACGATAAAATTCTTACAAATGCTAACTTCTTAAATGAACGTGATAAAATTAACGTATTCATTAATTTAGAAACTGTTTTTAAATATTTATCAATGATAAATGATTTAGAAAAGAAATTGATTTTACAAAAACAATATCCAACGATATTTGTTTCAAATATATTAAATTTAGCAGCTCATTATAAAAGATTTTTTATAAGTAATGGGTTAGATACAAGGGTCTATTTATATCATACTGATTTTAATTCAGATGAATTTAACGAATATAAATATAACGATGAATATCGTTCATACTTTATTATAAAGTATAATAATAATCCTAAATTTGTATATATGACCGATGGATTAAAATCTTCAATTTTACCAGAAACTAGATCTATATCCGAATTTATACCAAGAGTTTATTACATTTCTTCACATAATATAGAGGGTTCGTTAGTTCCATATATTATAGGAGAAGATGATAAAACGAGAAAAAATATAATTATTACAGGGGAATTTAATGAAACACAATATTCATTAATTCCCAATTATTTTTGCAGTTATATTCATACAGGAATAGGAAGTAGAAATATATGTAGTAATATTTCCGAAACACTAGAAGAGATTACTAAAAAGACTAACAATGATTTAGAATCTCTTTATAACACGTATTCCCATTATGGAACATATTGCTCTCTATTATCTGCATTAGGTGATAGAATGCGTTCTATTGAAGGTTTAAATGGTATTGGACCTAGAATACTTGAAAAATATATTCATCGGGGAATTACTAGAAATGAAATTCAATTATCTACAAATAATCCAAATATGTTAGGTAATATATTTCATGATGAAGAAATTAAAGAAGAATTTATCAATAACTTCTATTGTATGTCTTTGATTGATATGTATAATGAATTATCTACAAGTAATATATTAAGTGTTTTAAATCAAAGAAAAGATAGATTTGATAATGAATCTCTAATGAAACTAAATGCTACTAAGTTTTATAATTATCCTTTAACTTTGGAAGCATTATGTTTATAAGGAAGTGATAACCAATGGCATTTTTATATGATGATGATAAATATCAAAAATGGCGTTATAGAGTGACTGAGTTTCAAATATTAAATGTAAATGCGAAACCGATTGAAATTATTCCTGATAGAATCAGTAGTATAGGAATATTTCATGATTATGAAAATAATTTATTTCCTATTTTTAGAATAGAAATAATTACAGCATCTACTATTTATTATAAGATACTTCAAAATAAATCAAGAGTAAAGATTAAATTAAGAATACAAAAATATTATAATGAACTCGCAAAAAAGAAAAAAAGCTTAATGCGTGATGTAATTAATGATACTTTTGATTTAATTTTAGACGAAGAAGATTATGATTCAGATAAACCACTGAGAGAGGAATCAAAACGTAATTTAAAAAATTTTGATACCGATATCTCCAATGATCTAGTTAAATCAAATAATCCAATTGAGTTTTATTTATATAAATCTGATATTATTAATAAAATGAATACAAATATTAATAATGTCTTAACCAATGCGACATCTACAGGTGCTATTCAATATATTATAAATCAATCAGGACTTAAAAATATTTTAATGGCACCTGCTGATAATAATAAAATTATTCCTGAATTACTTATCCCACCATTAAAAGCTAAAGAAGCATTAATGTGGATAAATAATTATTATGGTATATATAAAAATGGTTTTATTGCTTATAATGATTTTATTGATGATATATTTTATATACTACCATATTCGGGTGGTTGCAAAGCTTATCAATATAATGAAATGACTGAAACTAATATATTGATACCTAAGAAAAATAATAGAATCGCTGCGAATGAATTATGTAGTATACGAAGAGCAAGTGATTTAAGTTCTTATTATATATTAGGAACTAATAATGTTAGTATAAGAGATGAAACCATTTCATTTGATGTAATTAATTCAGTACAAGCATCTTCAGTTGATAGTTATTCAGGAAGTATAGATATTAATAAAAATAGTTATGGTAATACTACTGTTATTGAGAATAAAACTGAAAATGAATATTATGTCAATATGTATAATTCTATAGTTAATTCTAAAAAAATAGTAGTAAATACATTATTAAGTAATTATGATATTGATGCACTTAAACCTAATAAAAAAATTAAATTGTTATTCGAGGATTCAACTATAAGTGGAAATTATAGAGGTGATTATATTTTATCATCAACAAATTTAGTTTTTATTAAAGACGGTAGTGATTTTGCATTATCAACCGATGTTGAATTAAAATTATTAAAATAAAAATACTGTGATAGAGTTCATCTATCACAGTATTTTTTTTTTTATGATTGTTGATTATTGTTGTTCGTTTTGTTATCTTGTTGAGTTTGTGTATTATTGTTAGTATTATTATCTTTGGGTACTAAGTCAGCTAAAATTTTTAAATAATCATCGTTTCTTGCTCTAGCCGCATTGCAAACTGAACCAACAAAACTTACAATAAATTTTTCAAGCCATTCGTATTGTTTACTATAATCAGCAGCTTTATCATTTGATTGAGACTGATTTGTTGTAGATGAATGATTATTATTTTGATTTGCCGTCGCTAATTGGTTATTATTTTGTGTTCGTACCGCCAATTGATTATTATTATTTGACGTGGTTTGTACAGAAGTGGATGATTGCTGAGTATTATTATTTTCATCTTCTGTTACAATAGCATACTCATTAACTTGTGCTGTTTGAGTATCATTTAATAATTCATCACCTTTTCTATTTAATTCATCAACCAATGAACCATAGTAACGTTCACAATATGGAATCATTGTATCAACTACTAATGTTTTAACATCTTTATTTGAATACGTAACTGTATTTAATGGTTTATTTCCAACTTTAAAGAAATCAGTTAAACGAGCTGATGTATTTAATATATCTTTTTCATCATTACTTTCATCAAATGTAACACCAAATGTAAATAATTTATTACGCATATCTTTTGCACTTGTAATATTCTTAATATTTCTGACAACACTATTAACATTTGTTCTCATTGTATTATAATGATTTAAAATATTATCTACACCCATTTCAACATGGTATGGTAATACATTAACAGATACATTCGAATAACTTCGGTTAATTAATTTTTCTTTATTTGCTTTTAACCATTGTAAATTTTTTTGACTATTTTTTCCCATAAAATTTTTAAAAGAATCAATTATTTTTTTTATGAGATTTTTAATTTTAGTTTTAACTTTTTCGAAGTTTTGTTCATTACTTGTATTTTGATCGTTTACTGTTGTACCCGTAGTATTTGTATTAACTGACGGTTTTGCTGATGTATTTGTATTTGTTGACGGTTGGGTTGATGAAGATGATGACGAATTAGAGTTATTATTTTCTCCATCTTCAAAAATTATACTAATGCCTTTTTCTAAATATTCTCTTTCAGAATAATATCCCTTTAACAATGACTCCATTAATATATCATTATTTTTTGATAAATTATTAATATATGATTCTAAGAAACATTCTCTATGGTCATCATCATGATTATCACCAATTATAACCTCGGGTCTATATTCTGATTCATTAAATATATTTATTGATTTATCTGCTTTTTGTGCAAGATATCTTAATCTATTATATATATTAGTACTAATATTTTGATGTAAATCAATAAATTGATTTTCAACGCTCTCCATCAATGTTTTAAGATCATTTTTACTTTCATTATCAGGCATATTATTAATAGAATCATTAATGTTTGATATTTTTGTCATAATATCATTAGACATCGTTGCAATATTTTGTGTGTTTTCAGTATAATTAACAATTTCTCCAATTAAACTATCATACGTGTCTCTTGATTCGATATCATAATAATCATTAACATTGTCAATCATTTCAACAATATAACCATATTGTTCATTTAATGACGTGTTAAATCCAGATTCTTCTATTAATTTATTAATTATTAAAGACGGATCATCAACATGAATTTCAATAGTATCAATACCAAAATTAATATTATCATAAATATTAATAACGGACTCGAATGTTATATTATCATTATCATAAATTTGAAATGTCATATATTTATTGTGATAATTTATGATATCATCAACCATTTCTTCAAATAAATTATTATCACCTTTTAATAATTTATTAGAAATTTTTTTAGATAAAGAATCGGAAATATTTCTATGATCAAAAATACCAGATTCAACTAAATCCCTACAATCAGAATAATCATCTTGTAATGTATTTGATGTATCTATAATACTTTTAGTAATTTTTTCAAATAAATAACATTTAGAAATATATAAATATAAAACAATTGATGATGTTTCAATAATATTACGAATATGATTATATAAATAATTTAAAATAAATCCAAATATCTTATTCTCTAGCCTACTTGAATTGTTATTTATAGTTGAGATACACTCATTAATAATAATAAATGTATCATGAATTATCTTTGATGAGTTGATAATAGTGGTTTTAATATTATTTTTTGTATCATTAAATTTTTCAATAAATGGAATAATTTCGTTTTTAATACAATCACCGTCAACCGGAACTAAAATGTCACATTTATCAATATCTGTGTATTTTTTCATAAATAATGTTTCTGGTGTCTCATAATTATTTATACCACTAATAACTCGCTGTTTAAGAATTGAAGATTCAGAATCATTATTTATGTATTCACCATATATATCATTAGTGCTTATTTCACCTGATATTATTTTATCAAGTACTAATCTTATATTATTAGCAGCTTCCAACAAATAATTTGGTTTAATGATAATATTATTATTAAAATTTAGTGTGGATATCATTCTTCGTTTTCGTCTATCAATATTGGTAACATTATGAAAATATTCAATTAAATCTTTAGAATATTTAATATCTATATTTTCAAGAGTTTTAATTAAAAAATCAAAATTTTCATCAAAATGAGAAATATCTATTATTGGAAGTTTATTTTCTTTATTTAACGCATTATTAGAAACAGATATAAAATTTTCTCTATCGTAATTATTAATAAAATTCATATTACTGATAAGAAAATTTTCTTTATTATTCATTGTTATCATATAAATTCACTTCCTTTATCTATTTCTATTAACTGGTCTTACAGTACGATTGACATTGGAGCTACCAGTAATATTCATACGCATGTTTGTATGATATCTATTTTTCGTTTCATCAGATACAACATGATTATCAAGAAAACGAGCAATTGCCAATTTCATTCGTTCGATAGTATTTAAATTTTGACCCATAGCTTGTTGTAATTTACCTTGTATATAAAGTTGTCCATTTATTATTGATTCATAATATTGATTATCTACGTTACCATTTTTATTAAATCTATGATTAGTGACAATAGTCTCTTGATTTGTCCTATTATCAGTTCTAGTATGTGAGTTTGATGCATGGTTTAACCAATCATATGCCATCTGTGCAGTTCGTCTTCCTTCAGCTTTAAGATCATTATTTTGCTTTTCAGCTTCTCTACAATTTACAGAAAATGTTTTAAGTGCAACTGCAGCTCCAATAACGCCCGTGACAACTTTTGTAGCTTTTATTATTTTATCCTCATTGTCTTCAAATTTTTCTTTAACTTTTTCCCATTTTCCTCTTAACGTTTTAGGATCTATTTCACCTTTTTTAGCTAATTTTATTATTTCGGAGTAATTTTCATTTAATTCTTTAAATGATTTAATATTATTAAGATTTAATGTACCGTCTTTAACAGCCATTAACGTTTCATCTTTTAATTCAGGATGCTCTTTTAATAATTTTTCTAACTTTTGAGCATTAGATTTATTATTAAACGTAAATGTTTTAATTTTATCTATAACTTTATCAGCAAATTCTATAAATTTATCTCGAAGTTCTAAAATTTTTTCACCGATTTTTTGAAGTAAACTTTTTTCAGCTGCTTCAAGAAGTATCATCATATCATCTGAAACAGATTCCATTACGGTAAATTCGAGGTCTACTTTATTATATATCATCGCATATTCTGCATAAACTGGTTGTAAATCATTTAAACATCTTTTTATATATGAATTATACGGTCTCAATATTTCATCGGATTCAAATGTATATTCATCATTTATATAATTCATTCGTATCATAATTAATCTCCTTTCGATATAGTTATTTTATTGATTTATTACTATGTTTTCAGTAATAAAATCAAGACATTATAAGTATATATACTTATAATGTCTTATTATTTAATCATCAAATTCTTCTGATACTGATAATATTTCATCACGTATATCTGATGTTATACTCATTGATTCATTTGACCAAAACTTTTTAGTATTTTTCATATTTCGTTTTTCTCTATCAATCATTCGTTCAGTTCTATTTTTATATCTTTTACCACTTTGTTCACCATGTGAATCAACCGCAGCCATCACTTTACCTTTAACAGTACCAGCAACATAACTTGGAGTATTCTTAGTAATAGTTTTATTTATTTCTCTGGTTTCTTTATTTTTCCACATCATTCTTCCTATTCTACTAAATGGATTAATAAATCCACCCCTACGTAATTCAGTGGTTGTAGTTTTAAGACATGATTCAATATTTTTACATCTAGTTCCACGTAGCGTAATCATTAATTTAGTTAGTGTTGTCATTTTAGCAGCATTGTCTATACGTTTTTTAAATCGTTTAGCTTCACCATGACCAAATTCTTTTTCTAATGCTTCTAAAAATGATTTATCATGTTCTAATGTAACTTTTAAAGCTCTAGCAGTATTTTGATCAGACTCTGCCATTTTTAACGCAACTTCACTAGTAACTATAAGAGATGCAGGTTCTACTTTTTTATCTATAACGTTATTGAGTTCTCTTATAATACCTGATAAATCGTATGTTTCATCAGCTTTCGCTTTTCTTAATTCTTGTTCGCTTTTTTTTAAAATAGCGTCATACTCTTGATTTATTTTTCTAAAATCTTTAACAGTTACTTTCACATTTTTTAATTTAGGGTCATTTTTTATTTGCTCACGAAAATTATTAAATGCTTCTTTTTCGTCACCTTTTAATCCTAATTCAGCAAAAAAATTGGTTATGGATTCAATTAAGGAATTAATCATTTTAATAGCGTTTTGAATTAATTTCACTACTATATTAGATGATTTTGATGATACTTCATCGTTTTTAGATTGAGCTTTAACTACTGGATCTGATTCTGATTCAAACAGTAATGAATATTCATCTATATCAATCCATTCTTTCATATATTCTTCAATTATCGAAAGATTGTACATATAATATCCAATTGGTAAAATTTCATCCATAAATTATACCTCCTTATAGTTTTAAAAAAATGATGGATGAAATAATCCATCCATCATTTTAATATTTAGAATAAATCATCCATATCACTTAAAAGATCCGACGCTAAAAGATCCTTAGTATCCACCGATTCATTCATATTTTTATCTTTTTTATTAAAGATTTTTTTCTTCTCTTTTGTATTTGTAGATGAATCATTTTCTTTTTTATGAATTTCAGCTTCAATTTTATCAAGAGTTCTAATAACTTCATTTAATACATGATTTACGTGATTAAGATAAGTATTGTTAGGCGATCCATCTAATTTTTCTTTATTTTTAATCTTTTCGTAATATGTATTACATGAAGTATATAAATTTTTAATACCAGCAACGGCAAAACTTGCACCAAAAGTTGGTATAGAAAAAACCAATGCTTTAGTAAATGAAACTAATAAACCATATATCATACCAAATATATGATCAGGTAAATTCGTATTTTTAGACATTTCATTTATTTCAGCTTGAGCACTAGTTACTGCTTTCCTAGCTTGTTTAATACTTACACGGGCTTCAATATACTCTCCACTCTTCATAAACTTTTTAGCTTCTTTAATTTTATTATTAGCTAAATTGAAAGAATCTCTATATGTTTTACTAACATCTTTAGTAAAACCCTCGATATAGATATCATCAAAATTGTCATAATCATATTCAGATTCTTTTATATTTGTAAGTTTATCTTTTTTTTGGAGTTCTTTGATATTTTCACGCATTTTTTCTAATGTTTTAAGTATTTCATTTAATACATGGTTAACATGATTAACATATAGATTTAAAAATGAATGATTAAAATCATTTTCTTGTAATTGAGTATATGCTGTAGTAATGGCTAAAATAAGATTTTTCCATGAAGCAACAAATGCATATACATATCCTAAAACACCAAAAGAAACTGCTGTTAATACAAGACCTTTACCAATCTGGGTTACACCTCTATAAATCCATCCACAAACTGTATCTAAAACAGTAGGATTAGAGATTAAAATTTTAATCTCTTTCTGAACAATTTGAATATTTTTAATAGCATTATCTGTTTCATCTAATGCATTATCATATTTTTTTTCTTTAATTAATTTTTTAATACGTTTAATACTACCTTGAGCTGATCTAACAGCTGCACGATATTTTTTACCAACATCTATATTTGTTCCTTCAGTATAATACATATTAGCGTCATTATTTAAAAAAAAATATCGTCACATAACTCTGAATACATCTTGTCAAAATCATTACCATCATCGGTACCAAATACATCATTACAAAGCTCTGTGAAGTAATCATCGGAACTATCATAATCAGGTTCATCGGTACCAAATACATCATTACAAAGCTCTGTGAAGTAATCATCTGGATCAAAGTTTTCTGAATCATATGATTCACTAAGAGCACGAATAGTATTTGTTGCAGGTAAAGGATTACCTGAACCCATTTGAATCGGTACAGTTGCACTTATTTCCTTATATCCACCCTTTAATGCCTTACCGGTATTAACTGGTTTACGTCTGTTCATTTCTTGTCTTAAAAGGTCATCCATACGGTCATCACGTTTACTATTAAATGCTTTACTAGCATTAACTTTAGTATTTTGATCACCTGTAGGTAAATAACCAGCTAAACCGGTCTTTAATGCTTTAACATAATTACTACCATCTTGAAGTGAAAGTCTAGCATCTGCGGTAATATAATCAGCAACTTCACCTGTAGCTGAAATCATTACATGTTCATCCTGAGGACTAGGTAAATTAGGCAACGAAGAAGGTGCAGGTAAACATTTCATTGCTTTTTTAGATGTTGTATCTTCACTATCATTTTTAAACTGATTTATTGCAAGAAGAATTCCAGCAACTGTCATTGTTACTACAGCAGCTGTAGCAGCAAGTTTAATGGCAGTTTTATTTTTTCTATCTTCTATATTATCCAAATCATCTTCTTTGATTGTTCCAGATTTAATTCTAGCTAAATCTTTTTCTGCATCACTTTTGGATTTTCTAAGAAAACGTCTTTTTTCAGTATTATCCTCTACCTCAACTTTAATTTTTCCAGCACTAGGATCTCTTTTAAGTAACTCGTTAACTTTTTTGATAAGATTAGACTCTCTCATCTTTTCAAACAATTCAACGATTTTATCTCGGCATTTTTCAAGAAACTCCTTTACATTTTCAACAATCTTTGTAATTGCTGCTTTTACTTTATCTGAAAATTTAGCTTTATCATCATCAGATTCAGTTACATAACCATATGCAGTATATTCAAGTTGAGATTGTTTTTGTTTAATAATAAGATCGCTGTACGCAGTCGATTCAAATAACATAATTTTATCATTCATAATCTCATATTCTGCGGTTGCTTTATTGAGATCATTCATATATGTTTCAAAAAAATCCATATCTATTCTCCTTTTAAACATATTATTTATAATTAAAAAAATGTTTCAATAATATAATTATTATTTAAAACTCTTTAAATATATCTATAAGGTCATAAATCAAGTCATCAGTTGATTCTTTCTTCACTTGACCATAATCTTGTGCAGATTTTTTAGCATTTTCCAATGTTCGTTTTCCTTCTCCTAACCAAACGAACCATTTAGTCATCCATGCATCGAGAGTACCCAGATCATCTTTACTATGATTGTCTTTCATTAAATCGTTTGCATATTGTGAAATCTCGTGATCGTGTGATGTTATACTATCTATCCATGCAATAAATGCTTTTGACCTATTCGGTTCATCCTTAATATTATTTAATTTTTTAAATTCTCCAGAATATCGTTGTGGAATAAATGGCATAATCGGTCCACAACCCTTATATATAGTTTGTTCAATTTGTGCTAAATCCTTGAGTCTCGAATAATCGCCTTCATTTAGTTTTGGTAATTTTTTTGGTGCAGGTAATGCTTTAACCGCTTTGGGAGATGATGATTCACTTTTATCATCTTGTGGTTTATTAGCTAATTGACTATCATTGGATTGTTTATTTGCGAGTTTATCATCTTGTGGTTTATTAGCTAATTGACTATCATTGGATTGTTTATTTGCGAGTTTATCATCTTGTGGTTTATTATCAGAACCGTCTCCTAATAATCCTTTAGCCTTATTTCCACTTTCTGATTTCTTTTGTTCATCATTATCATCATCTGTTTTTTTGTGTGTCAACCATGCTGTAAAATTAGTCCAAACACTGATAGCTCTACTTTTAGCTTGATTTAGAAGATCCATAAGTTTTTGACACCATTGAGCAGGAACATTCCCATCAGCAGCGGCTTTATTAATAATATCCTCTAAATCTTTACACATTTTTAGCATTCCATCATGAATTTTCTTTTTCCATTTTGTAACAGCATCTTTTGTGTAATGTTTAAGTTTTTTTGCTGATTTTACAGTCCATTCGAGGGTACTTTCGATACTTTTTATCTCACCAAGTATAGAAAATCCTGCAGCAACAGAAGTAACTACTAATGCTCCATATTGACCTGATTTGAATAATGAAACTTGCTGATTAAAGAAACCTCTAACACTATCAAGTATACTAAATGCTTTTTCAAATTCTTGTGGAGCATCACCTTCCATATCTTCTTTACCAAAAATTTTTTTAAAGAAGTTGACAATGCCATTTTTTATTTTAATAAAGAAATTCTTTATTCTTGTAAAAACGCCCTCTCTATCACCTTTAGCTTCCTCATTTGCTTCAGTGTAGTAGTATGTTAGATCTTCATAAGAACCGTTCTCAAGCATTACTTTTTTTTCTGCTAATAAATAATTAGTTTCAAGTTTATTATCGACAGCTTCGATCATTAAAGAAATTTTATTTGATTCGATTTTACAATCCATATCAAATAAATACAATTCTTTTTCTATTTCACTCATATATGAATTTATTGTAGACATTTTAAAGTTTCCTCCTTTAAATTATTTTTGAATTATTTTAATTATCTTCATAATTTCATCACCATATAAATGTGTTAAACTAGATAGATGGTTTAAAATTTTTCTTACCATACTTTCAGAATCAGAATCTAACCCATTGTTTAAAATATTTCGTGATTTTTGTAATGATTGTTTATTATCATTAAGATCATTCATAAATTTTTTATATGAAAAATGTGATGCTACTCCACCAACAACAATAGGTCCAATTAATGCAATTTTTTTCTTAGAATTATTAATAAAATCATCAACTTCTTTATGTGTAACACCAAGTTTTGATGTAATTCGTTGTAATAACTTATTACCATTAGAGATATCTTCATCTATACTTTTTTTTAACTTATTTACATCTTTGTCAAGTTGTAGTTTTCCATCATGAGATTTAAGATAATCATCAATATCAATATTTTTTTTACTAATAAAGAGTACTTTAATGGAATTTATGATATTATCAATAAAATTAATTATAGCTTGAAAAAATCCTTGTATATATTTTTTAAAACCATTATCAGTTTCAGTTTTAACATTTTCAAATAAAAAAATATTATTTATATTGGACAATGAATTTTCTAAATAATAGTCATTATTTATTTTCATTATATCGAATTCATATTGTTCATTAATAACGTTAAAAATTTTATCAATATCATCAATATTATTTTCAATATAATCAATAGATAGTATGTTCATACTGTATTCCTCTTTTCAGGTTTAATATTATGTTTTTATATATCAATAATTAGAAAAGAGCAAACGGCTTATCTTCAAATTCTTGTTTACGTAAAGTTGTTATTTTTTCAACTTCTTTACAAATTAAATCATAATTATCTAAAAACGTATTTAATACTCTATAGCAATAATTATTAATTGAATTTGTAAGTAATTTAATAGCATCATAAACTAATTTACAATCTATTGATTCTTTATTAATATTTTCATGTGAACAAATTATACTCAATAATGTTTTAATATTATCTTTAAAATCAACTAATTGATTTAGAATATCTAATGATTCAGTAATTTCTACTTCTTTAGAAGTTTTGATAATGATATCATTAATAAATTTTTGATCATTCTCTTTTGCAGTCTCAATCTGTTTAGTAAATAACTCTATCATATCAGTATCATTTGAAGTTACTGCACTTATAATATCATTTACGAACTGATTCATTCCTGTAATATATTCAATATATGTTGAAAAAGATAAAGGTGAAAAAGTAATATTAATAGGAATATTTTTTGTATAACTTAATTTAGAAACTTTGTCATATAAAATTTTTATATTATTACCTTCACCAAGTATACCGGAAACTGATTGAATTGATGAAAAAAATACTCTTACAAAATGTAAATATCTATCAATACAGTCAATATTATTTGTAATAATATTACAACAATCAGTTGTAGTAGTTACTACTCCAGATATATTCCATGTATCATTTAAATATCTTTTATATTCAGAAATAGCCACAATATATTTCTCCTTTCTTATAAGTATTTAATTAATTGTCAAACATTTATCTTATAATTAACTTAAAAATATACCGATCTTAAAAAAGATCAGTATATTTTTATAATTATTCAATGGTTTTACGAAGTTCTTCTTTAACTGCTTTCTTTTGTTTCTTAGCTTTATCGCTCCACTTTTTATTAAATGTTCGTTTTTAAATCCATAAGGTCTCATTTATCTACAAGTTCTTCAACATGATAATCATGACTTACATATCCATCTTTATTAAATACAGGTTTAGATACTCATTGAACAGCATTATCATGTTTTTTTTCTGTGAAATATCTTCATCTATTAATCCTGAACGTATTTTATATGCTTTATGTCATAAATTTATCCCATTTTTTCAAATAAAAATATATTTCTATACATAATATTTATTCACCTTTTAGAAAAAATTTTCAAAAATAAATAAAATATCATTAATTAAGTTTTCTGTTGACGATTCAAACATCACGTTTTTAAGTGCAGGTAATTGTTTTTTTACTTTTTTTAACTTTTCTTCTATCTCTTCGTATACTTCTTCAACATCCTCATCTTCACTTTCATAATCATCATCATCATATTTTGATTCTTGTCCTTTAGCTTTATAAAATTCTTTACTACTATATTTATCTTTAAATTTAAGTACATATTCACTATAATTTATTACATCATTGATAGCGGCTTCATATTTTTTATTACCAGCATCTAATCGACCAATAAATGAACCCTGTTCATAGAGACCTACGTGGCGAAGAATTTCTTCACCTTGTTTTTCATCTAATAGATAAAAATCATATCCACCGCTTTTTATTCTAATTTTAAAATATGTTTTTACAAAATCTTTAACTGTCGACATTAATATATGTGCGTCTTTTACTAATGATTTAACATCAGACGGTTGATTTTTAAAATCGGCACATTTATTTTTCTTATTAGAAATATCATCTTGAGTTTTTTTACTATTATCAGATTCTACTTGAGAATCTTTGGATTGATCTGTTTCATTTTTACTGGTTTTTGTTGATTTAGTTTTCTTATCAGATTTATTTTTTTCACGACGTCGTTTTTTAGCGTCACTACTCAATTTATTATATGTTGTATTAAATAAATTTCTTACATATGTATTATCTGATCTAATTGTTGTTTTATTTTTAGCTCTATTATCAATTTCTTCTAATTTTATTTTCTCTTCATGTGTTAAGTGCTGTGTAAAATCAGGATCCGTTAATAAAGTTGATAAGTTTTTTGAATAAGGAAAAGAAGATGATGTGTTATCTCTATATTTCTTATATAACTTTTCTATTTGATCTACATCTCCATATGTAAGTGTTTTATTTTTAGATTTATCATAAAGTTTTTTTGCAATTTCTTTTTCTTCTGATGTTAGTTCATTCCCTATAAATGGTGATGATATTTCATGGACGTTACCATAAATTTTAGCTTTATATTCACCTTGTAACGGAGCAATTTCATCATGAGCATGACCATTATATTTTTTCGTTTCTTCTTTTGATGACTCTACATGTGAATTTTTTTCTTTTTTATCAGGATTTTCAGTTTCTTCTTTTGATGACTCTACATGTGAATTTTTTCTTTTTTATCAGGATTTTCAGTTTCTTCTTCTTTTTTATCAGGATTTTCAGTTTCTTCTTTTGATGACTCTACATGTGAATTTTTTTCTTTTTTATCAGGATTTTCAGTTTCTTC